AATGTCATATTGGTGTTATCTTTTTCTTTGTATAATGTATAATTTTCTGTTTTTTTTAAATCAGTATCCCCCCCCCCCCCCCTCATCACCTTCCTACTCTTCCTCCCACGACGCAACTTCCGCATCGTGTTCTTACGACGGCGTCCACCATTCTGCGACTGCGACTGTTTTTGTAATCGACTTCGTTCTTTTGAGTGTGGACTGGGGTTTTTGGTACGAGACGGCGAACGTGTCTGCGACATAAGCCATCCACCGGTCTGCTTCTGGTTCATTATATCCGACTATATACAATGTAAACCGAAAAAATATAATAAACCACTCACGTCCTGATCGCACCTTTATTCATACAACCTCGCCCACCAACGCACTGTCCTAAATAATAATAATAATCAATATCGCGAGCCTGGTTCTGGTTATCTACGCGGTCAAATGGCGTCTTTGAGTTCCCCGCCACACACTTCCCAGGCACGGTCGCACTAGCCCCGCTAGGGTCCGCGACATTCGCCTCCGCCGTATTCATAACAACCGTCGGGTCATTATCGCCTTCAAACCCGACGTATTTTGTCCATCCGCAGCAGCACTTCGTCCCGCACATCGTCCGCGACGTCACTGAATTACACGCTTTCTCTAAATCCTCCGGCGATTTCTGGTTCATGACACAGAATTTATCGCTACATTTCGTATGAATATTCTCCAGTTCTGCTTCGGTGTATTTCGACCCGAATGCCTCTTTAAGTTCATTTCGGATGCTTAATGCGGGGACGGTCCATGGGACGTCAGTGGGAAGGGTGCGGGCGTCGTCAAGACCTGTATTCGGTTCAATATAAACCGTTCTATCTACGAATTCCTTTTTAGGGCCCGTTACGCCAGCGGCGCTGGTTGCGCTACTGCTCGCGAATTCAATATATAAGATACCTCCCAACAAAATAAACACAACTACTATAATCATGCTTATATTCTTGAAAAATGATTCGCCTAAACTGGAACCTTTAAATGTGGATACACCGCTTTCCGCGGTGGAAGTAAAGAATCCGCCCACGGTTGATGCGCCGGAAACAGATGCGTCTTTGATTGCTGTCAATGCATTTGATACATTTTCCATTGTTTATTTATTATCAATCCAATTACATTATGATTAGATAATATCACAGCGGCGTCGTGGTCGGCGTCGTGGTCGTCATTGCGGTCGCTCCGGCACCGGCTCCCCGTTTCGCCACAATCCGCACACCCTTCCCCGTTTTCACTTTCACGTGTTCTACTCCCGTCGTATGAATCTCGCGATGACATGCCTCACATATCGACGCCAGATTCGCCGGATGGTTTTTATGAATATGCCCGATGAAATTGTCAGCATCCGCGCTCTCTTGATGCTGTAGATGATGGATTTCAGTCCCGCGCACCTTTTCGCAGAGTTCGCATAACCGCCGCAGTTTCGCCGCATTATACCGTGACGGCACCGAGTCATCTAAAATACTCGCCGTCGGCGTTTTCGTGCTTACCCCGCGATATTTCACCCGGATCATATTCGCATTTTCCAGGAAATCGTCCGGCAAGTGGAGCGACTTACATACTTCAAGTCCATACATACTTTCGCCCGCGCCGTCCTGGAGTTTCCGGTCATAGACGAGTGTATCGCGTGCCTTATCATAGAACACGCGCATATGTGCGAGACGAAGACGCGCCGACGACATCTCCCGGATTTCGCTGTACCCGGCGATTTCATGGAGATGGGTGGCGAAAATAAATGAAGCGCCGGCACGATACAGATGCTGTAACCCCGCTACGAAGATACTAATCGCGGAGTCCATTTCGGTTCCAGAGCATAACTCGTCGCCAAGCACGAGGGTGTGTTCATCCGCCATTCGCAGAATAACGCGGAGTTCGGACATTTCAACAACGAACGTGGAGAGCCCCTTGAATAGATTATCATTGCCGAGAATACGTGTCATAATGGCGCGGTAGGGGCGGTATACAAACGACGACGCAGGGACATAAAACCCGGCCTGTGCCATAATAACGGCGACGCCGATCGCGCGGATGAGACTGGTTTTCCCGACAGCGTTTGTGCCATAAAGTAGCATACCGGATGCTGTGTCCGGTCCTCCTCCCAATTGCACGTCATTGGTCACATAACATTCTTCTTCATTAATTCTCTCGATGAGGCAGTGACGAAGTCCGGATGCGCGGACAAATGACGACCCCGCCGCGTCCCCCGAGGCAATGACCGGCCGGCAATACCGGTATTTCCGCGCAACGTAGCACCGATTCTGTATCATATCCACCGCCGATACGAATGCGGTCATATTCTCAAAATCGTGGTAGTATTCATGTAATGAATCAATAAATCCATAATACAGGAGTGAGACCATATCCGATATTTTCACACGCAAAGACACAACCGCCGCACATAATTCGTAGATTTGCTGACTGTGGATGGTATTGTTACTCCCGGATGCGGCCGGGTAGGTCAACGCGGATGTATCGAATAATAAGACTTTATTCTTGTCTTTATCAAGCACAATCGAGATCACTTTACCTCCAGGTGGGAGTTTCTTAATCCGGTCTTCGAGTAGTTTTGTGCGTCGTTTGGTCGCTTGTAATGAAATCCCCATCTTATCGGTTTCGTGGATTTTGACATACTCCGCCGGGTCCGTCGGCCCACCGCTCGCCGCACCCGCACCCCCCATCGGACGTTCCCCCGCCTGTATGAGTTCATTCAATACTCGCTGAACCTCGTCGAGAGATTTCTGGGTGTACATGTACTCGTCCGTGAGTTTGTCCAGTTCCGCGGATATCCCGCGCTTCATAATATTGGTTTCAAATAAAGTATCCGTAATCTCTCGGCAGGATTCAATATTCAATGTATTTTCAAATAAATCAAGTAGGAGCGTACTCTTCCCGACAATATCGTCCCGGATATTCCATCTCTCAGAGAGGTACCTGGCGAGCGGAGCGTCTCTCGTCCCTGCGGTCATCGTATATAACTCCCGGATATGCCGCAGATTATGAAACAACACAAATACGTGATAGGGTGTAATCTTGCGTAGAATAATATGACGATGGAGTTTCTCGATATCTTTCATATAGGATAATCTCTCGCGCATCATTCCAACTCCGATGTCAGCGTCGGTGGCGTCGTTCACCGAGAGAATATGCTCCGTAATCGCATAATCCTGTTCTAGGTCGGCCGCACAGAATGTCGGATGTAAAAGCGCATATTTATACGCACGAGACCCCATCGGGGTAATTGTATGATTTAATAAAGACAATACTGAGCTCAGGCGGCCGCCGCCGCCACCGCTATTCCCGTCATCGATGATATTCAGTTGCCGCAACGAATGATTCGCAAGGACCAATCTCTCGGACATGTTTTCAAAGACGGGCTCTTGTATCTTAGAAACCAGGTTCGGATTATGTTCGTAGATGAAGTTCAGGAGAAATACAAGCGACTGGGTCGCTATTTCATAGTTCATAAACGATTGTTCGAGAGATTTGGCGTGACCATTTGGATAAAAAGTGTTTAATACTTCCATTTGATAGACTTGTTTAGAGCATCTCTCGGCTTTCACGGCACCGGCCACACCGGCCACACCCCCGGTGGGTATCCGATGAATCATCTTCGCCTGTATATTTGTATAATGAATAACGTCTTCAACTTCACGTGTCGAGAGATTTGAGATAAGAATCACCTCCGATGGAGCATACGACGAGATAAATCTCTCGACTTCATCATATGTAGTAGGATTATGTGTATCCTTATTCTCTGTTTCGAATATAGTTGAACGTCCTGTATAAATATCTATATTTGTCATTCCCATGATGAGGACGTTGCCGCCGCCGCCGCCGCCGCCACCTCCGGATATAGCCTTCCGAGAGATTTTCTCAACCCAGATACACGCGATATTATTCGACAGTGCGCCCGTGCCCGTGCCCGCGATATCCGTCGAAAAGAACGTCCCCGGCGAATAAATCCCCTGTAAAACACGCACCGGCGGATTCTTCACCCCGTCCTGGACATAAACCACCGCTGTATACCCCGCATCCTGTATTTTCTTCAAATACTTATCCAGTCCATAATCGCGAAATCCCGCCATAACGAACCCCGGGGTTTTATTCGCTTTCGCCAGTTCGCATATCACGCAGAAATCATCGATACGACTGCCCGAACACGTGACGCCTGTGGCCGCGGCCCCTGCGGCCGGAGTAATTAATTGTCCGTAGACTTCGAAGAACGCGCCGACTTGAAGGAGGACAACCGTATTCGGTCCATATTCCGCGGTATATTTATCTGTAAGGGCAAAATACTCTTTAATAAGTGCCATGATTATGATGCGTCTTATTAATGAATGAACGAATGAAATCTCTCGGAGATGATGATATATATATCTCGTATGTTGCCTTTATTATAGATTCATTATCGCCGCTTCTAGTAATCTACATAGAGCTATAACGATGATAACTGTATACCTGTGTATCCGTATCCGTCTCCCAATGTCATCAATCGAACCCGCATTTTATTCCACCATTACGAGCCCATCCCGTACAAGAAGCGCAGCAATTCCAATTCATAATTTTCCATTAGAAAAACGACGAATATCGCGTAATACATTATTAGACCCGTGGCGCCGCATTTATAATATCCAAGGTTTATCTGCGTCAAAAATACGCGATGCTGACGCAGATGCCGGTAAATATTACTATATTCATATCGAGTCATATGATACATCGCAGACGACCACCGATATCATCGACGAAGTAAGTCCGATTCTTATCAATCCGGTGGAGTTTGAACCAGGCGCGTATTATACATACATTGTAGCGGACATCGTAGGTATTGACCGGGACACAAATGAAACGATCGTAGTGTCCCCCGCACAGGCGCACGGGCACAGGCACGCCCCCCAATTATACGCAACAAAGACAATCAATATGTACGAATTCGGAACAAAACATCACCAGATTATGTATCGAAAGGCGATACAAGACGAAGCGTTATTCGCTGAACTCGAAAAAACATACAAGAATGTCGAATACAGAATCTACGCCGCGGGTGAAATAATGTGTGTAAATGAAAACACGCTGGTTTTTAATTTTATTTCGGGAACGTATAAAATGAAAAAACATATGACGGCAACCCGTATCAGATACGAGCATGCCTATTTTACATATATGATGCGTAATATCGCACCGAAATATACCAATATTCTGTTTCAACAACTCGCGCTGATAGTTGAAGAAGTATTGCCACTAACCAAGCGGGAATTGTCGCGTTTGCGAAGGCATAATGTGCCAGTGTTTCTGTTTGACACACCGAACCAGTGTTGTCGAATGCGAAATATGTTCATCCAGAAAAAAGAAGTGTTACAGGATATACATGAACGTATCATACATTCATCACCCGCGTAATCACCGCACGACAAACCGGGCATTCATTTTTCGTCATCTTGGAATAACATGCCGAACAACAAACGTGGTGTTCACACGGCGAGAATCGTGCATTGACGCGGAACTTAAAACACAGAATACACTGATGTTCTTCGTTGTCGGTTTCTTCGGGCGCGGGGAGGTGTGCGGTAGAGAGCAATGCGGCAGCGGCTCCCGCATTATAATACACCGCAGTTACTGAATGAGATAAATACGCAGGCGACGGCGGGATAACTATCATCCCCGGGTCCATCGTTATCCGTGTATAAAACCCGAGATACCCCGCCCGCGCATATTCGTTATCGCATATCCGTGTCCGCGACCCCACAGCGTCATTTCTCTCGAAATACACACTATTATTATCATTCCGAGAGATATTAAACACGATATTCGACGAGATACCTGACAAGGGGATGGTAACGATTTGATTCGCAAGAATCCGGTCGTTGGATTCGTACGCAACCGGCGATGTCCTTCGCGACATATATGATTTCGTGATACTTCGATGTTCGTCGTAGATAAAATCGCGATAAGCCCATGCCTGATACTCGCGAGCGGGCAACCAATTCGCGCGGGCCATTGCGGGATTATTCACTATAAAAACGGCGACATCGTCCATATCCATAATCGGCATCGGCGGTGACGTCATCGTGTCATGAATCTCTTGAGTTATGATTACAGAACCGGTCATCTCGTTTAGTACATCACGTGCGTAGTCAGGAATATCTGCCTGCCGTGCGATATAGGTCGGCAAATACGGGTCATTATCGGGGCGATACACGATATACTCGCCGGTGAAATGCGGCTTCTCTCGGTAATAATTCGGGCGTTCTTTATATCCCGCATAAGCGTCACGGATGGCTGGTGACACGCCGCTGCCGCCACGGCCGACAGACGCGGTCCATTCTCTGGTTATCGGGTTACGAATACAGATGTTCATATTTACGTACGTATGTAATCAGTAGTTAGGTATATCATACAGTCGTTTTCGTTTTATGTCAGTTACGCTACACTGCGCTACGCTACGTAAATGGTATAAAGCATTTTCCACGTCATTATATATTGACAGGCGTATACACACAATGGACGCTTTTCGTAGAAACAACATACCGATGATTACACTTGATGTGCGTATTTCATGCGATACATTCTGGAATTACAAATTCAATATTCCAATCCGGATAAACGATTATTACAATGCGGACACACGGAGTGACCGAAATATCAATAATGGTCGTTACGGCCATCACGGCCATCACGGCCACGGTGCGGGCGGTGGCGGCGGAGCGGCTGCGTCAGATACATGCGAAATCGGGAATATTGGACGCAGCGACCCGATGTTTATCGAATTGGAAACACATCTGGTAGATTATGTGATTCAGTATATTTATGACGACCTTGTCCAAAACGCCAACATTGCGATATACCTATTCTTCTGAAAAAGGCACGGAAGTTTCATATTCACGGACGCACACTGGAAGACTTGTTGTTTCCGGGGGGTAATAGTATTCCGGAGACGGGGGTGCGTTCGATGCCGGAGAATACGGTGTATATATGTACGCATTGTTAGCGAGCGATAGTGAGCCGGTGAGCCGAGCCGCGCCTCTACGACTCCCCCGACAGAAAATTGTGTAATAACACTCCATTATTCGTATTCTTGACTTCACCGGTCAAAATCGAATCTTCATACATCCGGCGAAGAACATCAGGCGGAGCATTTGAACCGATTTTAAGTAAATGATGTTCATATAAATGTTTCCGGATTTCGCCGATTGTTTTTTGTTTCAGCGCGAGATGCTGTTTTTGAATATGTCGTTGTGCTTCTTTGTTTTTAAGCAATACACCGACAACATTGTCATGTTTCCCAATACGATACTTCTTTTTCTGGGTTCTACGGATTTTCACACGCATTCCGGCGATATTTTCCGGATGTTTTGACAATGTTTTGCCGCTACCGTCCCCGCCGCCGTCCATTTCCGCCGCGTCCCCGCTACCGCCGTCCCCGCCACCGTCACCGCCACCACCGAACATATTCTTGATAGCTTCCACCGGTTTATGAAGCATTTTATTCGCCCATTCGCGAAATGTCGGTTTCGACCCATTTTTCAAACATCCGTGAGGCGGCGCATCCTTGATGAAAATAGACGGAAGAAAAGACTCCGGGTCTTCTGGCACATGAATCGGGTGGTCATCCGCCGCCGTCGTCGTCGTCGTGGTCGCGGCAGTATTAGTATTTGAATTGTCCGCGGACGCCACTGTTGAATTATAAAGATCGGCCAGTTCGGTGATATTCGGTATCGCCGACGCCGACGGCACCGACGACGACACTGCCTGTGGCGTCATCCCAAACGGCAAATCAGATATCATCGGGAATGTCGCCATAGCAGTGACGGGTGTCGCCTGTGTCGCCTGCGCGACCATCGACATCGGTCTCATTATCGACGATATATCCGTATTGATGACCGGCAACCCAATCAAGCCCGTATTTGTAATAATTTCACCATGATGTAATGTATCCGCGACCTGATTCAGCATTTTGGCCTCGGGTGTTTTTGCGGTTTCCACGGCCAATGAAGGCACGTGCGACGACGACGACGACGACCTCCGTTGTGTCGCATTCTGTCGTTTTTTTAATGCTAATTTCCGCAAGAAATCCATCGATTGTGCGAATGCCGATGATGTATCGGAGGGCGCGGACGCAGACGCAGACGCGGGCGTAGACGCAGACGCGGGCGCACGGTCACGGTCGCTATCGCGCCCTTGTTCTCGCAATCGTTGATGTTGTTTAATTCTCTCGAGTAATGTTTTTTTAAGCGTGCTTGGTTGAACGATTGAACTTGGTCGCAATCTCCGGCTCGGACCGCTTCCTTTCGCACGTCGTGTGCCTCTTTTACTTCCACCACCACCACCGAACAATGATTCCGAATTTATGACTATACTTTTTCTATCGCTCATTATTCAGATAATTTGTATGAATATTATAACACGTATATAATAACGTATAATTATCGTATAATTATCGTATATCCTTCAAGGGTGATGAAGTATCTTATATATAGTCTATAAGATACTACAATGAATACCGGACCGGCGGACCGGCGGACCGGCGGGCGACGACCGGTTCATAAATAAAGCGTTTTCATATAAGAACCACCGTGGTTATTCGCACGCTCCTTGACTTCCGGGTTTTCGATAAATAATTTGAACCCATTTTCTAAATCTGTCATCGTAATCTCGGTTTTGGCGGAGAGAGGCAGGCAAAATACCCGCCGACTATGTGCGATTTTCGTTTTTGTAAATAATGTCTCCATATCACGCCCGTATGACGTGAAATAATCCATATGTTCCGCAAACCACTCGTCGTGTAAGCCGTGTCCGTGTCCGTGCTTATCGGACACCGCCGCCGCCGCCGCAATCGTCCAACCAAAATCCCGCACCTGTTTTTCATATATGGATTTCAATTCGCCCGGTTTATAATTATCGAGTTTAAACCGCCACGTAAATCGCGAATTCAAACCTTCATTTAAACTGAAAAAACAATCATTGAGTTCTTTTTCATACCCCGCAATAATCACCATCCAATTATGTTTATGCTCACTCAACGCCTCGCACAGCGTATCTACACACTCCTTCGCGAAACTATCCCTTTTCTCGGAATTCCCGAGAGAATACGCCTCGTCGATAAAAAGCACACCACCAATCGACGCCTTGATAATATCTTTCGTTTTAATTGCGGTTTGTCCTAAATATCCCGCAACCAGGTCATTGCGACTGACCTTCTTAAATGTTTTCTTGGTTAATATACCGAGATTACTGAAAATCCGCCCGATGATTTTCGCGACTTCGGTTTTACCTGAACCGGGTGGGCCGCATATCACTGTATGCATAAAATCGCCCTTTGTAGGTGCGGCGAAATCTGCTGAATTTGTAGGGTCGCCGCCGCCGCATTCGTTCATCTTTTTTTTGATGTTTTCCGAGATGCGTTGATTCAATGTCTTGAAATCAAATAACGGTTCCGGAAACGGATTGAGAACGGGCGCGGGCGCGGGTGGTGCGGGCATCGATGCCGTCGATGCCGTCGAAGCGGACTGACCTACCGGCACGTGAAGTTCTTGTAAATAATACAAAATTTGGTCGACGATTGTCTTTTTAATCGTATCCATACCAATCATATTTGTTAAGTCCGTCAAAGGTCCGCGTATCGCATGGATAGCCGTCATATTAATATTGTATTTGACGGTATCCGATAACGGATATTTATCACATAATGCGATAAGGTCATCGATGTGATTGATATCTTCGTTGATAAACATCTCTGTTATCTCGGCAGCCGCCGTCGGCTGCGCGGTCGTCGTGGTCGCTGCTGGCGTGGTCTCGGTCTCCGTCGTCGGCGCATTAAACGGTGAAGGCCACAGTAAGGGCATCGAAAACAAAGAAGATAATTGGGGTGTCGCGGTGGACGGAATAAAAGGATTAAATGTCAAATTCATAAATGGATTGGCGGGTGCGGATGGTGCCGCAGGTGGCGGCGCCGCGGGTGGCGGCGGTGGTGCGGGCGTGAATTTATATACCCCTGTATCATCTACATATGTATATGGCGTATTTGTCTTATGAAAATATTCGTGTAACTGTTTTTCCATATTCGCTACCTGTTTTTCATTTTCGAGTCGTTCATTTTCGAGATTCTTCAATTTATCTACCAGCGGCGGCGTCGGCGGCGGGGGGGACGAGTCTATTTTTTGGTGTTTATTCACAATGGCGCTGCCATTGTTATTGGCGCTGTCATTGCCATTATTATTGGCGTACCACCACCGATGACGTTTTCTCGGTCTTTTCGGTGGAACATTGTTATTGTTATTTGACATTATTTGCTGCGACGTTTTCGCAACTGACAGGTAATATAATATCAAAACGAATATTTATATCGATTTATCGACGCGTCGATTATTAGGTTTTGAACACTATCGTGCAATAACAATATAAAAATAAATTGAACTATAATATAGTTTTACCCGAGATATACATACATTACCACGGGTCAAATCTCAAAAATGCCAAGGAAACTCGTTAAGAAACAATTACCCGCTCCTACCGCGGCTTCTGCCGCTGCTCCGCTTGCCGCACCCGCGAAACCGGCAGACGACGGCCACGACGGACTCGACGGCCACGACGGCCACGACAGTTATGAAAATATGAATCCACGTTACGCACAACATCCAATTCCAGCAGCCGCAGCAGCCGCGGTCGCCACCGACACCGCCACCGACGCCGCCGCGGTCGATACACTGCTCTCGCAGAAAATAACCTCCCGAATCGGAACGTATATTGAAGAACCATGGTCGCTTATTGGTTCATATTTTCAAGGAAAACATCTGGACCAACTGGTCCGTCATCAAATCGAGTCGTATAACGACATGGTTAATGTCCAACTGAAACGCACGGTCGATATGTTTAACCCGGTGCGTATCGTATCCGACCAGGATTACGACAAGGAAATACAAAAACACCGTCTTGAAGTGGAAGTTTCGTTCAGCAATTTGTACCTGTATCGCCCCCAAATCCACGAAAATACCGGCGCAACCAAGATCATGTTCCCGCAAGAGGCGCGACTTCGCAATTTCACATACGCCGCGATGATGACAGTTGACATGAATATCAAGTATATCGTGCGGACCGGCGCGAACCAGCACACTATCATTCACAAGAGTTTCCCAAAGGTCCAAATCGGGAAACTGCCGATTATGTTGAAATCCAGTATCTGCGTATTGACCCAGCACATCCATCTCGACCACAATGTGACAGGAGAGTGCCCGCACGACGCAGGCGGGTATTTCATCATCAACGGCAGTGAAAAGACGGTCCTAGGTCAGGAACGCGCGGCGGAAAATCGCGTAGTTTGCTATAATGTCGCGAAAAACAACAACAAGTGGCTCTGGGTTGCGGAAATCAAGTCTATCCCAGACAGCAAGTGTATCTCGCCGAAACAAATCAATATGATGGTGGTCGCCAAACAGAACGGGTTCGGACACCCTCTCGTCATTCAAATCCCGCGTATGAAGCAACCAATCGCACTGTTTATCGTATTTCGTGCACTTGGCGTGATGTCAGACCGCGAGATTTGCGAGTATATCGTGTATCAAATCAATGCGAGCACCGGTGGTGCGATGGGCGGAAGTGCGGGAGCAGGCGCGGGCAACGACGACTATAAAACAAAAATGCTGGAATCACTCCAGGCGTCCATTATCGATGCCAACCACATCATGACGCAAGAAGACGCGGTCCGCTATTTCATATCACAGGTCATATTCACTCCCATCAATATGGATAAAGAGACCGGCGCAATCAAGAAGCGCGAGTTTGCGCTAGAGGTGCTGAACAATGACCTCTTCCCACACTGTAATACGGGGAAGCAGCGGATATTCTTCCTGGGATATATGGCGCATAAACTGTTGCGCGCGTTCTTTGGAATCAGCAGACAGGACGACCGCGACTCCTACTTGAATAAGCGCGTGGATTTGACAGGAACCCTGCTGAATAATCTGTTCCGCAATTATTTCAACAAACTGGTGAAGGATATGTCGAAACAGGTTGTCCGTGAAATCAATACGGGGTCGTGGAGATCGACGGAGGATTTCCTGAATATCGTGAATGACACGAATATGTACAAAATCATCAAATCCACGACCATCGAGAACGGCCTGAAACGCGCTCTTTCCACCGGCGATTTCGGAATCAAGAGTCTCACCAGCAATAAAGTGGGTGTCGCTCAAGTGCTGAATCGTCTCACCTATTCATCGAGTTTGAGTCACTTGCGTCGTATCAATACCCCGATTGACAAGAGCGGGAAACTGATTCCGCCACGCAAGCTACACAATACGTCGTGGGGGTTTCTGTGCCCGGCGGAGACGCCAGAAGGCGGCAGTATCGGCGTCGTCAAGAATATTAGTTATATGACACATGTCACAATCCACGGCAATCCAGTCTCGCTTCACACACATATCGACGAATATATTGAGCGGATTGAGACGCTGACCCCGCGGGATACATTTAATCAGGTGAAGGTGTTTGTAAATGGAATCTGGGTGGGTATTACGAAGGACCCGATTCGGCTGTATACCGAATTCAAGCTGAAGAAGCAGCGCGGCGTGATTAATATTTACACATCGGTGGTGTTTGATTACCTGAACGCGGAGATTCGCATCTGTAATGATGCGGGGCGGTTGATGCGGCCGCTGCTTCTCGTGAATCCGGAGACGAACGACCTGTATATCACGCGGGATATGTTGACGCGGATAGCGTCGCGGGAACTGGAGTGGGACGACTTGTTGACGCATATGAGTGCGAGTGCGAACGAAGGGAGCCCGAGCACGAACGACGGAGCGAACGAAGGGAGCCCGAGCCCGAACGACGGAGCGAACGACGGAGCGAACGAAGGGAGCCCGAACACGAACGACGGAGCGAGCGAAGGGAGCCCGAGCCACGGCGTCATCGAATATATCGACCCAGACGAACAAGCGTTCAGTATGATTGCGATGCGCCCGAAGCACTTGTATCGTAATGAAAAGAACCCGATGGACCCGTATATTTATCGGTATTCGCACTGCGAGATTCATCCGAGTACGATATTCGGGATTTTGGCGTCGTGTATCCCGTTTCCAGAGCATAATCAGGCGCCTAGGAATACTTATCAGTGTTTGGATATTAACGAGACCGTCTTGATGAGCGATGGTCGGCGTGTCGCAATCAAAGATGTCAAAATCGGCGACGAAGTAATAACATATCACCCAACATCATTTGAAGTAACAAAGACCCGCGTCGTAAATCATTTCATCCAAGAAAATACGCAACCCGTATACAAGATAACCACGATATCTGGTCGCGAAATCATTGCGACGGAAGACCATCGGTTTTCAACCAATGCGGGGTGGAAGACGGTGAAAGAACTGATAGAAGTCCCAGAATTACTGATCGGTGTATTTAATAATAGAAGTAATTTCGGAGAGGTTGGAAATGCTGGTGAATTAATAATCGACGAAGATATGTTTCGTTTAAAAATGAGAGAATTAAATATTGAAGAAACCGTTAATAGAAAAATAACCAAAACTCAACGGTATATCAATCATTTAAAAGATGCCGGTATGCTCCCGTTGTATTCGAATAATCACAAACTAGGGGTTTTGGCAAGAATAATCGGATATTTGTATGCCGATGGGTCTATTAACATATACAGCAAAAAGAAATATAATTATAATGAATTTCAATGTTCGTTTGATTTTGGGAGAAGAATTGACGCAGACAATATGATTGAAGATTTGAAAATGGTTGGATTCAATCCAGTGAAAATTACAGAAGGAACCCGAACTTTCAAGTCTTTCGGTTCAGAGAGATATCAGACACATCATACATTCAATTTGACGTTTAATGGGTGTTTGCCAGCATTTATAGTCAGCTTGGGTGTAAGTTATGGTAAAAAAACAGAGACACCTAGAAACGAAATACCTAGATGGATTATGAATAACAAATACGTATCCTCTCAATTTATTAGTGGGTTTCAAGGTGGAGATGGTTGTAAAATTAGATGGGACAAAGTTCTCGACAAAAGAACCGGAAAAAAAGGTTATTTAATCAAGATTCAAGAAACATCACAACAGATAAACCCAATGATTAAAGATTCCTTGAAAAGATTTATGGAACAATGTATTACGATTTTAAACAGTTTAGATATTAAGGTTACCAAACAAGAACCAATTGAAGAACAAATTAGTTCTACACGTGTCAAATATTCATTTAGAATCTCAAGTACACCCAAAAACCTATTGAGATATTATGAAACAGTAGGTTATTCGTATTGTGATACAAAAAATATGGCATCTTTTGTAAATGTTGAATATTTAAAATACAAAAACTTTACAAATGAAAATATAAACATAGAAGAATGGGCCCAAGATATTATTCAGAAACAAAACAATTGTATATTCGTTCCAGTCCACAGCATTATTCCTGTATCAAATCGCCTGGTCTCCGATATCGAAGTTGCTAGCGAGAATCACTCGTTCATCGCCGGCGATGGATTTGCGAGTTCAAACTGCGCGATGGGAAAGCAAGCCATCGGCATCTACGTCACCAACTACCAGCGCCGTATGGATAAGACCGCGTATGTCCTGACATACCCTCACCGCCCCCTCGTGGATACACGCCTGATGCAGATGATTGAGCTCGCAGAAATCCCCTCCGGCGCACCCCTCATCGTCGCCATTATGTCGTATACCGGCTACAATCAGGAAGACTCCGTTCTCGTCAATCAAGGCGCCATCGACCGCGGGATGTTCTCCGCCACAATCTACCACACCGAGAAGGACGAGGACAAGAAAATCAACGGCGATGAGGAAATCCGATGCCATCCGGACCCCTCCAAAACGAAAGGAATGAAATTCGGGAATTACGACAAACTGAACCAACGCGGAGTCATGCCAGCGAATACATTCATCGAAAACCGCGACATCATTATGGGGAAGGTGGTCCCGATTAAAGACAACCGAAACGACCCGACGAAGGTGCTCAAATACGAAGACATCAGCCGCGCATACCATACATCAGAGGAATGCTATGTGGACAAGAGTTATATTGACAGCAACGGTGAAGGATACTGCTTCTGTAAAGTCCGCGTCCGCGCATTCAGGAAGCCGGTGATTGGTGATAAGGTGTCCAGTAGGATGGGACAGAAAGGCACCATCGGAAACATCATCCCAGAGCGTGATATGCCATTTACGAAGGAAGGAATCCGCCCCGACATTATTATCAATCCTCACGCTATTCCGTCGCGTATGACAATCGGGCAATTGAAGGAGACGTTGCTCGGGAAGGTTCTCGTGAATTTAGGATTATTCGGTGATGGGACGTCGTTCGGCGAATACGATATTAAGGACATCAGCAAGGAGCTCCTGAAAGTCGGGTTTGAAATGAACGGGAATGAACTGCTGTATAATGGACTCACGGGCGAACAAATCAAGTCGGATATCTTTATCGGTCCGGTGTTTTACCAACGGTTGAAACATATGGTGAATGACAAGCAGCATAGTCGGTCGATTGGACCGATGGTGAATTTCACGCACCAGCCCGCGGAAGGTCGTAGCCGCGATGGTGGATTACGTTTCGGTGAAATGGAGCGTGATGCGATGGTGGGTCACGGAGCGTCGCGTTTCACAAGGGGGCGTATGTATGACTGCTCGGATAAATATGAGGTCCACGTATGCCGTAAATGCGGGATTATCGCGTCGTATAATGATGAGCGGAGTATCCACTTATGTAAGACATGCGACAACCGCTCGGATTTTGCCCTGGTCCAGATACCGTATGCGTGTAAATTGCTGTTTCAAGAGCTGGCGACGATGAATGTGGCGCCGAGGATTATGACGTAGTCGTCGTTTGTCGTCGTTCCACGCTGCGTCTCGCGTTGCTCGACTCCGCGATTCCGCTCCGACGCTTATTCGAATAATTAAGTATATATTTAGAGAAAAAGTATTTAATTATTTATAAGGATTTATTCGTCGTCGCTACATCGTTGCCGATAAAGCAATATTACAACCAATATTTTTATCTATATATATAATAAATGTCATCACCATCGCCCCCCCCGTTCCCAACCTTTTTTTTTAAGGAGGAGGAGATACATAATGATATATATAAAATGCCTGATGACTATACATATACAGTTGTAACTGCCGATTCCATTCAACTTTTATCGAAACGTATAAACTATTTCAAAAAATTAAACACAAATTGGGACTATTTAGGTACTATGATTATGCGAGAGAAATATGACGCCACATATTATCGGATTGACAATGGTGATGGCACGATAAGAGTTAAGGAGGATAAATTATGCCAAGTTTTTATTAAGAAGGAAGCAGCAGCACCAGCACTAGGTGGTTCAATCAGACAAAACTCGCGTAAAATCAAACTACAACGTAAGAAAAGGGGGTAATCGCTAATCAAATAAATTCAAGTATAAATAAATGCATATTTATATGAATAATTTTTTACAGATAATAATTGGATACATATTGGCAGATTTAGTTACAGGTATATTTCACTGGGTTGAAGACAGCTATTTAGACTATTGTATAGATGTTCCGATTATTAGTGACATAGCCAAGGATAATGAACTGCACCATTATTTTCCAAGAACTATTTTATCATATTCTTATTTGGAAAACATGTATGTAACATTTCCTTTAACAATCATTTTCTTACTTATATTGTATCTACTAAACAAATCACTGTTTAAGTATGTATATTTAATAGCATCATTTGCCTTTTTCAGTATTACGTCTAATCTGATACACCGGTTATCCCACATGAGAGAATGTGAAAATCTCAGGGTTATTACCTTTTTACAAAATCTTGGTATTTTATCTTCTCACAAGACTCATCAGGTTCATCATTTAGAAAGTAAATCAAAATATTGTCCTATAAGCGAATATAATAACTATATACTTGACTATATACAGTTCTGGAGGGCGTTAGAGCACATTATTTTTATAGTTACTGGTATACAACCTAATAAAAAACATGGGTACAATGAATATCGCGAAATACAAAATCATATGCACGAAAACGCAAAATTAGATTGTCCGGACAAACCGACGAAAGAAGACATAATAGAATTAAAAAGTATTTTGAAGCGTTACAAAAATTGCGGTTGTTAGAGTTCGTACACCTTTTCGTAATAAAGAATAATATATCCCATAATATTATATCGATATTATACACAACAAACAATCAAAATGCCAATGAATTTCTCTTTAGGAGGCGGCGTCAAGGGCATCTCCCCCCATCCTGTTTCAAATGGAACCCTGAAGGGGAGCTCTGAATTAGAGACGACCCGTTTTATGCTTCGTAATGCGTGGAATGGTCTTGCCGCAAGCAAGAAATACGGCGGTCGTGCTCCCGCTGCTACCCCTTTTCGCATCGTAAACAACGCCGGTGACTATCTTTCCCGCCAGAATTACACATCGGGTGGTTCAAACCAGGTTACTAGCGTGAAACAAAGTATCGCGTCAGGATGGCGTGGTCTAGCAGGTGGAGTCCACGCCCAAGCGGATGCTACCGGTATTCCATCCGCCACTTGTAACACCAAATTCGTATACGACAGCTCGGACTACATTCGTTTCCGCAAGCAGATGGCAGTGAACCGCAATTACAATGACGCCGGGTTTGGTGGCGCGAATAACGCGGCACAGTCTGCGATACGTGCGATTCGTCGTTGATTTCGCGACGCACGACGCACGACGCATATTTTGATAAATACATTATTTTATCATAATACAGTAAACACTCATAATACACACACATACACACACCTATAATGTCAAACCGTGCGATATCTATGCCGGAACAGTTTGGCCCCTCTGCGGGCGACACCTTATTCGCGATGAACCGTGCATCTTATTTACGCACTGCTGGTGCGGTTGGTGCGGATGATACCAAATACAACGCCATCATGAATAAGAAAACGAAGATATACGCATCCACCGATTCGTCGTCCTATATCCAATCTAGGCGTATCCATTCGATCGGATATAGTTCGACCCACGCGCCTTTAGGCGATACGTTGACATTTAAAAGCCCCGTTCTTCAAGTTCAAAAAGACGCAATTCGTCGTTGTCGTTCGGGAGGGTGTGTTGCGCCGGCGAAGAAAGGGGCGAATCATTCGTTTCTCTCTGGACGATAATTAATTAATTATTTATACATCCATCCGTGGACGAATGGACGCACGGACGGACGGACGGACAGTCTTTAGGATAAACTTTTTTTATTAATTTATTGTATAACGCGCTAACAAAATGTTGAATAAGTATCTCGTCGAGTTCCTCGGTTCCGTTTTCTTCCTTTACGTCATTATCGCCACCGGCAATGCTATTGCTATCGGTGCGGCTTTAGCCATCGCGATTATGCTCGGTGGTCACATTTCCGGCGGCCACTTTAACTCTGCGGTCACTGTTATGATGGCTGCGGCAGGCAAGATTCCCATGTCCGATGTTGTTCCTTACATCCTCGCCCAGATTGCCGGTGGTCTCGTTGCTCTTGAGCTCCACAAGCGCATCAAGTTCTGAAATTGCCATACATGATAAATCTAATAATATTTATACAATTGCCGAAATAGTATAATTATAAAATCGCATTATTATAATAGTATAGCAACAATCAGACCCGGATTACATATCAATAATGTCGAGTGTATCAAATATAACAAGACAATATGCGAATCTACAAAGTAGACGGAACCAAAAACAATCCGGTGGAGCAGAAGCAATTGCGGCCGCACCAGCACCAGCACCGGCACCAGGATTTTTTGATAATATCTTTGGAGGCAACAAAAAGGCTGAACCGGCCGTGCCTGCTGCTGTGCCCGCGAAAGGCGAACCTGAATCTACATCTATACTAGAAAAATTCGGATTTGGTTCGAGTGTAGACGAATCTAAAAAAGACGCCGCCGATCCCGCCGATCCCGCCGTTCCCGCCGAGGCGGACACCAATGCTGACGCAGTTGACCTTGGTGCTACAGAAGCACCGAAGAAAGAAGAATCGTTTCTACAAAAACTTGGTATTACATCTGCTGAATCATCGACGCCGGCACCCGCCGCCGAACCCGTGCCTGCGGTCGAACCCATGCCCGCACCTGCCGCCGAACCTGCAGCCGCCGCGACCGAACCCGTGCCTGCACCTGCCGCCACCGCACCAGAAGCCGAACTCGCTGGCGAAAAAAAGTCAATGTTTGAAAGTTTAAAGGCTGCGGTAGGACTCACACCATCAGTCGATGATAAAAATCCCAATGGGGAATCCAACAATGACAGCGAAAGCGGCGAAAGCGAAAGCGACAGCAGCGACGAAGACGACAATGATTCTGATTTCAAATTAATTGTTGATAAAATGGAAACTCTGCGCAAAAAATATGACGATTTGAAGGCAAAATACAAAGAGGAAATAAAGAAGAAGAAAGATGAACCTGATGCTTCCAAAGATAATACCGAATTTTCAAATATACTCGCTTCGTATTTTGCGATTGAAGGTTCAGTAAAGCAATTGAAAATATACTTAAAAAAACACGCCGACAAGAATGGATATCCGGTTGAAGGGCTTGGTTTAGATGCAGTCGAAGGCGATGTAGCTCCTGAACCAGTGGTACCCGAGGTAGCCGAGGTAGTACCCGCACCCGAGGTAGCACCCGAACCCGAGGTAGCACCCGAACCCGAGGTAACACCCGCACCCGAGGTAGCACCCGTACCCGAGGCACTTCCTGTAGAAGGTGATGGTGTCACACCCGAGGCACTTCCTGTAGAAGGCGAGGGCGATGAAGTTGCTTCTGAGTCAGAAGACGCCAGTGTAGTATCCGGGGTAGATTCAGATTCAGATTCAGAATTGGGAATTGATGGATCATCTTCATCCACTATAACTGAAATACCAGTAGAGGGTTCTTCTCCTGAATCTGTGGCACCTGCGGCACCTGCGGCACCAGAACCAGAACCAGAATCAGAACCAGAACCAGCAGCGATCTCAAATGCCAACGATAATGAAGAATCGCAAGAACAGCCGCTACCGCCCGCCGATGGTTCCACCGAAACAATTCGTGGTGGTCGCAGTCATTTCATCCAAAATATTCGTAAAAATAATACACATCGTCATCATAAGCGTCGTAATCGTCATCGGACATTACGAAATAACCATAAATAATAATAATAATAATAATAATAATAATAATATAAACATTGTCAATACACGCGTCTATGCGTGTTTATATTATTAACGCCGATTTTTAGCATACAAGATTTTATACAATAAATAAAGCATAATGAGTGTAATACTATAATAATATACCTGCGATAAAGTATCACCCTTTATATCGGATAAATCTTCACCATGGCTCCTGCTATTTCCATTACTATCCGTACCGATACTTTGGATTAACTTTGACAATTTAGCCAATATTGAATCATACCCATCGGCTCCGGATCCATCGGCTCCGGTGTCACGTACTATTTCCAGGTCATCTTTAAAAAATGTCGAAATATGTGAATTGTGAGATTCGATTACATCCTTCGTTGTAAGGTCCGGTTTCGAATCAGGCCCGAACTTCGCAAATGAAAGCTCGGACATCGCAGATGATTTACTGGTATCTACATTATAAGAAAGGGGGCTGCGATGCGTTGTCTGATACGCGACGCCAGAAGAACCGGCTAAACTGCCAGTTTCATATATACCAATAGACTCCCCATTTTCAGAGACAAGCATGTATTGATTCTTATATATATCCGGCTTTTTTTCTTTTTCGTCGGCGCCGATGCCAGTATTCGACAGTCCGTCAAATCCTTCGCCGCGACAGCGCATACCACTGGCAGGATTTACTTTATTTGGAAAAGAGCACGGATTCATTTCAACCATATCCATAAGCGCCAAATGCCGATTTTCACTATTTTTGTTATTATTCTTATCAACCGTCTGTAATGTAATTTGGGCGCAATCTGGATACGTTCCGTCTGTAAATGCGTTAAATAGGGGGACTGGATTTAAAGCACCTAAATTTCCCATAGCACCAGGAATTAAACCACGTAAATCATTAAATGTATTTCCATCAGCACCACTCGCAATAAACGGGATTGAACCATCCGGGATATTATTCACATAAATCCACCTATCAACGATTTTCTTCTCTTTTTGGCGTTTTTCATCGCGCTTTTTCTTTTGCTCGGTCAGTGCGTTTTTCAGTTTCGTGGCCTCATCTTCAGTGATTGCTTTGTTAGATTCTCTATCAATTACGTCTTGATAGGAATTTTCCCAATCTTCGTCTTCTTTACGCTCCTTTCGCCATTGTTCTATATTTGTTTGACTACATTTACCGGTTGTTTTAAGAAAAAACTTGTTTCCGAGCGGTTTTCCGGTTACACTGGCCTTTCCACCCCCCGTAACAAGAACTTCAACATATGAAAGCAGACCATCCACATTATTCGCCAGAGTAGATAATGAAAATCCGGCCGACATACCCATTTCACTGGGCTGTTTTACACTTTTCCAATAGTCATATGAAGGTCCTAAAAAGGACGTATCGCCCTTTGGGTTTGTCATAATACTGTTATAGAAAGTAGATATTATAATATCGCATACGACAATATCACATGCGATATTATAACTGTATATTCACTTGCCCCCCAGGTGAAAGCGACTTATTTAAGTCTTCAATTTGTTTTCCTACCGCGTGTATTTGAGCGGCATTTTGTTTTATACTATCTTTCTGGTCTTTTACAGCGTCTACCATCTTCGAAAGCAGATTTATTTGACCTTTAAGTTCGACATACTGTCCGCAATCCGTATCGCAAGGCGTTTTCTTTTTAGATGCTGACACTGTTTCAGCCCCCTTTACATCAGCACTGGCAAATCCTCCGTTTTTGTTCGTGACTTTTCCATCTTGGTCTTTAGGTCCTGCGGACGACGACGACGACGATGACTTTTTATTTACATCAAACCCTTCTATCGCTTTCCGGAAAACAGCCGCGCTGGACATCGTATTATCCCGCCCACCGTAACTGTAGTTAAATAATCGATTGTAGTCGTCCTCGTCGGTGGCGGCGGCGTATTTATCGCGAATATCAGAAACTGGAATGAATAAATGTCGCCAAGAACTATGCTTGAATATCTTGTCGCTATGTAATAACCCTAATATAAACACTCCTGATATAACTAACAGAAATACTGCAATAAATGCTTTGTATTTTACAACCGGGTGCGTTTTAGTGTCATTTACAAATTCAGATACAGTCGTCCTAAATATATTATTGTCATCGTGTACGAATGAGCCGAATATCATTTTAGTCTTTTAGTCCTTTAGTCTTTACAATATATTATTAGAATAAATAACACTATTTTTTTTTATTGCCGGATTCTATTATTTTTTGAACCGCCTTTTTCATATTATCTATTGTTTTTTGTTGGACTATAAGTGTTTCGTTGTTTTCTTTGACGTCTTTCTGTAATTTGGTAGCATTTTCAATAAGAATCGTAAGACGTTTTCGCATCGCTTCTACAGCATTACAATCTTTGGGGCAACTGTCATCTCCGCCACCGCCGGCGTCACCGCCGCCACCGCCGCCACCGTCACCGTCACCGTCACCGTCACCGCCACCACTCTTCTTCTTTGTTGTCAACCCTTCTTTGCCCTGGCCGCCACCGCCGTGTTTCAATCGCATATTCTCTCGCACATTTAGATACACACCTTTTACAATCTTTCGTATCGTTATATCCAATATCGCAATAATAAATCCTACTAACAAGAGCACCGTGAAATTCGAAAGGTTTTTTGTATAAAATTGTATGTATTCAAACATTATTGAGAATAGGCGTATTACATATAGATACTAAATTAAAATATCAATGTGTAATATACGAATAATAATAATAATAATAATAATGACTAAGAATTTCGTTTCATGGCCTCTCAATTTTAGAAAGATTACGAACGTCGCTATAACTTCCACCAAACAAAGCACCACGCGGAGTATCTATCCAGGTTATACCCGCCCCGCGACAAACGGCCCCGATACCGCAAGTAATCCACTGAACGACTTCGGTCGCGACACGAAATGCTGTGATTTCCCCGCTTCGAAAAATGTCATCAAACGGTCGAATTTCAAGGCACGCCCTATTAAACACTGGCGTAAAAGTCTTATGCCCGCTTCGGCCAATAAATCCCACCCGACTATCGGTTTTATCGACCGTCCCGGCGGTATCGTATTTAGAGGAACTTCATGCGGATGCGACGCGAGGGTTGCCTCCAAACAGAATTATGTCGTGGAAGATATCCAGCGCCCCTTTCTGCGCGAATGCCAGCCTGATCTTATCGTCCAAAACCCCGGATATAAACAGGTCGGTGCCCCCGGCGCACCCGGATCCTATCAAATCAATACAGGGATATATGAAACCAAGAATCTCTCGTTCAACCCCAAAAAACGTATTGTTCGAAGCGGAAATACGAATGTAAGCCGCGCGTATCATACCAATACCGCGTCCTATCTCCAGGCCAGGTGCCTGACCTACCAGCAGAAACAGACCTTCTCGAAGATGTCCGCCACGCCGAACCAGTATGTCCTTCCCAACGGCAACCCCGCGAATCCGAGCGATTCAAAGACGGGATCGCAGGTGTTTTATTCGACCAATTGCGGCAACGCCGAGAGAATTTATGCCAACCCCGCGGATAGCGCCAAATGTCGCACCACCATTATTCACAAGCCGAATAATGTGAAATACGGCGTCCAGGGCGCCGTCTCTGCGGGGACACGTCTCGAGAGATTGAAGTTGGAAACCATCACGAAGAATGGTGCGTCGTTTAAGTCGGCGTATGGTGTTGCTGCGGGGAATGCGGGCCAATACCATGGCGACTCGATGGGTGCACCTTACTTCATCAAGAGCAAGATATTCAAGCCTGACTGTAATTTGTATAGCCGCGCACTGAAACGCCCGCATACGCGGTGTTAGAAAATAACATGAAAACAGTGAATTCGATAATATTAGACCGACCTAGTATAATATTATTATAATCTAAATATTATATATAACATTAATAATGACAAGAACTCACCGCCGTAAAATCGCACGTTCTGTGGCAATTCGTCGCGTTAAACCGAATGCGAAACGGAAAGAACGTAAAACACAGAAGCGAAAACCACGAAACATAGTTATGAAAGGAGGTGTTCATGAAAATTTGAAAGTATATGTCATACAAAAAAAACTCGGAAAACCCAAATGTTTTATAGTACAACAACAAAAATCAATGACGAAAGATACAATATATTTATTTTTTGATTCAAACATGAAGTCGACTGAAATAAAAGAATTTGTATGTGCCGCGATGGGTTTAGGCGTCGATACTGTTATTAATCCAGAATTAGAATTTGCTTCATCCGAAGTAAATGAATTTAATAATTTGTTTGTAAAATTAAGCGGAAATTTTTTAGGTTATTCTTTATCAAGTGGGAATTTATATGCATCTGACGTAAATATATCAAAATTACAATTAAAAACGCATACTACTACACCAAAAATAGAGAGTAAAAATGGAAAAGCAATTATCGACAGTTTAATATTAAAAACATCGACAAATGATCAGGATTATACATTTAGTGAATTTACTAAAGAACCTTATTTTAGGAATGAAAATTTTGATTTACCCGAACTTAAGAGTTTAGGGGTTAGTGTTATGCGAGAGACACTTCTAAACTTAAAGACACATTGTTCACAACAAACTATATCACGAAAAATAGAAGAACTAAAAAAGATGGTTAAACGGCAAGAAAATTTAATTAAGGTGATTGAGACTGGAGCGTATAATTTTCCTCGAGGACGAGATGTTGTTCCGGGAACGACTAAAGATCAACATAAAGAATTAACACTTAAGAAAGCTAGGACTTATGTAATAGATATTCAAAAAGCAAAAAATCTAATTGAAGAAATTAAAAGTGACAATTCATTCAGTCTATGTAAAAGTTCAATCGAAGATATATTTCTTAAATATATTGATGGTGAAAAAGAATTTACACCTAATGAATCTATACCAAAAATGGTAGACGATACGTATTTACTCCCTCAATGAAATTCATGAAACCATACACAAACCATTAGACACACATAATATAATACAAACATTTATAGATTATAATATTTACATATTTTTGGCAGGTCTAATATATCACGAATATATAACAGTACATTATATATTCGTATCAATGGTGTCTTCTTCTGCGAAGACACGACACACACGATATAATGACTCCCGTGTAAGCGGTCGCCGCCGCAACACCCAACATCACCATCACAAACGAACGGTCCGACGTGGAAAGCACGACGATAATCATAATGACATCCAACGCAACAACTTCTATTTATGGGCGAATCACAAATGGATAAGCGAAGTGCCGAAGACGTTACCGAGAGAATTAAGGTATATCCGCCCTTTAGATAATTTCAAATTAATCCAGGATGAAATGTATAAAAATGTGATTGAGATGTATCACGACTACGTCAAGGGCCACGGCGGCCACGGCCACGGGCACGCCGGCGAAATGAAGAATATCTATACATCGTTTTTGAACTTGAACCCCGAACCCATTGTAGGCCATATCGCCGGGTTTTGTGCGACGTATGATACGATGGTCCAGGAAAACAACCTCTACAAATTTCTCGGCGTTATGAATCAAAATGAAATGATAAAATGGGCACTTCCAGTTGTATGGACATTGTACCCAGATGAATACACCCCCAAACATATTACGCCGCATTTATCGAGCCCGGCTCTTTCTCTGTATGACTACCGATTTTATGTAGATGACAAGATACTCGAAAAACAGATGCGCGGGGTGCGTTTGAATGTGAGTAATAACACGGTGATTCGACAAGAGGAACAGACTGGCGGCGGTGGCGGCGGTGGCGGCCCAGAAACCAAGACTGTCGAATATATTAAATATAAACAGCGTATTACTCGCGCATTTATGAAATTGATAGACGATATATTTACCAAATGCTTTGGTTCTGAGTATGAAAAGACCCATCACATTAAAGCACAGGATGTCTATGATATCGAGTGCTTATTAATGAATCTGATGAATAATAAAGACGCCCGGTTCGATATGAATTACGCGAATATGTATAATACTGCGAAACATCCCGATATTCCGCCGCATCGTGTCCCGTCGTCGCATGCGAATAAGTCACGGGACAGTCGTCATAAACACTGTGATTGCGACGGGAGTGGCAGCGGCGGCGGCAGCAGCAGCAGCAGTGCGACGGATCTTAAAGACCGACTGAAGTCACCGCATTATCAACACAATATTCGCGGAGCGACGCGCATCCTCGCAACGGACGCGGTTGAACTTACCGACATCGATTGGCGGGAGATGGCCGGACATATCGGCTACACATCCGACGATATCCCGCGATATTTTGTCGCCAGTCAGGTCGGGTATTTGAAATCAGTCATGTGTCTTCTTAAAAAGGAGTGGGCGTCAGATAAATGGAAGAGTTACTGGTATTTTATTTATATGCGCCAACTCATCTATTTCCATGACAAGTGGCGACAGATTATACTCGACTTCAATGATACGCTTATCCGCGGCAAGGATACGCACTTTCCGAGAGAATATTTCCCGATTATAGGACTTGGGTATGCGTTCCCGAAGACGATGACGGAGGAGTTCACCCGAAGATACAAAAATGAAGAAATGGTTTCAAAGGTTCGAGAGATTGGAATGACGATGTTGGAATGCTATAAAGAGCGTATCCAGAAAAACACGTGGTTGTCCGCAGTTACCAAGAAAGGTGCGCTTAAAAAACTGAATACGATTGAGCTACGGATTGGTGATGCGAATCTCTCGGTGCCCGACCCTACGCATCTAGAATATGACCCGAAAGACGCATGGGGCAACCTTATGAAGCGGAGCGTCCAGAGGACCGTATATTTCGCGAACCATTCCGCCGGGACGGGTTCGGGTTCGGGTAAAGCCTCACCCTCACCGTCACTATCCATCGAAGACCTCGATATGATGAATTGGAATACGATGAAATTCGCGGGATATCAATCCTTTATCGTAAATGCGTATTATACCGCAGCGTCCAACAGCATCTATATTCCGACCGCGTATATGCATAGTTTGAACGTCCAGTTTGGGCGCGGGTATGAATACGACCTGGCGTCGGTAGGGTTCACATTCGGCCACGAAATCTCGCACGCGTTACATGTCAACTCGCGCACTTTTGATTATAAAGGCGTTATTAAAAACTGGTGGTCTCGGCCTGACGTGGCGATATATGAGCGTAAAATCGCCGGTATTCGGCGGCAATATGAAGATATTAGCAAAAAATACGGGTTCGTCATTGACGGAAATCTCTCGTTATCCGAGAATCTAGCCGATATAAATGGATTGGCGGTATGCGAAGATGCGCTTCACCGCTTCCATGTCGCGTCGGCGTCGTCGTCGGCGGCGGCAGCGTCCGTGTCCGCGTCGTCGTCCGTAGCGGCGTCGTCCGACCATATACGCACAATGTCATTCCAGCATTTTTACACATATTACGCAATCCAAAACCGGCAATATGCGAACCGGCGTGAAATCCTCGTCCAGGTTCTTACAAATCCGCATCTTGACCAGAAGATACGAACGAATGTGCCCCTGATGCGGAGCAAGACCTTTCGTGAGGTGTTTGGTATTCATAAAGGCGATAAAATGTATAGTGACGACGTTGATGTCGTGTTTTAGCATAAACATAATACAATAAAACAAGTATAAATATCGATTTTATTGTATCGTATTCTAATAAATGGGTTCTTCAATGTCAATGGATGTGGCCGCCGCCGCCGATAACGCCACGTTGGTGACACGTGAATCAGATAAAGCACCCGACACGCTGTTTGAAGATGCACTCCGGCAAGAAGTCCTTCTTGTTCCGGAAGATATGGAGGATATACATATTCAGGCGTCGCCTGCCACCACCGCACTCACCGCAGTCGCAGAGGCGACCGATGCAGCCACCGATGTCGATGCCGCCACCGCCACCGCTAACGCGGACACCCCCGCGAATAATACGCGTAATGGCAACGCCGCCGCCGCCGCCGCCGGTAAGGGTAAACACTGGAAACGGAACTTAAAGAAAAAACAACAAATAGAACAGAAAGCTACCGAGCGAACGCAAGAACAACGCCGCGAACAAATCCGCCCCATTATCGACAAACTCACCGAACTCCAAATGAATGCTTCCTACCATGCCATCCGCGAACTCCACAAAGTCCTGAACCAGTTCGTCAAGACGGGCGAAGATACGAAATTCAAAATCCCGTTCCCTGAATTTTCTCGTAAAATAAAAGGCGAATTATCGAATGCGCCTTATATTCCATGTTGGGTGAAGCTGGAGATGGACTAACGCCGACCATCTATTATTATTTCTTATATTTATATGTTTGTTTGTTATGTTTTCTGTATGATTTTTTTCTTTGTTGCGATTTCTTTCTTGAACGATATAGCCGCATTCTGCACCGCCGGTTTGTCATTTTCTTTATGAAAGAAGTATTCTTATTATGATGTCGTTTACTACCGCTACCATCGAAAATGTCTCTAACCTGTGATCGAGACACAGGATCACCTGGAGTGATTTGAAATAATTCATATAACGGTTCTAAAATAGGGTTAACGGGGAAATTTAATAATTTGTGAACATTAAACCAAATATCATCGATTTTTTTTGGAAGTCCACCACTTATATGAACCCATACATTAATTGCGGGACTCGTTGGATCAAGGAATTGTAATATAACATCAATCAAAACATAAATATATAAATAGTCGGACCTATCATAACTAGTTTTAATAAATGCAACTAATGCAGCATCTAATGGTCTAATTAATAATTGTGACGGCAAAATAATTGTCCGTGGTAATAATGTTATTAAATATCTTCTAAGTGCTTCTTGAAACTTCGCAGGACCTTGTTCAATGCTGTCTGTTATTGTTTCTAATTGGGGTAGAGGAATTTCTACTATGAATCTATACGCGGGGTCGTCAGGTGCGATTATAAGTTGTTTAATTCGGTCTATTTTAGGATTATAGCGTTCTGGGTTTATTATTACACCGCGTTGACAGATAGGTATACCTTCGAGATTAATAGAAATAAATCTTCTAAATAATTGAAGTAATAACATTTCATCAAAACCTATTTTTAATTGCTCGGTAATTTCACTATCAAAATCTCTGGAAACATGCAATCGGTGTAAAAATGTTTTCAAGGTAAATAACGCATCACTAATACTTGCTGGGTTGTCCTTTCTGAAGATCTCTATTGTTGTAAATGCATTAGGAGCAGTGTGGTTTTCGTCATCATATGTTGGATCCTCATATTCTACCTTAGTTAAATTCCCTCTTCCACATCTAAAATCCCGTTTTATTTGTTTTCTTTCTTGACCAGTAATACTGTCTGGAATTAATTCTGTCTCAATTTTACCAATAAAATCCTGGAATTTAATCTGGGGGGTCTGCTGCACCAACAGTGTATATGTCCCGCGAATATGGTCGAACTTCTGTAATGATAATCTTAAGTCTTCTATTGACCTTGTATAAAACGCAGCTTTGGGTTTTAATTTTGTACAAAACCCTCCAGCAAGTAAATCGTAAACATTTTTATGATTATAAAAATAATACCGATTCATTATACTTTTATATACGTATAACCACGTTGAATAAGACGAAAATAATTCCACATTCACACTTCTGTTTTGCTCGAATTGATTTACTTTTATGTATTCAGGTAAATAAAATAGATGATGAGGTGATTCATAAAATTGTTGTAAATTATGACAATTTAAATGCGTGAAACATCCATCTGCTTCACTTGAATAGAAACACGCAACTCGTGGATCTATTAAAGGGGTAAATCGTATTATTCTGTTATGTGCAATTGGTATTCTGGTTCTGCGTTCGTCATCATCAAACATATATACTTCAACCTGCGGGTGTGAATAAATATACTGATATGCGGTCATAATTCTTTTCTTCGATTCAACGTGCATCTCGACTGATTGTCTAGTTATTAATTCAATATAATCAAAAACAGATGACCCAAAATATACCCTAACGACCCAACCGGGTAATTTTTTGGTTATAATTTTTAAACTTCTTTCAATGGACAATAAATATTTAAGTGCTATTTCGTCGGTGGGTTCTATAAAATATAACATAAACGAGATAACATTGCAGCAATTTTTGCGTACGGACCAATCAAATTCATCATCGAAAAATTTAGGATCAACATCATCACCTAATGCCGCCTGTATAGTTTCTCTATGTGCTTGTCCATTGATTATTTGATTGTATAAGTGTGTTTGTTCTTGAGTAACTAATATAAAATCTATATACGGGGCGATACCGGCCATAGATGTTGAATTTATAGGTAATTACTATATAGTAATGTTTTAATATTACTATATAATACTGTCTGTCGCGATAATTAAATACTAAAACACAATATTGTCATCAATCCATTTTTTGATGCGAATATTCGCCGGCTCCAGTATTTTGTTCAACCCGTCAATATAATTCATATAATACTGTGTGTCATTCTGTATTTTCATGAGTGTATGATAAATAATCGTATAATCCTCTTGGGAATACAAATCTGTTATCTTGATGAATATCGTGTCGATATTATTATCCATGAGAGTATCGTTAGGTATGACGGGTGCACCCGCGCCCGCCGCAGGCGTCAATAAAGGCCGCAATGGTGGAGACGACGATGCCGAGGCGGCCGACGCACCACGGACCTTCAATGGAAACTGACGCGGCATCGGTTCATCGTCGTCTCCGCCGCCGCCGCCGTTGTCGTCATCATGGTCATGGCCATGGCACTGATTCCCCGCGACCGATCCGCCTCCGCCGCCCAATCTACGAACCAACTCCGGATTATCCAGCATCCCCTTATACATTTGAAGTGTATGAAGAATATGGATTTTGTCAGTTAGATTATACGTTCGTGTCAAATTATTAATACCAATCTTCGCCAAATCAATCAATAACAAGAACAGTTTTCGATTCTCGCCCGTGCCTGCCGTGCCCGTGTCATCAAGCACATGTTTATAAAATTTATGAAACCGCGAAAATACATTGTATAAGTAAAACACGTCCTCCTTTTTATCGTTGTTATACCACCGCCGCACTTGCTGGGTATACCCGGGACCTTGGACGGTAAGTATATTGTTATGAATCGCCAGTTTACTTCCAATCGGATAAAAAGAAAGAAGCCCGATTTGAAGGACCGCTTGTAATGGTTCTAAAATCGTCTCGAACCGTTCTTTCGGTTTTTTTATATTTCCGACGATAAATTGTAACGCGTTTTGCATAATATGTATATTACCAGGATAATACATATTCATACATTATATTTAGACCCGTTTATTGTGCGTAATGCGTGGCGTGGCGCGGCCTATGGCCTATGAAGAAAGATATTCGTCGTCTGTAAGAGGATATTCTGTTTGTGATAAGGAATACCGTAATGCTCGCACCATGCGATACATTTCCCGACATTGGTCTTCTTATACTGTTCTAATTTTTCCGCATTCTTGTGATTTGTGATGATAGCCAATGTAGATGTGATATTCTCGATTTGCTGATAACTAATCATCGCATTCAGCTCCTCGATTTTATTCAAGAAATAAAGGTCGTGTTCTCTTGGAAGTATCGATGACAATGACCCGGTGCCGTTACCATCGGCACCGTCGTCGCTGGCCGTGTCTTGGTCCTGGTCCGCGTCCGCCTTCTGCGTCATTATGATCGACGGAAAAATATCACAGAATTGTTGAATGATTGGCGCAGAATCCGCGATTTTAAACCCCTGACATATCACGTATTTCTCGGAGTTCGCAACACGACTTGTATAAGGTTTCATTATCATGACATTCGTATAATAATACGACAGTAAATACAGAATATCAATCGTCGGTTTATGAAAAATATCGAATATTTTCAATATAAATGTGCCGCCCTGTTTCTGGAGTGCGAGCGCATAAAACACCTCGGATAATATCAATTGTGTCGCGATATTTTCCTGATTATTGAAATCCACCGAAAAATCAAACCCGCCGTCCGCAGTCACGATATCCATCTTGTTCTTATATTTCGCGGCGCAATACCGGAAGTTCTCCAGTGAGATTAGATTCCCCGTTTTATCCTCGCCGGTTTCAATAATAACATTCGGGTTATGGTCTAAAAATGTGCGCGTCTTCTTCCATCCGGGACATATCGGGTCGTCATTGACAAGGGTCATGCCATAATAACGGTCATTACCGTAAATTGGGGGATGGTGATGGGCCTCGATAGGTTGTTGTTTTGAACTTTCAAAGATACGTCGAGAAAGCTTCAGATGATCCATTTCTTTCATATATTCGTCGTGGAATTCCGTATTTCGTTTCAAAATTTGGACCTGCGGTGATATGGTCGCCGATGTCGACCCGGTTCCGTCGATTGTTGGCGGAATACCTCCACGCATCTTATTGTATTCTGTGCCGCGAATATATGAAATTGCCTCGATAAATCCACCTGGCCCCTCCGCTAAATGAAATGTATTTATTCCCATTTTTGAATCAGGAACAGTTATCATCGGATACTTATTCATTATGCCATTACCTGTCATAATTTCAACCATTTTGTAGAATGACCGAGATAATGGCCGCAATTTGCTGATGTTCGTTTTATTTCCCGATACATTTGTATGTATATATTCATACGGGTTAGTATATTTCTTAATATTATCCCACTGTTCTTGGTATTTTTCAATTTGTTCTTTAATATCGCATAAATGCGAATACACCGATGCGGAAATATATGGACCCGTCACATTATTATATTCGACGGATAGTTTCAATGGAATATAATTCCCAGACGATATATCATGACATAACCCGACTTGGGGCAGAATGAAATGATTATAATAACATAATCCGACATTTAGGCATTGGGATTGGTGCGACACTGACGTCGATGAACCCACCGCAGACGATACTGCTGTTGAACTGGATGTAGCATGCACACCCGATATAGGGGCGTCTTTATTAAAAAAATAATTCTTTGTCGGTTTTTTAAACATCCTGAATACAGGTAATTATATAATGACATAAAATCGTTATAAGTTGGTTTTCTAGTCATCTGCCGCTGGCTTCTTTTTTGTCTTTTTCTTATCTGATTCTGATGCTCCTGTCTCCGCAGCCGCAGCCGCAGCCGCAGCCGCAGCCGCAGTTGATGTCTTTTCGGTCTTTTCGGTCTTTTCGGTCTTTTTACGAGGTGCTTTCTTCGCCGCGACTGGGAGAGCCTGAGGGACGGGCGTATCTTCAATAATTGTCGCCTTCTTCGTTCGTTTATGTATCTTCTTTTCAATCTGTTCTATTGGCGCGGCTGAGTCTTCTACGGCCGCAGCCTCTGCGGCTGCCACTGCTTCTGCCTCTGCGTTCTTTGCCGCCGCCGCGGTCGGTTTCGGTTTGACCTTGATTGTTTTACGAACGACTGCTCCGGTGCCTGCTGCACCCGCCGCCGCTGCGACGGCTTCTTCGCCACGGCTTTTGATAATATGTGCCGCAATCGCCGGTTTTGACGCAACATCAATCGGAACAGATGCGCGTGCGATTTTATCCAATGCGATTTTTTCGGTGGATTCGTCCAATACTGCCGCCGCACCCGCCGCACCCGCCGTGCCCCGGTCCTGTTCCTCCTGTAACCCCGCATATGTAAGGAAACTGCTCTTCAAATGCTTCGCGTTGATATTCCGATTTTTGCGAAAGATGAAATACCGATTATAAAACGATATTTGTTTTTCCTCCGGGCGCATAAAGAGTGCCGACCCGTATTCATTGCGACACTGTTGTGATTGCTGCTGCGATTGCTTCTGTTTACATTCGACCTCCATCTCATGAAACATCCCATCAAAGGTATCCGTTCCATCTTGCATTGGAAACGTCAAGGTCGTCGCCGCCTCTTCTGGTGAGACCAAATCAAAACCGTAATTCTCTAATAATTGCGTCAAATATTCGAAATTCACGAGGAATTCGCGGGTGTTTTTGTTGATGGACTCTTGAAACACCTCGATTTCATATCCGATACTGCTGCTATCCGGTTCAAATTCTGCCTGATGATATTTCTTACTGACCGACCATATTTTCCGTGGTTCGACGTCGCTGCCTGCCGCCGCCGCGCTACCCGCGCCTTCCATAACGCTGATTTCACCGCCGTTCTCTAAACGCGAAAGTGCCTGAAAGATGCGAACACCGTCAAAGCACGTCCCGATGAAATACCCGCCCAATTTCGTACACTCGGATACATTTTGAAGGAAGGTATGAAGTTTCAGGATATTCTCGAAGAAGTAGTGAATCGCGAACTGTACCGAGCAAATATCAAACCCGTCAGCGGCACGACCGTAATGCGGGTAAACCCCGCGACCTAATAAGCTCGCATCCTTTGCACCTTCGCCGAATATCGCGCGGGTGATTAACCGGTATCGTTCGCTGATGGCGGCTTGACCCGTTCGCATCTCTTTACTGCTATCCCCGTGAATAAATATCGCCGCGGGAACATTGTGTTTCGTCTTTTTGATATCCAGATACCTAGCACAGACACCGTCGAATTTATGCTCCAGGTTATCTTTGGAATAATCAATCCCGAAGACGAACCCGAGTTTCGCCGCAATCCATTTCGGTAAATCGCCGCCTTTCCCGACGGCGAAATCGATGAGCGTATTTCCCGGTTTTGCGACACTTAATATCAGCTTGCGTTTCACGTATAAGTTGTGGAAGTCACGGAGACTCTTCGTGAGCGTTTTGATTTTTGCGCCGCCGCCGATATCGTATCCGCCGCCGCCGCCGCCGCCGCCGCCGCCGCCGCCGCCCCCCGACGCGGAATGATTGTAATAGACGTCGTCATTTACGAGCTCGTTGGGGATATCTTCACCCGTCATTATCATCTCCGGTGTAATCGCATTATGAATCGAATGCCAGTTGCTATTCGCGACATGATACGCGTTTCCATAATTCTTCCCGCCTGCACGATACTCTGCCGTCTTGTCATGGCGAACACGAAGCGGCACCCAACGCCAATTCACCGGCTTCGTTTCATCGTAACTGAATTCCACAATCGTTTCATCCTGAATAATATCGTTTTCAATCGTCATCATTTGGCTAACACCTGCTTCATCGGGTCGCAACATAATGTTACAAATATGCGCTTCGTTATCATAAGGATACGTCGGGTAAAACGGCGCTGGCTTGTATCCGTCTCCGGCCGCGGATGATTCTTCGGCGCCGGCAAAGGATGATTCTTCGCCGCCGTTGCGTCCGTGTCCGTGTCCGTGTCCGTGTCCGTGTCCGTGACTAGGCGGTGCCTGACCTTCAATCACCGACACACACGGATTAATATACCCGTGTTTACGCTCATCATAACCAACCCGCAATACCAGCGTTTTATATTGCTGGATTTGGACAGACCGCGACATATCAAGCCCCGATTTGAATACATTACTCACGAGGTCCTCGTTGTCATCGCCCTTCTTGGTGGTGACCAGGAAATCGATGGTATTCATATCCGCGGGCTTCCACTTGAACGAATAATTCCATGTGGTTTTATACAGAGGTCCCGCATTCCCGTCATTGCGTGTATTACTGCCTACGCCGCAGTCAAGTGGCGTAAATATAAGTCCGTCGGTATGATATTCGAACTGATATTCGGCGCACTTTCGTAAAATAGATGCACAGCCGTCAAAGATGGTCTTCCCGCCTGACGACGACGACGCGACCTCGAAATGCTTATGCTCGATACGTATCGGCGACAACGAATCCGCCCCACCAGACACACATTTCGCCTGTAAGTTTTTGATGACGCTTACCAATAACGGTAGACGGAAGTTCGTAAGAACCTCATCTTCGTTAATGGGGTAAAACAACCGTGCACGGATATCGGCTTTATGGACGTAGTATACATCGAATGCGAGATACAGGTTGATGAAATCCCCCTTTTTGTTATGAACGATATGTTCGCCATCGATTAGCGTATTATGTAGTTTTGTATTTAAAGAGACTGCGCCGGTAAATTGTACGTTCATGTTCATATCGATCAAGTAGATGCGCCCAGTTTTTGGCGCCACAAACAGGAGTTTACGTTGCCCGTCTGCCTTTTCAGTGACCGAGTAATTCATACGAATATTCGGAACTTTCGAATCCTGGCTTAATGGGCGAACATTATGCATTTGGAGCGTCAATGAAGATGGGCCGATAAAATGCCTGGGGCGGAGTATGCCCGTGCCGCCCATGGCAGCGGCGGCATCTGATGATGCCAGTTCTTTGGCGTGGCGGCGTTTCTCTTTCATATCGGCCTTTTTTTCTGGGTCACGCTCATGTCGTTCTTCTTCCGTCTCGGAATCGGACGACTCTGATGATGAGTCGGATTTCCTACCCTCGGCCGCGGCTTCTTCCGGATGAATCAGTGTATAATAACGACGCTGTATCATGCGTAATTCCGCCGATGAAACGGGGTAATTCGTTTCTTGAATCCCCGACAATACCATTTTTATAACACGGCGTATAGTATCCAGTAAATATTTGGGGTGGGTGAATGATGTGCCGGGACCGACGAGTTCATTATTCACCTCTATCTCGATTTCATACCGTATCGGGCTCTCTAGGACTTTCGACGCGTCAAATGTAGACGCGGAAATATAGCCGGTGCGGTCTCGTTGTGACTCCTTCACGACACTCAAATCCACTTGAAAAGGGAGGTCCGGATGTGTCATCGTTGAACGATTGATATACCGGAATGTCTTCTTGTTGTCGTTCCATGTTTTCAAAATCGAGCGCGCGAGTGTGGACGTATTTGCGATGCGTTTCTCGCGCTGATAACTTACCTTGAAATTGAAATCGTCGAAAATGACTGGATGGATGGACGTGTCCTGTCTTGGCGTCATGTCGCCGATGTCGCCGATGCCGCCGCCCGCCGCGCCCGCCGCCCCTGCGCCTGACCCGGGTTTGCGGGCATACATCTTCTGCGTGAACAATACGTATTTATCGTCCGGCATATTCGTTTTACAATACTTCTGGACGTCATTGATTCCGTGGATTTCTGCGCGAATAAGCGATAGCTTGGTCTGTCCTGTACGAGAGTCAAGATATTCATTCTGTATTTTCAACGAATATGCGTTCTTTTTGGAAAAGCCGAAACCCGACGCCAGCAACTTCTGTATGACATTATCGAAATTCTGTTTCGTCGTTGGCTGATTTCCGCGCGTTCCAAATCGTATCTCTAATTCAGGTATTCCATCGGTTTTATCCAATAGACTTTCTAAATAGGATGACACAATATTGGAAAATTCTGACTGCTTATCCGATGACGCAAAGGATCTCGGCATTCTACTATATATATGAATAGGAAATTATTTATACACTTATTCATATATCTATTATATTTTTCAATTTTATCCCGCGCAGCATCGTTCATTTCGTTACATTATCATCCGAACTATATCTTCATATAACTCCGGTTTCGTTTTCTTCTTCTGACTGACGATGGACCCGAAATCACCCAAGACGACCTTTGTTTCGGGTATTTCCAATTTTCTACATATGTCAATGAGGTCCTGGACCTTATACGCGGAAATCGACCGGATGGGCGACGATATATTCTCCATACTCCAATATGTATCTCTTACGTGTGCCAATAACGCGGATTTCATGGCTGTACCTGCCATCCCGAGATACACCCCAAACTTCCCCCGGATTTTCTCCAAGATAAATGTATTCTTGTCATTGTCCGAACGCCCAACTTCAAAGATTTTACGATCTTGGATAATACACACCGAGAGATTATAACACACCGCGATACCCTGGAATGTTTCCAGGTTGATATAAGGCTTATGAACGAGACTTTCTTCTACCGACGAAGCGGAGATTTTATGCGGTTTCAATAACGTCTTTCTTGCGCGGATATAATCCACCATTTGGAACTTAAAGGCGTTAGATTCCGTGTAATGATTTTCAACACATTCGAACTTTTCAATACCGCGAATCATAATATAAGCACACCATAATAGTGTGTCGTTTTTTACATTAGGCGTATACAGATACTTTGACATCGTTGTTAAATCGAATGCGACGGCGGGTGGTGCGACGGCGGTGTCGCTGTCGGATACGGAGTCAGATTCGGAGTCGGAGTCCGTGTCCGTGTCCGACACAGTGACAATACTGTTCTGCGGCGGCGGTGCGGGCGTGGGCGGTGCGGGCTGTGCGTGCGGTGCGGGCTGTGCGTGCGGTGCGGAATGGCTACGTGTCGATTGAATATCAAGAATACACATATCTTCTAATATATTATTTCGTGTAAATGAAAAAGAGTTATATACACACGGAATTATCGTCGTCGTCATAGTGGCTGACCAGGTTATACTAATATATCATATTGTCTTTATGCCTTGTGCCCACACGCACGCAGGCGGTACGCCTATGCTTTACAATCGAAATACTCCTTCGTGATGAGTTCCTTTTGATGCTCGACTTCGCTAAGTTGTTCTTCTTGTTTGATAACGTATTTCATATACTCTTCCAACTGTACGAGCGTCTCGTCGTTTAGTTTGGTGATATTAATAAAAATACCATTCTTATTCTCGTTTATATTTACTGATTTTCCTGTCAGAATCCGCAAGACTTCGACTTGATGAACTACAGGCATCCGTTCAATACCGTCCTTCAACATCATCAAGTAGTTTGTTTTCGTTTCAACATGCTGGGCGATGGTTTGGATTTCATTCATTTTACTTAAACTCGCAATAGAAATGTCATTGGGGGGGTGTTTCACCATAGCGAATGGAATGGAATGAGCGGAGTGAGCCGAGCGGAGTATTATCATTATTGACGACCAAATCTTTATATATTATTCCGCGTCATTACTCCGCGTGTAATAACAACGCAATAATCGTAACATGCGTGTCATTTAACACGAACCGTCGCCCGATGATTTCAACTGTCAATATGTCGCCTTCTTCCACCCGACAGAATAGTTCGTTGTTTCGGATATTCATATCACGGGACAAGAACACTTCAATCGGCGATACGCTCCCCACTTGTAATTTGGTCGCAATCCCGCGAATCCCCGCTTGGGTGATTGTTTTCGCGACACATTTGATTTGCGTATGCTCGTCCGGTAAACACACCAGGCAATCAGCGACGACATCATATCGGATATTTCCCGCGGATAATGTTCCACACGAATACCTGAAAATGGAAATAGACCCGGGGCAAACATATCCTTCCATCGAACATTTGCCTTCATATCGCGCAGCCATTTCATCATGTAAAAGACTCTTTATATCCTTGTTCAGGTGACTGATTTTATAGAACGGAACGATAATCGTCCGCTTGATTTGTGCTTGATGAAACAGACTCTCGTCGCAATATGACGACGTCACGACAGGGACGACGGTTGCGACAGGCACAACGACGGGCTCCGCTACAGGTTCGGGCTCCGCCACCGGCTCTGGTTCTGGCACGGTCTTTTTACTCGCCGTCTTTCTTTTGGGACGAATAACAAGAGTTGCCATCACGGAACAATAATGGGTATATCAATTATTACATTTTGTTTATATCTTTATCAATTTTATTGAGTTATTTTGATAATAATAACGACTCAACAATGCGTCATTATTATATGTAATCGCATATAGTAACAGTGTAATCACTGTCGGCGGTCGCGGCGGGGGCGGCACTGCCTTTCGTAATAAGAAGCGGTCCAGCACATCCATATATTTGCCCACTAGCAACAAGAGCATCGCATTCTTCTTTTGACGCATGTGGATTTATCGGTTGATGATTATGCTTATACGCACCATGTCTCAATATTTTACAGTTGAAGTCGGTGTGATGGATTACAAATGGTTCATTACAATGAAGACATGTAAATACGTATTCTTTATTATCGGTGGGGCGCATGACGGTATACAGTATACTGTATACTGTATACTGTATACATATACAATCTATTACACGAGTTCACCTATCACCGATATCGCCTCATCGCCGATTTCAAAGCGCTGGCCTATTACGCGAATACGTATCTCTTCCTCTTCCTGAATACGCGTAAAATCCGGCCTGTCGAAATGATGGTCTCGTGCGACGAATACAACCACCGGGGTTTTCGGTTCATTTAAAACGGCGCGAATACCTGCCAGGGTTATATTTTTCACGACACATTTGAATACAACGCCTTCAACAAGAGAACACGCTTGACATTCATACACGACATCAAATATCGCGTGTTTTCCGTAGAGGAAACCGTTTGAATATGTGAGGATTTTCACGCTTCCCGGGCGAATAAATCCTTCGGCCATACACTTTCCTTCCACCATTTTCGAGAGAATGTGTTCGAGTGTATCTTTTATGTTACGCCCGATAATCTGGAAAGGGATTCGTATTTTACGTGTTAATAATATTGCGGTATAGATACCAAATGCGCTTTTGGCTTGGACGGCAGCACCGCCACCGCCACCGCCACCGCCACCGCCCCCTGGATATTTCGAAAGGGACGCGTATTGTTTTACTCCTCCTCCTCCCCCTAATGCTGACATTTTATTATATAATACTAATATGCTTTATGTATTATATTATATTAGTATTATATTTCTCGAAATTAGTCGCCGGTATGTAATTTCTCGAAATTAATCCTCTGTATATAATTTCTCGATATTACACAGTAATGTCTCGCCCGGTGTGAAAAACCACTTTTTCCCATTTACATTGTTCGCCTGGAAGGTCCGCAGTAAAAATTCCTGGAAGACGCATAATTCCTTCTGGGTGCGATGTTTGGTGTTTTCAATCGTTAGTTTATATTCGTCACCTTGCGTCTCTGTATACATCGCCAAGATACTATTAATCATTGTGATTGTATCTGTTTTACCTGATTGGTCGCATCGGGCGCCTTTGTCGCGTTTCTTTTTCATCATTTTCACCTTGAAAATCAGGTATTCGCGTTTGAAAAACGAAATAAACCCGACAATCATATTCATCGTTTGGATTTGCGTCGTTTGTAACTTTGCTAAAAGCGATGTAAAATCACGCGTATCTTCTGGTTCCGCGACGACCCACTCCGGTGTATCATAACGTAGAACAATAAGCTCGAATTGGTCTTTCTTTTCGTGAAAAAGCATCATTCCCATATCTTCCGGTCCTGCGGCTCCTGCTGCTGCGGCTCCTGCTGCTGCTGCTGCTGCGGCCGCCGCCCGTTTTCCACCAAGAACCCGATGGATGATTTGCTGCGAATAATAGTTCAATATCATTTGCTCAAACTGCGATAATGGTTGAATGCTGCCGGCTCGTCGCGTCATAGAATTATTGTTCTTGTGGTATAAATAATTAATGAGTTTGATGCTGTCGCCGATAAACAAATGCTCTAACAGATTCGCAATAACCAACTCGTATAATTGGTCTTTTGTAATATGAAACTCCTCGGTTTGAGAGAGTTGTTCGATAACCTTACCGCAATAATAATACCATTCATCTTGTGTTTTCGTGGGTTTCTCGTGGACAACACGGCATGTCTCGAATGTTTCTTCTAATAACCGCAATAGCTCTAGAGTATCGTCGTCGGCTGCTGCGCTTTCTCCCGCGATTACACCCGACGGTGCCGCGGATGGCGCCGCGGATGGTGCCGCGGATGGTGCCGCGGATGGTGCCGCGGATGGCGCCGCTGACGACGCTAACATCTTATTCACAGCAGCAGCAACCGTTTCGTTTCTCGTCGTCGCTGATGACGACGCCGCCGCCCCCACGCCACCGCTTTCGCCAGTGGGCTTTATATCCACGTGAGTATCGCTAACTTCTAATGGAAGAGGATATTCTACATTTTCGTGTTTATACGGGATGGGCGTGCTTCGTTCGTGAATACTCACACGCGGGTCGTTGAGTTCTATCGGTTGAAATAAGTAATAGATACCCACATTCACCAGTCGTCCAAGACGCCCGTATTTATCCGTGATATATTCGTTTGATTCATTCACCATCTGTGTCAATGCGAGATTGATTTGTGCGATGGGGTATGGGCGCGTCGCATTCACGTGAGCGATAATCCCGTTCGGGCCCGTTTTCTTATAGAAGAACGATTCTTTATATAAATCCCGGATTTTGTGGATGATTTTATCGATATTCATCGACATGAATTTCTCGTTAAATGTATCCAGGCGAACATCGCTGTCGTTGCGTTTGCGGCCCTCGTCGCCCTCCGCGTCGCTGTCGCTGTCGCTGTCGCTGTCGCTGTCGTCTCCGATACCATACAATTCGCTCTGTTCCTGTATCGGCTTCCCATTTGAAAATGTCGGCCGGCAGGTATATTCGCACCGCTCCATATAATCGCACAACGCGGAAAATGGACGCGCCCCCACCTGATAATCGATTTGTTTACGAGACGCGAGTTGTTGTTTCACAACCTGGTTCAATTCCGCGGCGGTTTGCGTATTATGCTGAATATTCAGCAAACAGTCCACCGCCGTCGTCCGCAATACACGCGAAACCGCGCCGATTTTCACCGCTTTAAATTCGGATAGGCGATACAAATACAGGTCGATTGCCTCTATTTCTTCATTGGATAACATGGAACCATATAAATACAATTCCACATTCCGCCGCGAAAACGGCAAGTTTTTATGGCTACAGTTCCGAATCGCACGACCAATAATCTGCTCCAGTAAATTCATATTATACCAGGGTTCCAAAATATGGACTTGCCGAATATTCTTGAAATCCAGCCCTTCCGCGCCCGCCACGGAAATAATAACGACTTTCACATTCTCACCGTTTGTATTATCCTCGCTCGTCAGTGCCTTCAATTCGAATAAATTGTCCGGTGAAATCGTGGGGTCACCTGTAATGACTGAATACCGCGCCGGGCGAAAGGATTGGCCTGGGAATTGTGCTTGGTGCTGTTTTTGCGGTAAAAATGTGATTGCGTCGATACTTGGCACGGGTTTGCTCTGGAACAGCGACGAATTCCCGCCGCGGACACTATACCGTGTAAACCCGATCTCTTCCAGTGCGAGGGCAATAGGCACAACCCCGCCGTCGATATACTGACTATACGCAAGTATAATACCATCGCTCACGAGGACTTTATCACAGATACTCTTGATTTTCGCGGAGTATCGCCCGATATTGTCCGGCGCAAAAATTCGCGCCGATGTCTTTGTCGTTTTCTCGCCGTCGGGTAATTTAAATGTCCGGAGAAATTCGGGGCGATATTCGAAGTTTTGACGCGCGGGTGGATTACCTCCTTCCGTATACGTCATTATTTGGCGCAGACCTTCCTTTCCGATACATGACGCGACATCGAACTCGCCACTATCGGGGTCATTGATATAATCGATGAGTGACGAATGCGGATAGACGATATTCAGTGCTTCGAGCGGTCGCTGGACGATGGCGTATCCGATGGTATCCATGTTTTCGAAAGAGGGGAAATTGGCGGATTCAATAACGGTTTTATCGTCGATTGCGGCGGGGACGGCTGCTGCGGCGGCGGCGCCCTTTTTGCCTGCCTTTTTTGCGGGAGGAACATCCGCCGTCCCCGCCGCCGCCGCCGCCGCGACTTTCCGCCGTGCCATTGCCGACTTCTTGAAAATATATGACGCCTTCATGTCGGATATAATATACCGATATGCGGCCTCTTGAATATCACCCACCGATGTCATATACGCGTCGATATGTTCGATGGGTTGGTCGATATGTTTGCCGTTGAGTTGGGTTCGCGGGTAAGCATGGCCGCCTCCTCCGCGCATTCGTGCTAGAAGTGAATATTCCGGCGAGTGTTCGCTCGGATATATACGATACGGAAATGTATACGGGTTCTCACCGCGCACAAATGAAAGATATCCCGTCGCTTTACGAACGAGGAGTTCCATTCCCGACTCTCGTCCATCTGCGTCTACACGAAAGTTCCCCCGGTCATCAAATACATCCGCGATGTCGATCGTCGCACGCTTGTCGTTCAAGTTCATCAGGTTAATCAGCCAGACGATTTCCTTATAACTATTATACATTGGTGTGCCCGATAACAGTAAAAGACGCACATTGTTGACTTTCTGCGCGATTTGAAACAATATCTTCGCCACACGTTTATCCCGATTATCGTCCGTGATACGTATATTATGGACCTCATCAATAATAATCAATGTATTCGCGAATAATTTCCGCAATTTAGAGACGGAAAGTGTCTCAATCGCCATCATTTCCGCATCGGCAGCCTTCGCGACATCCGCCGCGGTTTTGCGGCCTTTTTTCGCCCCTTCTGCTGCTGCTGCTGTGCCCGCCGCGCCCCTTTTGCGTTTCTCCTGTATCGCGACATTATCTTTTGATATCCCCATACTCGCCGCATTATTGCGCACATAATTCGCAAACTCGTTATACCCGAAAAATAAATAATGCGACGAAATCAAGCGCCGGATTTGTTTGACAATTTTATCGCGGGTGAGCCCCTTCATATTCATGGGATTGGTCTCTTTGATGAACTTATTCCCGGTACATGCGCGTATATTCCATACTCCCGGCTCAATCTCTCGCAACTCGCGTTCATCAAAGAGCTGAAGCCGGAAATTCTCCTGGACATTCGGCGACGCAATCACAATAATACGCTGGGATATTCCCATCTGTTTCATATAATCACGCATTTCTTCCGCGACGCTAATCGCCGAGCACGTCTTCCCCGTTCCTAATCCGTGGTATAATAACAAGCTGTTATACGGTGTCTCTACCGAGAGAAAATTGCGGACGAATTGCTGGTTTGGCGCGAGTTCAAATGGTGCATTACATAAGATTTCCGCCTGTTCTTCCACACTCACCGCATTATCCACATCCATCTTGGTATCGAAGAATTCTTTACGAAGGGCGATTTTGGTATTGAAATTGGGGTCGTTTAGGGTGGGGTAGAGGCCATCACCGGCACCGGCACCGGCACCGGCACCGGCACCGGCTTCGTCTTCAGACCCGGATTCAGGCAGTACCCCGATATCATGAAGTGTATACGCACGTTCAAGCAACTCCTTTTTCAGCAATAATTTATTGAAATCCTTACTGAACGGATTATTTAGGTCATCGGGTTTTAATAATCGCACACTCTGGTCCAATTCATTTGTTAAGCGGGCTATTTCTGATGCGTTTGATTCGGGGGGGGGCTGTGCCATTACGCCTGCTCCAGTGCCAGTTCTTTTTGGTTTAATTGTTCGTTTCTGCGCTGCTGGTGCGGTCACGGGTGCGGTCACGGGTACAGGCATCACTGCACCTCCGCCGCCGCCACCGCCACCACCACCACCGGCTTCCGCCATCACCAATTCCATCGGTATATTTTCATCTTCAGCATTCATACTACTATTCTATTCTTCTATTATTATTTGAATACTTTCCCCTTTATATAACTATACGAAATAAAAGGACCGATACGATATTCAGTAAATGCGATATTTACTTAGAATGTTATTGATTTTGCGAATAATCCCAATCTTTTCTAAATTGTAAGGCCTTATCATCTGTATACATTCGTCGAAAGGGGCCCATTTCATCAGCCCGACTTCCATAATATCGTGTGCGGTTTTCGGCTTCTTTTCTAAATCCACCATCGCCAGGAAATATTTCTGCTTATAGCATTTCATATCTGACCCCATAAATATCTCTTCATATGGCGCGATATTCTGGATTACGTTGTCGGCCGTAATATCATACCCCGTTTCTTCCAGGCATTCACGCAGCGCACACGAAATATCCTTTTCATTATAATTCCGCCTGCCTTTCGGAAACCCCCATTCCGTTTCATTCCAACGCGTCTTCGAATCATCGATGAATTGCTGGAGATTTTTCACACGCCCGTCTTTTGTGCGTATACCTCCGAGTACTTGTCGATACTTTTCAAATGACACCATTTCCTCGTTCTTGTATTGGCTTCCGCGCGTATAATCGCCCCATAACAATTTCCATAACTGCTCGAAGGTAAGACGCATCAGGTTCGCCTTTTCATGGACGGTCATTTCGTCGATAATACGCTGGATATATGCTTCATCGTGTAGCGAATATTTGCCTCGCACAAAATCAACGAACCCGAATGAATCGCGACGCCGTATCATCAAATATTCAGGTCCGGAATCGCCGCACCGGAATGCGATAACGCCGATGCTTGTGATGGGTGCACGGCAATTGTTATATACATGATTATTCCGATTACAATTATTACAGAAATATTTGTTCTCTGATGCTGCTGGTGTCTGTGCGGCTATATGGCCCGTAGAGCCGGTAGCGGCAGCAGCGGCAGTAGCGGCAGTAGCGGCAGCAGAGGCAGTATGTGTGGATTTATATGGAGAATATGGATGTGTTCGCATCAGTTGTGGGGTTGTAGATGCTTTTAATTGGCTCATTTCAATATACGACAATGCGGATTTAGGGTTATGTATTTTTGTAATTTCGTCTATAGGTAGAGGCGTCAACGATGACACTTCTACCCCAACCGCAACGTCTTCTGACATACTCATTTACCGTATTTATGTCATTGTTTTTATGTTATTTCATAGTAAGGCGTATTTGTTCGCACGCACATACGCACGCTGAATGTTAAAACTAGACGCCGCTGTGTGGGGACCACATTACTGGTTCTTTTTAATGTCCGTCGCGGTGAATTACCCCGACCACGTCAATGATGTGACGCGTAAAAAGTATTACGATTTTATACAGAATTTCGCGATGTTTATTCCTGACCCAGAGATGTCATCGGAGTTTAGTCGTATGTTGGATAAGTATACTGTCACGCCTTATTTAGATAGTCGGACATCGTTTATTAAGTGGGTCCATTTCATTCATAATCGGTATAATGTCCTGTTGATGAAGGATGAGATGCCTTTACACGACGCACTCGAGAGATATTATTTACACTACCGGCCGAAACCCATCCAGATATTAGAGGAATTGAAATACCGAGAGAAACTGGTCTATTTGATTATCATGGCTGGGTTGGGATATGCAGCGTATTATTATCATAATCGGTAAAATTAATTGTAAATTGAAAATATATAGTATTATTATATACTTTTCATAATTTACTGATTATTATATATAATTAACAGATGAGTCCCTTCGTAAGGAAGAGTCAACCAGTTGACCGTTCGAAAATAATAAAATTAAACGGAATCGTAAAAGCAGTAAGAGAATCATCAATAGAATCAGCAAAAGCAAAAGCAGAAACAGCAAAAGCAGAAACATCAGCAGCAGAAACAGCAGCATCAACAGCAGCAGAAGCAGCATCAACATCAGCAGAAGCAGCATCAACAGCAGCAGAAGCAGCACCTCAACACCAAGGTTGGGTATCTGGTAAACCAATAGTCTGGTTTAGTTCTAAGGGTGGTAAGGGGAAATCTAATCGGGGTAAAAACCATAAAAGTAGGCAAATGAAATTGCGTTCTAAAAAATACAAAGGAACACGCAGTATGAAGACACGTAGATTTAGAAGGTAAACGTTTTCGAGCCATTATTTTACCATCATAATATAACCAAGAATGATAAAAGTAGAGTATATTGTGTTTATAATTACCGCCGTCCTTATCGCAAATACATATTATGATGGACGCCTTATGAAAATGTTTCAGTCCAACCAGAAGCTCATTAAAATGGCGACATTTGGATTTGTCGGTCTCTCGCTGTTCCTCTTCATGCGCCGTAATCCTGAAAACTCTAGGCAGATGTTATTTCACGCAAATGATATCATAAAATATATGCCGATTAGCAAGGGAACTGCGGATATGATAACTCCATTCTTTGATTTTACCAGGGGGGTTCCGCCCCCCAACGACGGGGTTGCTACGGCCGGTGCGATGGGCGGTGTGATGGGCGGCGTTATGTCGGGCGTAGCCCCGCCGTTGGGGGGCGGACCCCCCAGTGGGTCAGTCAGCGCCGCCGAGCGCCGGGTTCTCAATTCCGGCAAGGGCTCTAGCAAGCGAAGTGTCAGCGAAACAAAGAAGAAATACGTCGCAGCGCAGCAGGGATGGAAATGCGGCGATTGTCAGCGTCAGTTGCCTGCGTGGTTTGAAGTCGATCACGTCATTGCTTTAGAACACGGTGGTTCCAACCACGTTGATAATTTAGTAGCATTATGTCGCGATTGCCACGGGAAAAAGACCGCAATGTCGTTCTTATAAACGCCCGACGCGTGCGGTCGGGCGGTAGACGGCGAAGCATTATTATATATTATAATTATAACTGGTGTTATTGTAATTATAAATTATTAATTGATAAATAACACAAATATGGATGCCCCCGCCTCCGTAGAAGAATCATTTCATATAAATAAAATACTGGACTATTTACCGGTTATTATTATTTCGGTCATATTCCTTGTCGGATTTTTTACGTGGGATGTTGTCCGAAATGAAATGGCTAGTTTTATGATGTTGATATTGGTGTTTATATACGCATTATGGATAATGAAAGGTGATGCGAAATCGTATAAGTCGTGGCTAGGCACGCCAGCTGACAAATATATATTACCGAAAATCGAAAATGATGGTGATCCGTTTAAAGACAAAGGAATATGGCTGGGTTTGGCTATATTTATTTTTGTCGTGCTAGGCCTCGGACTCGGTTTCGGTAGTATCGGTATTTCGAAAATAGCTGATAATACACCGACTACTGTAAAAACATTAAATATATTCGGTGGCATATTTTCTATTGGAGGAATTGTATTGGTTATTTATTCATTATGGAAAATATTTCGCGATGACGGTAGTGGGGCGGAGGCGACGGCGGATACCGAGTCTGACAAATCTAACACAAAACGAGCGGGACTTGGTGGGTTTATCGGTTCAGTTTTAGGTTTTTATATGATTGCGCGTGCGAAAATCATCGAGAATGACGGGAACGAAGTAGTGAATGACAAAGCAAAAGCCGATTACAAAGCAAACCCAGTAAATAATGGCGCAAGCGCAGCACTTGTTTCGGGCCTGGTATTACAGGTCATTGGTTATGCGCTTATCTTCGCAGTATTGTATTTTAAAAATAAATTTACTGAGGGTTTCACGTTTGGGGGTATTGCGGTAAAGGCTCTTTTAATTATAGGGTTCATCCTGTGCGGGATTTTATGGATTGGAACAAGCCAAGGATGGCCCGGACTTAAGATCGGCGACGGCAGCGTTGGGGATTTTAATAGTAATGTGTTTGCCGCACATGGTGGCATTTATATTATTTTCGCCGTTATATTTCTTGTATCTACATTGGGTAAATTAGAAAAATCGAGAACATACTATTTGTTTGGCTGGGTATTGGTGGTTTTGTTTGCTGGGTGTTACATTTGGAATTGGGTTGTTATGTCAAAACAAAATACCAAAGAACAAATAACGAGTGAACAGACTAATATATTGAGAGAAGAGGTCGCCAAAGAATTAAAAAATAAAGCACCGGTTGGAACTAACGTAACGGACGAACAAGTAAATGCCGCGGTTATAGAACGCATACAAACGAAACAAAAACCATCCGAAATCGTCAATGGCGTTTTTTCGTCACTTTCGGTGGTGATTATTTTGATAATTACGATTTTTCATAATATGCGTTTAAGGCTGGGAATTTGCGGGAAACTTCCGGTTGCGAGTAATGGTTTTGTTGCCGAATTAGTTAGTTGGGGGAATAATGTATTTAGTTCGTTGAAGCCGCCCGCCGGTCCCGCCGATCCAGCCAGTCCCGCCGTGAACGACGGATATTGTGCCGATTTGCAGGCTGATATATCCCAACCCGCACAACAAACCAAAGCATATGACAAAGTCAAAAAAGGTGAAATCGATAATGTAACAGGAACGGAATGGGACTCTCTTTTGAATACATATAAGGATAACGAACCGACAAATATCAATAAACTCATTGTTCGCACAGCCAAAGGTGCTATGTGGAACCCATTTTTACTCATGATAATACTTATAATGTGGGTCGCTATTGTTTTCACACGCGTTTCTACTTCTGAAGCGACCAATGTCTGGATCGCAAAATCATTTACCGGAGATATGTTTCCGAAAGTCAAGGAATTAATCGACACATTTTTTATTGTCTTGATTATCGGGCTTTTATTATGCGGATTATTATTGCTCCCGATGGTGAAGGAACTCAACGTAGGTGGTTTGAGTTCGATGTTGAATTTCGCAGAATCTATACAGGTGTGGCAATATGATCATACAACCACCAACCGGATTATACCTATCATTATTACTTTAATTATGTCTGGTTCTATACTCGGTGCCGGGTTGGGAACGCTTTTTACATATGACCTCGTTCCGAAGGACACAAAATGGGTTGTATCAACACTTATTGTATTAATTGCGTTGTGTTTTTCACCGGTTTGGTATTCTATTACTTCATCGCCGGTTGACGCGTTTAAAAATGAATCCATCATTATTCGATTTGTCCGATTGTTTTTCACCGGGGTTTATCTCATTCCCTGGTTCATTTTTACTATTTTCAAATTGGTTTTATTCGGTATTCCGGGGTTTTTCAATAAACAGATGGGGGAAAAACGCGACGAAGAGCTTGAGAAGCTTGCTTTTTGGAGCTGGAAGCCGGACATAACCGACCTGCGGATATTTGCGATAGGGGAACAACCCACACCTGAAAGTGTCACATCGATGGCAGTGCCTGATTATTCGGAGACCGCGCAAGAGAAAATAAGGGCTAGTGACAACCAAAATGCCAAAGCCACTATGGAACAAGCAATTAAAACGACGCCCGGAACAGAAACACTCGACCAAGCCAAAGTCGGGGCCATCGGTAAGATCATCAAGGCTATTTTATTGACGGTTTCGTTTGTGATTATGATACTCGCCGCAATTTACATGGTATATAAGGTTGGTGCCGGTAATCGTAGTGCGGAACAAGATGCAGCCTCCGGCGGTATCGCCGCACAACTGAACTCGCCAACCGCACAGGTGATTTATGTCATCATGGCGATTGTGGCTGTCGCAGGTTTCGTCGCGTATATCCGAGAGAAATTCACCAAGGCCAATAGCAAGACACCAGAAGACTACTTGTTCGATGATTACAAGCCGGAAGATACAACTAAACCGATGCGCCAGCTGACATTCAGTATGACCCATGTTATTTACGTAGTGTTAATGATAATCGTATGGGTCTATGATACAGACATTGATGATAAAAACCGGATGTCGATCACGGGTATGACAGTGTTAGGTGTAGCGATCCTGTTTTTTCATTATTTCTTGGAATTTATAGATAATAAGGAACCAGCAGCAGGCGGCGAACCAAAAATGGCGTCGATCTCCAAGCTGTTCACCAATATCCGATTTATCGTGAATTCAATATTCTTTATTGTGTTATGCGTGCTCGCATTCTATAAACAGCATTCTGTCATGGTCGTCCTGATTGTCTTTATGTTCCTCTTCCATATCACGAAATCGATACTCGGTATGAAATTCCTCCGTCTCATTTGGTTGTGCGTTATTTATATCCCATGTTTGTTCCTCGGTCTTCTCACCAAATCTCAGGGCGCAGTCGGTGATACAACCCGCCCTATCTGGATTATTCTGGCAATTGAGCTCATCCTCGTCCTAATCTTATACGGCGGTCCATATTTGCTGAACTATATCGGTGCTTCAAATTCACAAATCATCGCCGCACCTGTCCCTCTCCAGCCCAAAAATGACACCGGATTAACAACCCAGAGCCCGCAAATATTCATCTTTCATAACACAGCACTTAACCGAAGCGACTCCGATAAATCCGCGAATTGTGCCCCCGAAGAGAAGAAGAGATATAATTATTCGGTTTCTGGATGGTTCTGGATTAATAATAATGTAAACGCGATTGACAAGGATTTAGAAATATTTAATTTCGGCGATGTTCCGAAATTGACATATAACCCTGGTACGACCGAATTTAAAGTATCCTGTAAAACCGTAGGTTTGTCTACGGGATTGCCCAATGCTAGCGATACCGTCGTATATAACTCGCGGTTCAATTACCACAATACACTGAAATTGAATGTTACGCAAAGGGCTAAATTCGACATTTTAAATGATTCACATACAACTGATACACAAATACCGATTCAGAAATGGAATTATTTTGTTATTAATTATGACGGTAAATCGATGGATGTGTTTTTGAATAACACGCTTGTAGCGAAAAGCGAATTCTTAATTCCGGATATTACGATGCGGCCGATTACGAGCGGCGACAATGGCAATGGAACCTCCGACAAACCTCAAGGATTAAGTGGCAATATTTGTAATGTGAGTTTTCACAAAGAACCGATGACATTAGAACAAATCAGATGGGCTTATACTATGCTGAAGTCGCATGAACCACCGATGATCGGAATGAAGACAATTGCAGATGAAGTAAAAACAACCGGATCTACAAATATATATTCATGATAATCGCCACCGCATTCGATTATCGATTATCGATTATCGATTATCGATTATCGATTATTATATCTACATATGTTATATACCATGAATTCAAAACTTGTATTGGCGATTATTATTATTTTATTGTTGTTGTATGTCATTTTTAAGGCATTGACGACAAGTTATACTACTTTAGGAACTATGCAAAAGTGGACGAATAAAACGACATTAACCGGCGGAAATTTACCGAATAGTTTTAAGGCGAATAGTTCCATTTCGGTGTGGTTTTATATTAAAGAATGGTATAATGACGCAAGTATTGTCAGTTTTCACAACAGTGTTGGCACTGGAAGCGATAGTATATTATTTAAGGTGTATTTAAAGAAGGACACCAATACGGTTGTAATTAAACCCAAATTGACCAATGCCTCTGATTGCGAGATTTCCGAATTCCCTCTCCAAAAGTGGGTGAACCTTATTATCAGCTTTAATGGTTCAGCGATGGACGTTTACGTCGATGGTAAATTAGTAAAATCATGCCTCGTTAATGTGGGTTCAGACCTCGCCAAAACACAGAGCATTGTATTGGGTGATGACTTGACGGGCAGTACGAGTGCGCCTAATACTATTAAGGATGTCGGGTTTATCACAAATGTGAAACTGAAGACGACGCCAATTGCGCCCCAAGAAGCATGGGATATTTACTCGCAAGGGTTTGGTGGCAGCCCCTGGAGCGACCTACTCAATAAATACAAGGTGAAATTGAGCTTCATTGTTGATAATCAGGAACAGACCAGTGTTAGCACGTAATCGAATACGCGAATACGCGAATACGCGAATACGCGAATACGCGAATACGCATTATATTATATATTGTTTTTTGCTTCGTAATATATAGTATAAATTATTCATAATTTTCTTCGTTTCATATAAGAGAACCATTTGGAAAAGATGAGTAGCAGCGAAGGCGATGGCAGCGGCAGCGGCAGCGGCGGTGGCGGATTCTTAAGCGGATTAACATCCAGTTTTTCGAGTCCAAGTCAGGCTGGATTGTCGTCTAGTTCTGGAATCGGTGGAGGTTTCGGATTAAAGGATTTCATGGAATCAAACAGTTATGTAGCCAAATTCGCATTCATATTGATGGTTTTTATTTCATTTTCGGTATTACTTAAACTTACGATAATCGGGTTATCCTATTTGATGCTTCCATCCATGTCGCCTATGGTATTAGACGGAACAGCCAATACGGAAGATATGGCAATGAATATATCACAGGACCCGTCTGTACCTAATTCGGTATTTATTTCTCGTTCTATGAATGAGAGCGGCGGTTTAGAATATACATGGTCGGCGTGGTTTTTAGTCAATCAGGCCCCTCAAGTCATAGATAAGTATTCCAGAATATTTAGTAAAGGCGGCGAAGGAACGAAACACGCTAGTACCGGGGTGTATTATCCCAATAACGCACCAGGCTTATACCTTAAGCGAACCGCCGATACAAAAGCAACAAATCCTGACAGGACCGATATCGGTGAAAATATAACATTAATGGCAGTTGTTGATGTCAATGGTAAGAAGAGCAGTAGTGGCGTTTCAATTGGCGATATGAACGAGCAACTTGTCGCGACAGATATCCCTATGAAGAAGTGGGTGAATGCGATTATACGTGTTACGAATAACGTGATTGACTTGTATGTTAATGGGCGTTTAGCACAACGGCGCAAGACCGCGGGTATCCCTCTCCAGAATTATGGAAAGGTGAATATCGGTGAAGATAAATCGGCCAATCGGTTTAGCGGATATATTTCAACCATCCAATATTTTAACTACTCACTCGGCGCAAATAAGATTATGAGTATAGTGGATGAAGGACCCAAACTGAAAATGGTTACAAATGGCGGTGAAGATATAATGGCCGCAAAATCAGTCGGTACCTATTTGTCGAATGTCTGGTATATGCGATAAACTCAGCCACTGGCGGAGTCACCGACGACAGTCATTTTTTACACGAGTATAAATCATCGTGTAAAAAATAAAATACAAAATCCTCTGTAATATATAGGATTATCGTAAGGATTATCGTAAGGATTATCGTAAGGATTATCGTAAGGATTATCGTAAGGATTATCGTAAGGAGAATGAGTAATAAAGACCCATCCTGGTCTCCGCCTTTAGCACAGGACCCGGTAACCAAAATTGTATATTTTGAAAATGAACCAGGAATTCGATATAATGTTTATTCACTCGGGTATCTCACCACATATAAATTACAAGATAATACATATACGTTCGGAGACGGCAGTCTCGACACCGATGTTTCATCCGCAATAACAAAGATCCGTTCTACGATGATTGGGGTGGTTCCATTGATTCGCATTACATCAGATAATAGTAATGCCCCGATTACATATTCGTTTCCAACGAATGATTATTCCATATCGATTATTACGTTGGAGCGGGATTATTATGTTATTCAGCAATCCAATCGGAACACTAGCACAAACATTAGATTACCATATCGACATGTGTTAATTATAAACGGAGTCTATACTTCGTCTGGCGGTTACAGTCCGTCGATATCGACGACGGATATACCGATGGAAATAAAACAGGCGGCATTTTCAGGGTTCAATGAAAAAAAAATCAACCTACCCGTAAAACTAACCAGGGCGACTACAAATCTTACGATTAAATCATTTGACCTCAGTGCGGGCTCTTATAATATAAGTGATTCGCGTAATAAAACACCCAGGTCGGCTTCAAATTCAGACTTTCTCGAAGGCGTGATTACGCTCGAATATACAAACGCATATTACGATTTAAGTTTCGCAGAGTTCGCGACCACAACCCGAAACAATCTGGCGGATGGAACACCGGATTACACAAATGTTGTGTATTACCTTACACAACGCGATGCGGTATTCGATATAAGCAACGATAATATTACGATATCCGATAATCGGATATTGATTCGAAAGGTGACCTACAATGCGAACAATCAATACGATTCAATACCGATAAAATTTTATCAGGTTGCGACACCGGTCTATGACCGGTCCATTCAGAGTATCGGCGAGTCCGTATTTTACGGCGGAAGAACAATCAAATTGAAGATTCTGAAATCGACGCCGAGATTTGAAGGTCAGACGCCTACGCAGAATACCAACGACCCAGCGACGGTTTACACCTTACCTGATTTGAATAAAATGACGACTGAAGGTTCGTTTGTAATCGTGCCACCAGTGTCCAATAATACAGACTCAAGTTCGAATTTCGTCATGTCGTCGTCGAATGAAGATGTCGTCAAAGTCGTATATTCCGCCACCACCGGGGTATTTACCGCGCGTGTTTATTTAGAAGGTGTCGCTACAATCACCGTAACGCAGTTCGAAAGCACCAATTTCAACAGAAAAACCGCGTATTTTAATGTGAATGTATTCAAAATAACCGCCGCCATTATTAATTGTAACACCAATGTGTTTTATACCAATCCGTATAACCGCCAGTTTTGGACGCGGTTCACGCCGAATTGCCGCAACTCCGATTTATATGACAGTGTAACCGGTGCAAAACTGACACCCGTCCAGGTCGACGACGTCTATGATATGCGCCGCAAAACCGAAATCCTCAAATACAATAAAAATGTCGGCGGGCTTACGAAAAGCCAGAAATACGCAAAGGCATCACGCGGCGAATTAATGCGCCAAATAGGGAATGAAAATAAGTATTTGAGCCAGTCGACGGGGATTGGAGGCGCGGCGGGGGCGGGGCCTTTTACACTCGTGTGTCCATCCACCCCTGAAACGCGTGCGCGATTACAATGTGGTCTAACGTCTGCATGCGGTGTGCCTGGGAAAGAGCGTGTATTGTGCTACGACCCCTCTGTGAATTTGTATAATTATAAGAAGACCTACGAATATAAGGCGGGCCTACAACTGACATCCAACATCCCGACAACCGCACTTACCGCACCCACCAATTTTGCGGTTACGGCATTTGACGTGGTTCTTAATCGCATTACTCTTCGTTGGGATGCGCCTGATTCCAACGGAGGGTTTCCAATAACAGGATATGTTATAACATATTCCGTCGATAATAAAACGTGGGCACCTTATACGAGTATTTTACCGAATGGCGTGCGGACTGGTGCGGATGCGAGTTATAACGCGGTATCGGGTGAATTGAACGGAAATACCGTCGTGTTTGAGCGAAAACCGGGGTCGATTGAAATCCGCACAAATACCGTATATTATTTATCGGTTTTTTCCGGCAATGAGCGTGGGCTTAGTAGTGTGCCAGCAACGCTCACATTTAAGACGTCGTCTAGTCCAAGCCAGATCACCGAATTTTCATTCAGTGACGCCGATGAACGTAAAAATCTGATGATTGACGTGAAATGGACGAATCCGTCGAATTTGGGCACGTCTGTGCCGGGTGGGTATAACGGGCCGCCAATTACATCATACAACTTATATTATCGCGAGACAACCGTTACTACGTGGAATAAAATAAACATCGATATAAGCAATGTGATATCCATCGCGTCGAGTGCCAGTGTAAAACGATACATATTGCGAAATGTTGAAAATGAGAAAAAATATAATTTGAAAATAGAACCGGTAAATTCGGTGGGCGTTGGACCAGAATCCACGATATTGACCGCGCGAACATTAATGAAACCGAGAGCACCTTTGAATGTGGTCGCAAGCACGAAATATGGATTATTGCCGCCAACGATGACGGACCTGTCGCGAAATTATATTAGCGTAAACTGGAGCAGACCGGATGACGGAGGAAGTGTGATTAAATATTATAATATTACAGTTACGAATCTCGGAATTAACGGTACGTCACAATCATTTCCATTTAATATTAATTCTACAAATAAAAATACAAACAATACTACATTTACATCGAATATTACTCGATTATCTGCGGGAACTGGATATGGATATATTGTGGATGGGTCTTATTCAGTTGTAATTGCGGCATATAATGGATTTCTGACAAGCGAATCAAGCAACGTTGCGAAAATTACTATTTTACCGACTTCTGCGAAACCGTCGATATCGGATGTCATTGGGTATTACGATCAGTTTGGTTTGAAATACTCTCAACTCATATTTACGATCAATAATAGTATTGTCGAAGGTATCGTCATAACAAATATCCGGGTGAATGGTCTGAATTCGACCTACCCCAAATTAACAGATACAATAACAGATATATACGGTCAAGCAATCAATGGAACAGGTGAACATATTATTAATGTTCCGACTACTTACTCCGGGAGTGAGTTGATTATTGTTGGCAATACCTATAGTTTAACATTGACAATAACATATTCTAGCGGCGTAGAAACAACGAGTGAAATATTCGTATACACGCCCGAAATAAAGTATGTTGACGCATAGCGTCATCCTTCCAGCGGATGCTGGAAATTGAGCGAAGCGTCAATCGCGCAACGTTGGGTCTATACACATTTCTTGGCGCGAATACATATCAGGCGGGACGCCTGTATTAATCGCGCAACGTTGGGTCGATACACATTTCTTGGCGCGAATACATATCAGGCGGGACGCCTGTATTATTCGCGCAACGTTGGGTCGATACACATTTCTTGGCGCGAATACACCTGTCCCGACATACATTTATCACCTGCTTCCACCCTAGCGCAGCTTCTAAATCCACGGTCTTCGCCAATATAGCAATATCCGGCTTTTCCGCTTTGGTGTTTTTGAGTAGCACTTGTGCTATCATCCGCGCTAGGCGACGGCCCCGAATATTCACGGCTTGCTTTATCTAAAAATGTGTATTTCGAGTCGTCGTTATTATTGAAACCAGGCTTTTTATCTGAACTATTATTCATAGGAGGAGGGATTGGTGCGCGATGAGTCCCGGCTGCGGTGGGAGGCATAGAAAGCGTCTTACCGCCTTTATGCTCGTCGTCTGAATCCGAATCCGAATCGGATGATGTATCGCCACCGGCTGAACGTGACACAGGTGCCGGCGTTCCACTAACCTTCGCAATAAGTTCGCGGCCTTTATCTTCCATTGTATGAAAGAATGCGGTTATTTTCGCACCGATACCCCCCATTCCTAAATGAAAATCACCGTTATTGGCTAAATTGGCCCACATAAACCACAAGATCACCGCTATCAGGATGACCTTGATAATAAATGTAAATGAAAAAAAGGAAGACCCACTATCACCGTCATTGTCACTGACAATAGTGAGGTCAATGTCACTCACGCTACTGCGGACACCCGACCACGCCGATGATGCTGCCGATGACAAGTCCGACACCCGTGACTTTAACGACGACGCGGTATCTTGGGCCTTTTCAATCATTCCAGGAACAATTCCCGATTTCACCATTTTCGATTTTGCGGATAATCCGCTATTCACCGTCGTGTCATTGCTAGGTTTCGTCAGATTTGTGAATTTAAATTCAGGAAGAGACATCAATGTATATTTATTATCTACTGTATAATAATTACAGCTATAATAATTTACAACTGTAATAAATAATGCTAGGGTGCGTTGCCATTGCCGGAGTCTTCTTTCCGAATTACCGTATTCATCGAATTTAATGCCTCGAGACGCTTAATCGTGCGCTCCAGGTCATCATTCTTATCACCCGTGACACCGCCGCTATATCCCGCAGATGAAAACAGATAATCCGTATCCGGGCTGATTTCATGCTGTTTAATCTGTTTGTATATTCCGTTTATGTTCGCAACAGCTGTCTCGATAATAAGTCGGTCGTTTATCATCTCTATTTTACCATCATATTCCGTCGTAAGAAGCGAAATCGCGAAATAAATCAGGTATCGACGCTTCTTGCGAACCCCCGGTGTAAATCGTACACAATATAACCGTAAAAGGCTTTTGATTATTTTCTGGGTAAGTATGGTATGGTCTTCATCCACACTTTCACTTCGTGCTACAATAATATCCCAAATCATCCAGATGGGGTCAAATTGGAGTTTATCATCGACGGGGATATGCGACCGTCGTTCGCACCGGCATGTCTCTTTCTTGGATTTACAGATGGATTCAAACTCCGTTATCCATTCCACCCAATAGCACGCTTGGAGTGTATTTTTAGATTCGTTGGAGATGTGGTATGCGAACTCGTTGACCGCGATGAAAATCTCCTTGGGGTCACGTGACCGGAAATAATCTTGTGCGTAATCCACGCGTGGGGCTTTCAATTTGTGTGACATTGTCGTGATATCATATTCCTCCTTCTTCTTGATTTTAATACTGTCGTATTTATGTTGTCGCTTGGAGTTACATAATACGCACACGATTTCCGCGAAAAGGGCGCGCATCTTCGGATGGTTTCGCAGGCGCAACTCGTTCCCGATGAACCCGTTCGAGAGAATCGACTTGAAACTTTCGAACCGCATTTCAATATAAAGCGGTAGTTTGGGGTTTGCTAAATGGATGTATTTACTGATAAAGGTAATAATAATATCCCAGAGTTCGAGGTAGTGTCCGGAGCACACCAATTCCGCGCTCCAATAACAAGAAGGTTCTACTTTAGAACTGGATAGACTATTCAATAATTCTTTACGGACATCGGATTTTTTATATGCGGAAAATGTGACCCCGCGAAACTCATTTTCCGTGCGAATATCGTTGATTTCATTTGGGTCGGTCATAGTACGCCGATTCTCCGTTTCTTATAATACACCATCGGTTATTTATGCGGGGGTTTAACGAACGCCGGCGGCGGCCGCTTTTTGGCCTGTTTATTTTTATAACGACATATTAGTAGTCTCATATCGTTCCGGAATGGCGTCGTCATTATATAAATCATTCTCGGCGTATATAAAATCAATTACAAAATGGGAGATATTGGTATTCTTGTTTATTCTAATGATGATACTTTGTTTTATTAAGCGAGACTTGTCATGCCACGCAGAAGGGTTCGAGCAGCAAAGCAAATACAAAATATACGAAAATGACACCATCTACGACAGTTTTTATGCGGATATCTATGACGAGCTCTTTATACAGCCGAATAAAATAGAGGCAGAAGTGGATGAAATCATTCATATCACTGGCGCGAAAAAGGCGGATAAGAGATTTAAGGTCTGTGATTTGGGGTGCGGTCTAGGGCACCACGTCGACCAGTTACAACATAAGGGTGTCAATGTCATCGGGTGTGATAAATCACCGGCGATGCTTCAAAGCGCGAGAGATTTATACCCCAAGGCCAAATTCGTAGAAGGCGACTTTATGAAACCGATGTTATTTAGCGAAGACGAGTTTAATGTGCTGACCTGTTTCTATTTTACGATTTATTACGTGAAAGATAAACGCACATTTTTCAAGAATTGCCATCAGTGGTTGCGACCTGAAGGATATTTAATCCTTCACTTGGTGGACAGGAATCATTTCGACCCGATTGTGCCTGGTGGGAAGCCCCTGTTTTTGGTATCCCCGCAAAAATACGCCAAAGACCGTATCACCAATTCTCTCGTGAAGTTCCGCAGTTTTCAATACAAATCGGATTTCAAGGCACCACCGCCTACGAAAGGCGCCGACGCCGACGCTGCCGCCGCCGGCAAAGGAAAGAACGTCGGTACATTCACCGAAAAATTCACCGATGATAAGACCGGTAAAGTGCGTGAGAACGTACATACCTATTACATGCCGACAAACCGAGAGATTTTAGATACAGCGAAAGAGGTCGGGTTTACAGTCACGGGACAGGTGGACCTGGTTCACGTTCTTAACGAGCATCAATATTTATTCATTCTTAAAAAGGTTGCGTAATAATCTATCGCGAATCATTCTATACAATACATAACTGTGTATTGTATGACAATATTGGAATCTCTCGGAGCGTCGCTTCCGTCGCTTCCGTCGCTTCCGTCGCTTCCGTCGCTGCCCCCATTGTTTTTCCATTACGCAATATGTATACTATGCGCTCTATATCTCATCAGTATCGCCGTATTAAAATTCAATTACTATTATTGGTATCACCAGCCACTAACATTCCGGTTTTCAGTGAAGCGCTGGTATGCTGCGCGGCGACCCAATACATTTACAAGCACGATGAACCTGCTGGGCGACGTCGGCGTCGGCGTCGGTGGCCACGCAGCAGTAGTGTATCCATTTATTACAAATGTAAATTACGATAATGTCAAGGTTTATTCTACAGCGTTCTCTCGAAGCCCGCCATGGGATGATATTATTCAGGGGATATCAGAACTATTGAACAAGAATCATAAACTCGTCGTGAATCCTGGTTCGACGTCGGCGTCGGCGTCGGCGATGATTCCATATACGCATCACGAGAGATTGGCGTGTATTATCTCGAATGAAACACATGGTCTGGCCGCGTTTGTCGGCGTGTATCGATCACGATTGCCTGCCGGGCGTGGTGTGGCTGCTGGTGACATACACGGTGTATGTATTCTTACACCCCGTATTAAAATAGAAAGGGACCTGACCATCCAAGAAGCGGCGGCGGCGAGTGCGACGGTGCCATTATCAACGTCCATATATGTATGCGACCACCTCGCCTGGTCCCGTTACGATATAAGTGACCGCGAGAGTCTCGAACTTCTTGAAACAACCGAATATATTCAGAAGTCGCGAGAGATTGCGGGGGAACAAACATTATACAGATATAACCAGATACCCTGGTTTGTTATTCCATTTACCACAGTATATACATATGCTCTATCTCTCGAGAGATTGCTCTCGCCCGTCCGCGGGCGGGCCGCCGTCGGTCGCACCGTCGGCCATACCGCCGTCATAAAGGTTTCGTCCGTCAACTTCGCCCTTTTTTATGCGTTTATAAATGAATGTTCGAGAGATTTCCGGTGTTCTATTTTAAATGAGATAACGCATCTAGAGCATCTCATTCAATCAGGAATATATCAGGTCTATATGTTACTTCTAAATAAAACACGGGTTCTATCGATATATATCTATGGCCCGTCATGGGCCCAGGCAAGCCCCGAATCTCTCGAAGATGCGTCCAAGAAGCATCGGGATACGTCTCATAAAAAGAAGACTCGGGGGAATCGTATCGAGAGATTACATAATTATATATCTCAAACATCGACAGCTGTCGTCAAATATCTACCGCCGGTTATACCGGCGAAATACGATCTCTCGGGGAGGCGGGTAGGAATCTCTCGAAAAGGTGCCTTGGTCGGGACGGGCACCACAGGCACCACAGGGACCACCGCCTACGACGACGACGACGTATATAACCCGTCCACCGAAATACCGCGCCTTTTATCATCTGTTCGCAATAAACAACATTGTGATACACAAGTATTTGTTGACGGTTTTATAGAAAGCTTGAAAATGCGGTGTCGTATGGGATCGGGACCGGGACCGGTTCTTATCGATACCATCGCACATAACTATATAATTATCGATGAAATCGTTCGGTCTGTAACGGATGTCACATCCGTAGTACTATGGTCGAATAAATGGTATTACGTATTATATAACGCAATCATTCACCGGGAATTACCGTGTAAAGATTTATTGATGATATAATGTGCGTGTGTATCGTTTTCGACACATTATTACCGACGATATAGCATTCGATTACCGCCTAGCATACTAAACCTGCCGTTGCCACCTACACGGCCATTGCCAGGGATCGCGTTCGTAAATGTATCTACGATGAAAATAATAAATATGCCTAAAAAGCAATACAATACCAGCTCTTCAATCACGTGGCCGGTCTTTTCGTCCTTCTTATCTTCCATCATATGAATGATGTAATTCAACTTTTCGATAAGTGCCGCATTCGTTCCGGACATCGCACCATTATGTCCGGCGGCGACGCCTCCTCCCGCGGCAAGTTGATTCGCGAGTGTCTCCGCATACGGCACGAATTGTTCATAATATTGAGAAGCGTATGTGCTTGTTTTTGTTCTATCGCCGCTGGCTGTGCCAGTGCCACCGGTTCCGCGAGGGTCCACGTTTCGTGTGCTATCCCCGTAAGGTGTCGTGAAGTGAGGCGGTGCTGAGAACCGGCCCGATGCTCCTGCGGTAGTTCCCGGCGGTTCGGTGCCAGCACCAATGCCTGCGATATCGGCCGCTGGGTTCATCCCTTCCAGTAATGTAGAAGAATAGGACGATGCTGGATTTAGGGAGTTCATTTGGGTTGTCTTTCGAACCACGCCATTATTGCTAGATACGCTGTTATCTGGACCGCGAATAACTCCCTGACTCGTTACATTTGTAGCATATACACCCATCCCTTGCGCCGGATATGCCGGTAATACCGAATCCGCGTCGTTTTCGTCGGGGTCGCTATCTTCCCCACCTTTTCGATGGATATTTTCGATATAATCCTTGATTTGCTTTATTTTCTGGCCAGCTTGTTGTATCATCCCTTGGTTCGTTCCATTTACGTTGGATACATTACCGTTCGCTGATTGTAATAATCCTCGTTCAGGCCCGCCGCCGCCGCTGCTGTCATTTGCGTTCTGATTACGTGGAATCTTTAGGGTTCTATTACCGGTGCCGGTGCCGGTGCCGTTTCGTCGATTATATATTTTTCCGTTTCCGTTTCCGTTTCCGTTTCCGTTTCCGTTATTAAGATTTCCACTTTCGGTGTATTCAGAAAAACCTAAAGATGACATATTCTCCTATAAAAAAATGAGATTTTAATTCGAGGCCGAAATGTAAATTATGATAATATATTTTTCAGTTAGATATGAAAAATATATTAGTTATGTATATACGACGAAAATGGTGAAAATCAGCAAAGAACTTTCTTTAGGAGTTTTATTGGTGCTTGTGGTTATTATGGTTCTTAAACCAAACCTTCTCGGGTTTTTGTATAATAACATTTTAGGCAAACTGGTGTTTGTTGCGGCGGTTGTGTTTCTTTCATTGAAGCATACGGCGGCTGGCTTGCTCGCGGTTGTGTTTATCGCAATCGTGGCTACGATGTCCGGTTATCACGGATTCGAAGGTATGGATGTTCCCGAGAAGGAAGGCAATGACGACATGGATGGTGATGAGAAGAATAAGAAGGCGAAGGCGAAGGCTGCGGTGACGGAAGGTATGGACACCAAGAAGAAGTGCGATGGGGACAACTGTGATGTGACAGAGGGTGCCGAGGGCCAGGTCAAGCCCGTTGACGAAATCAATGCGCTCCTCAAGTCCAAGTAATACTGTGCGGCCATCGTCACCGATGTAATGTTCCTATTTTTCAATACACATTCGTATATGTGTTGAAATATATCTATGGTAATTATAGTAGTCATTCATACAATATGAATAATAATCAGGAAAATCGAATCCAATATTATATACAATATCTCTCATCGTGGGTTTATCATAATGTGCTATATACGGAGACGGCTGCCGTCTTATTAAAATTTATAGTTTTTGTTATTTTACTATCACTTCTGGTGTATCAACAATACTATTATTTCGCGGCGGGTGCGGCGCTTGCTTCGGTGTATTTATTTCTCCGGCCGGGTGCGGCGACGGGCATGGCGGGCATGGCGGGCACGGCGGGCACGGACAACGCGGTGCTACGTGTTGACAAGGACGAGCTCACCACCGGAGTCCCATTAGTGAAGGAAGGATTTTCGATTGGAATGCCGAAAATCATCAAGGGGGATGACTCCGGGAAAGATTATCATCGGTCCAATAAATTCATCGAAGAAGACAGCCGCGATTTTACCGAGAAGTATTTCAATAGTAAAAAATGCGGGATTGGAAGCGGGATCGGCGGAATAACCATGTTCGGGAGCAATGAACTCATTGGGGGGACGCGGACAGTCGCGTTAGCTGGATTGTATGACTTTGCGGGAAATTTGGGCAACCGATATAAGTATTTCAGGGATTGCGTATTTATTCCTGTGAAAAGGAGTTTGGATAACGGTGGAGGTGATTTCCGAGATATTAAAACGACAATATGTGACAATATAAATAATAAAATTATTAATATCAACCGTATTCTAGAGCGTTTTGATTGGAAAATACTGTTTGATACACAGACAGACCCGAACTCCGATTTTAACCAACGGGTTTCTTTGTCGAATAATGACCAAACCGATACAGCTATCCCGCAATATAGTTCACTGATTAAGGGCAGCGACAATAAATCAAAATTCAAGAATATTAAATCGGTGGGTGACGTGGATGACATCGATAGCAAACTGTATGCGGAGTTGCTTACAACCATTAATAATAACCGTACGATGAATTCAAGCGTTCGCCAACGTCATTTGGATATATATGCGAAAGCATATGGTATTCGTAATAGTCTGGACAGTATATTTGCGAATATGCGAACTCAAACAAAAAATGACGCGTCTTTAATGTATACAGTTCGTATCGGTGAGTCCGTCGTCCAACAAATACGAACGATGTTGAGTTATCTGGCGATAATCCAACGAACGAATGATATTATTCTCTTTGAGAAGAATGTTGGTACTGATAAGAAAGGTATATACAATATGGCACCATCCGGATTACCACCCACTGGCGAACTAGGTGTTATTCCAAATACGGAGGAAGGCGAATACAAGTCGAAAATAGTGGGCGGTAATAATATATTCAAAATACCGCTGGAAGATGACACCTATAATAATAACGATGAAAAGCGGTATGTTTATGGTATAACATATTATTTTGATACAGCGAACAGCAAACCATAATGTAATAGATAAAATATAATAATATACTAATAATATACTAATAATATAGCAAACGCGATGTTGAAACCCCGAACTATATTTATTTTAATCGCGATGATGATTGTTGTATTGGCAACGTCTGCGTTTGGTGTGTATACCGACAGCGTAAATAACGATGATGCTCCGAAGCATCATAAACCAGTGCCGATGGCATCATCATCCGAAAACAATGTAGTCGGTGCTTCTGGTGCGGCAACATCACATAAACACAGTAAATCGCATTTAGACGTATCTGAAAAGACCGACGGGCCTTATATCAAAGATGGAACGAACGTATATCGCGGAAAGGCCAGCGGATATGATTTGCCTGGCGACAGTGACAGTGACAACCACAACGACAACGAGAGCGACAATGATGCCAATCAAAGCGAATTTCAAAAGAAAAAGAAATACATATCTAAAATGTTTGAAGAGATATTTAGCAAATGGAAATCCAATGAAACGATAATGGCGCCAAGTGGTATTGAGGAGTTGGAAACCCCGGAGGGGTTTAAGATCCGTGAGAAATTTAAGAAAGGGGTGCGTCAGGGAATGCGTAAATTGAAAAACGCGTTTGGAGGGCGTTCCAAGTAACTAATTCGAAATAGAATCTCTAATGGTATAATAATATACATACATATACACGCGTTATTATTATGACATCAAAAAAAAATAACAGTAGTCGTCGACGTCGTCCGGATACCAGCAGTGGCAAATCGGGAACGGGAACGTCTGGCGCACCACCACAAACCGGTGGCGCACCCGGTTCTATCGCATCATCGCCGCTTATCCCGTCCATAACACTCAAATCATTTACGGACCTGTTTTCCGGTAAAACGAACTTTTTCACACTCCAATCACCGGCCAACAATATTATGAATTCTCGGGTGCTGACGACGATGCATAATTTCTTCCATAATCTGAATACCAGCACATTTTTCGCCGGGTTCGTTATGCTTATTTTGAATATTGGGTCTCGGTATATTAATTTGGACCTGAACTCATCGACTGAATCCTGGATTAAATATTTGATGAGTAAAGAGGTGCTTGTATTTGCGGTGAGTTGGATGGGAACACGCAGCATCTATTACGCGCTTGTTATAACTGCGTGCTTTACCATCGTTACTGACCATTTTATGAATGCGGAGAGTCGGTATTGTGTCATCCCTTCCAAATTTAGAGATTTACATAAGATGACCGAGGAAAAGCACGGACCGGAGAAGAATGTCAGCGATTTAGAAATAAGCAACGCGCTTCATACGCTGGAGAAGGCGAAGAAGGAGAAGGAAGAGACAGACCACTTGGAGTTGGTGAAGTACCATCAACTATTTAAAGATGACACATTTGAGTCATCGCCCGCAAATGTCAATGGCAAGAAATGAACCGGAGGCGTATCACGGGACGTGACGGAACGTGACGGGCGTTACTATACAACAAACAATTTTATAAATAGTATATAGCTAGGGGTTATAATACTATTTATATCACTCAATACAAATAATAATACAATAACGTGATGCCACAACCAACACCACCACCAACACCACCACCACCACAATCAAGACCACGTCTTCTTAAAGCAGCGGCAACAGTAGCGGCAGTATCAGCAGCGGCAGTAACAACAGCAGCGGCAGCAGCGGCAGCAGCGGCAGCAGCAGACGCAAAATTGAATGAGGCACGCGAAAAGTTAGCGATCGCAAATGAAAAGAAAAATAGTAAGGAACATTCGGCAAAAACACTGCGTGACAATGCGGATGAGGCACAGAGGATCGCGTATTTCTCCAGTGGTGCCGCCGCCGCCGCCGCCACCGCTGCTGCCGCCGCCGCCGCAGCTGTCGACGACGCAGTCAATGCAGTAAAACAACCAGCAGAAGCCGCAGCAGCAGCAGCAGCAGCAGCAACAGTATCGAAGCAAAAACTTGCCGATGCAACTGAAAAGTTATCAGAAGCAAAAGCAGAAGCAAAAGCAAAAGCAGAAGCAAAAGCAGCAGCAAAAGCAGCAGAAAAAGCAGCAGAAAAAGCAGCAGAAAAAGCAGCAGCAGCAGACAATGAATCCTTAAAAAAACCATACATTACGATAACTAATCTTAAGACTGTTATCGATTCAAGTATTGACCGACACGTCGAAGAACTTAGTGACAGCGTCGCTTTGAAAGAAGTTCCCATCGTAGGAACGTCCGGTTCGAGTAAATCATCCACTCCTATATTCAATCTTATTGACGGAGAGTTCCCAAAATTACAAGTGGATATATACGAACAGATGGTATATCACCGTGCGAAAACAACGAATAAAAATCCGCTTGAATTATTTGTTCCTTACCGATACAAGATCAACTATGATAAAATAAAACAATACTTCTCGGAAAAAGTGAATGATAAAGATACACAGGCTCTTGTAAATGAAATAATATCGGCATTTGGTAATAGTAACAATTGTCTATATTATAAACATACGATTGCCGGGAAGACACTCAGAGGTGCGGATTCAGCAACATCAGTCGATCTGGATAAGAACGCGATTGAAAGTATCCAAAATAAAATAGATAAATGGCATTTCGATTACGCCGAATGGTTGTTTTATGATAACGCAAGCACATTTTTTATTCAAAACAAGACATTACCGCAAGACGATTTATTGACTTTGAAAATGGACTTTGATGATGTATTTCAGGGTGAGACTACGGGACTAATGGAGATCGTTGATGAAATTAGAAAGAAGTATGAAAAATTATTGAATAGGTATACTAAAAACATTGACCAACCCGATATCAAACATGCGTCGACCAATTTTGATAATTATATCGGTTTATTTGAATTATTATATAATGATATTGTCAAGAGGAAAGACGAGTCGTTAGAATATGTTACAGAACGTCAACGGTATTTTCCAACATATAACTTTGATTCCGACAGTATGAATGAGCTATACAGAATATTTGAGAAATTACACAATGTATTTGAGCGAGAAAAATTGGTTAGTAGTAAATCACCACCGGAATCTGGATTTGATACCGTCCCAATAAATTCAAAAATTAAATTATTAGAATCAATAAATGAGGAATACTTCAAATTAAAAAAGAGTATCGAATCAAACTCGATATTAAAACATTCCGATGAAGAATTTGATACATTTATGCTCGGGTCTCGTAGTTTCGAAATCGATAGACAACGAAAATTCATACCTAATTATAAAATAATCCAGTATATTTTTCATTTGATTCATAAGGCCGCCGACGACGACAAGTTCACAAAAGACGCATTCACGATAAATTATGGTGATGACATTAAGCCAGCGGATTTATACAAATTAATCGATACATTACAAGAAGCGGCGGAGGGGGAGGATGCGGCGGGGCTTTCGCGTGACGAAAAGACGAAACTGGCACAGTTTTTAACTGATAAAAACACAATCAATACGTATAATAAGTTAATCGAAAAGTTACGATACAGGATTACAATCGACCCAATACAGAATGATGTTGATTTGCCTGAACAACAGCCAGACGATATTCCACTAGTCGGTGCCAACCTATCCGCTAAAAAAAAGAGTGTAACAACACATATAAATAATGAATTAACACGCATCGGTTTTAACCGTTTAGATAATACAGGCATGATGATAGACAGTGCCAACGTCAGAATTCATGAGATTGAAGATAAAATCGCCGTATTACACGGCAAGCATTTCAGGTCAATGCTGATTTTTTATAATTACATAAAGGCCAAACGCTCTGCTGATGATGCTGATCCTAAATCCGCAGCGATTGCTACGTTTTTTAATAAATTTTACGAAGACTCTAAATTGGCGAATGAAAATTTGGAGCCGTTTTCGAGCATACGCGACAAAACTGTAGAAAATTTTTCATTTGGGGTCGATCTTATTTTCTGGACCCTGTTCCGTATTACGAAATACTATTTTTCGGGAATGCATGCTAATTTCATAAAAAAAATGACTGAGCAAATTGGACCTCAAAACGCATATATACGCAAGTTGACTCTTGAAATCGGGTTGAAAGAAAGCAAGCTCAAGCACATATGTGACCTTGTTGCGAAAACAGGCGGAATACCAGTAGAGCGGATTATTCCTGATCGCGCGAAATATTATATAACAGACGATGCGAGTATGTATGTGGGGTTTGTTGATTCAGATAATTTCAAAAAGAAATGGTCCGAAAAAATAAGCACTGTTAATAACTCCGCCGATGCCAGAGATGATGGTATTGCGGATAAAGTGAAATTTACCACGAATAAAATGAAGAAGAAAATAAATGATTCTCTCGGAATGACCGCGCTGGCCGTGGGAATGAACCAACAAAAAATGGCCGGTTTGCTTTCTACGTTAATAGAATTTAATACCGTTCAGGTTGTAAATATGATCTTTGCTAAACCGCGTAATATATGGTATTCCCCCGATTTACGAGTTCGATTGAATCCAAATACATCGAAATGGATTTTCTTTCAATTGGAAAAACCCGAAATTATATCGGGCCGCGCATTCGAAGCATTCAAACGAGAATTGGTGAAACCGGTGGATGACTATGGGACGGCGGCGGAAGGTGGATCGAGCCGGTTATCGCGTATTTTGTATAAAAATACGACAACAATTCCACCGATTAATATCAGTAAACTAGCCACACCACCAGCACCTCCCCCATTTTTGATATTTATTATTTCGAAAGAACCGGTGCCGCCTAGAATGCTGGATAAAGACAATATAAAAGACTCGACAGATATAATGTTTGATAATCCGTTGTTTAGTGCTCCAGGTGTGGCTGGCGTGGCTGGAGTAGTAAAAGAAGATGGAACCACTCTTTCCGGCGCAATTATGGAAAAATTAAGACGTGTAAATCCATTCAAGACTCCAACAGAGACAAATTGTAACAGTATTCTCGGCCAGATTTCCAAGGCCAGTACGGATTTAAATAATGCGTTTGCTGATTCGGTTAAATCAATCGGCGGTGATGTGAATCAGAAAATGGATACGTTTCTACAAGGGTCTAAAGACGCTGTCACGGATGATGCGGAGATAGAAAAAGACGAGGCTGTAGTAGAGGCAAAAGACGCCGTCGAAGCCGCCGCCGCCGCCGCACAAGCCAAAGAAGACGAACAAATTAAAGCAGATGAAGCCGCCGCCGCCGCCGCCGACCAACAAACTAAAGCAGAGGAAACCGCCGCCTCCGCTAAAAAAGCACAAGAGACAGCCGCTGATAAAGCAAAAATATACAAAGATAATGCCGGACGGGCAGATGTAGCAGCAGCAGAATCAGCAGTAGAAGTAGCAGCAGCAGCAGCAGCAGTAGTAACAGCAGCAGCAGCGGCAGCTGTAATAGCAGCGGAAGGAGCAGAAGATGCAGTTTTAGGTAAAGTCATAAAAACATTCGATAATGCCATAAACGAAGCTGCGGCAGCAGTAGCGGCAGCAGCGGCAGCAGTAGCGGCAGCAGTAGCGGCAGCGGCAGCGGCATCAAACGATGCGAATGTGGCGGCGGCAACAGAAGTGAATAGAAAAGCGGATGAAGTAAACATTGAGGTAACAAAAGCAGCAGATGAAGCAAATACAGCAGTAGCAGACGCAATGACCAAAAGGTTAGCGAAGAAGCAAGAAGAAGATGCGAAGAAGCAAGAAGAAGATGCGAAGATAGCGGCTGCCGCCGCCGCCGCCGCTGCTGCTGCCGCCGTTGCTGCTGCTGCTGCTGCTGCCGCCGTTGCTGAGAATGAACGTAAGCGAGTTGAAGAAGCAAAAGCAGCCGCAGAAGCAAATGCAGCAGCAGAGGCCGAGGCAGCAGCAGAGGCCGAGGCAGCAGCAGAGGCCGAGGCAGCAGCAGAAGCAAAAGCAGCGGCCGAAGCCAAGGCAGCCGCAGAAGCCAAGGCAGCAGTAGCAGCAAAAGCAGCAGCAGAAGCAAAAGCAGCGGCCGAAGCCAAGGCAGCCGCAGAAGCCAAGGCAGCAGTAGCAGCAAAAGCAGCCGCAGAAGCCAAGGCAGCAGCAGAGGCCAAGGCAGCAGCAGAGGCCAAGGCAGCCGCAGAAGCAAAAGCAGCAGCAGAGGCCAAGGCAGCCGCAGAGGCCAAGGCAGCCGCAGAAGCCAAGGCAGCCGCAGAGGCCAAGGCAGCCGCAGAAGCAAAAGCAGCCGCAGAGGCCAAAGCAGCCGCAGAAGCCACGGCAGCAGCAGAGGCCAAGGCAGCCGCAGAAGCAAAAGCAGCCGCAGAGGCCAAAGCAGCCGCAGAAGCCACGGCAGCAGCAGAAGCCAAGAGGAAGGCAGAGGAGGAAAGGTTGAAGGTTGAAGCTGAAACCAAGAGGATAGCGGATGAAGAGGCAGTTGCAGAAGCCAAGAGGAAGGCGGAGGAGGAAAGGTTGAAGGTTGAAGCTGAAACCAAGAGGAAGGCGGATGAAGAGGCAGTTGCTGAAGCCAAGAGGAAGACGGAGGAGGAAAGGTTGAAGGTTGAAGCTGAAACCAAGAGGAAGGCGGATGAAGAGGCAGCAGCAGTTGCTGCCGAACTCCAAAGAAAGGCGGATGAAGAAAAGGCGGCATCCGACCTTGCTGCTGCTGCTCCTGCGGTCGACGACCAACAGAAGGCAGATGTCGCCTCGAAGGTTAAACCCTCCAAACCTTCTGGTCGTCGTAAATATTCAATATTCGTACCCTCTGGGGAAGGTGATGGTGATACTACGATATTGGAACTGGTGGAGGAGGATGATGATGGTGGTGTTGTTGGTAGTGATAGAGGTGATGATGGTGCGGATGCGTTTGAGTTAGATGGTGGTGGTGTTGGTGGTGGTGCTGCTGCTGTTGATGGTGGTGGTGGTGGTGTTGGTGGTGATGAAACTCAAGGTGGCGGCAGCAACCCCAACAAACGTGATATTATTCAACGAGGAGGAAAAGACCCCGCAAATTTAAAGATTTATAAAATAACAAAATTATCTCCGTTGGTTCAAAATTTGTTGTTGTCATTTAAACCAGTAAATGAAATATTTAAAGGCGATAAATTAATAGCTATTGGTGACCGTGAAAGGTTGAAAAAAGAGGGTGATGATGCTATTATCCAGTATAATTTAGACACTCTTAAAAATGGAGCAGTTGAGGTGACGGATGCGGATGCTAAATCTGAGTATCAAAAAATAGTAAAGAATTTGATACCTACCAATGATACGAAAACCTATTTTGATTCAGACGGGCTAGGGAACAGGATTGCGTGGAAAAAATCAATTATTAAACTTATGAACTTTCTTGATAAAAATCCAGTTCGAACAACCGAAAACGGCAAAACATACACAGATATGTATAAAATTCTGTGGAATGTTACAAAACAGTCAAATACAATTAGTGCGTTCAGGTCAATGTTTGATAGTAAAAAAGAATCAATAGCAGAATTGTCAACCAAAATAATTGATGAAATTAAGCCATTTAATTTCGTCAAGAAGATAGGTTGGGATGCCCCGGCATCTAATAGTTTATTTGATCTACTTTTTAAAAACTTTTCTACTTGTATTGATATCAAGACAATATCCGATTTCTTAGATAAAAAAGCGCAAGCATCATCATCAGTTGACGCGTATAGTTTCAAGTTGAATTGGCTTATTCTGATTGCGTTTCATATTTGGAATGAACCTCCAAAGAATATTTATAAAGAAAAACAAGAAAAACCACCAGATGAGAAAAACCAAATCTTAATTGATATTTGCGAATTGATAGAACATCTTTATAGAATATTTATCGGATGGGTAGAAGCATTCAAGACCCAGGATTCAATAATTAATACATTTAATCCAATTAGCAAAGACGGTATAACCTATTTAAAAAAAACTAAAACAAATATCATGGACGATATTACAGATAGTACATTAAAATATTTACGCAAAGAGATACAAAAAGAATTGTGTAAAAGAGGAACAATGGACGTCATTTCAACATCCGCCCAAAAACCATCGCCACGCGCCACCCGTGGTGTCCCAGTTTTAAATTTAATTCCCCCTAGCCCTTTACGACCTACCCCCCCTGGCGCCAAAATGGATTCTCCCCCCACTGACGTGTCGACCGGTAGCACGTTGAGTACGAGGGATTTGACTCGCACATTGCTGCAAAACTCAACACAATCACCCCTTCGGGGTATGACGAATATTACCCCACTTCATACTGGTTCTGAGTCAGCTAGAGGTAATCAGCGTGATACAGTGATGTCTGGACCTCGGTCATTTAGAGAAGGAGCAAGATCGGCCGTAGTTGCCCCTGGATCTCAACCTCAGGCATTATTTAAAGATAGAGTAACTAGTGCGTATGCACAAACTAGACTTACACCTACACCTAAAAATGCGTGGCCGTCGCCACGCCTTATCACTGAGAGTAATGACGCCCTCAAACCATCAACTTCAGTAATGCCAACACGACCATCAGTGTCATCAACTGCAAGGGTACGCCAAACTAAGAACGTATCTGAATCCAAAGACGGCGGTAATAAACGCCGAACCAGAAAAAACCCGCGTGTCGCACGACGTGCGCATCATAAAACAATTCGCCGGTTATCTGCGTCATCATCGTCTCAACTGACAAATCCCGGTAACCATAAATATACCAGAAAACATATAATTAGAAAAGAATGACAAGTCTCCGCTTCTGATTCGGTATAACTGACAATTGTAAACGGAAATGCTCTTCGAATATTTTGGCGTAGTCGATCACGCTTTCGCTATCGCTTTCGGGTACGCCGTGAGCATAATCGTGTGAATGATTTTTTATAATATATAATATCATTTCGTTGTGACTATTCCACAAATCAATGATATTCATTACACCTCGCATCGCATCAAGTGTCGTATCTCGGCGATATGACGCATAATAACATTCATCCACCCGGGGGAAAAAAAGCGGTGTTCCTGCGACAGGTTGGCGTTTAATGATGAGATTCGGGTGTGTCGATAGCGATACATATATATCGTTCTCGCAGTCCGCGTCACGGACGACCAATATAACAATATTATTATTTGCGAGATTGGTCTTGATAACATCAGTGAGATACGCCGACGACGCGGATCCGGATCCCCCGTCGCTGTATACAACAATGACTTTTGATGCCGGCGTCGGAAGCGGGATTGTCGTCCTCCATATATCCCGAGACCATTCACGTTCTGGGCGGTCGTGTGTATCATTACGTGCAAGGATTGCGGGATATATGTGGGGTGTGATACCGTGTGCATTCATTTGACAGTATAAACTGTGTGTATCTTTCGGAAAACATGTTCCACCAAATCCACGCCGTCCATCCGGTCCCGGAACCTGGAAATGCGATGTTCCCATCCGAGCATCCTGTTTCGCCATTGTGGCGACAGTTTCATAATCGGTATTGGTTGCGCCGCAGAAATCGTAGAATTCGTTCATAATAGACACTTTGGCGGAAAGAAAACAGTTCTTCATTAGTTTCAGCATCTCAGCTTCATTTGTCTCGCAGTATACGACTGTAGGTGAATAAATCGAACCGTTTCGGTGACTTGTCCGAATAAGATTATTGATACGTTCTTGGAAGATATTTATCTCGGTGATGTCGACTGACGACGCCGACGCCGACGCCGATACAGGCAATCCGACAATCCATTCTTTCATTTGGCGAAAATCGGTTTCCCAATTCGCCTCTGTAAGGAACTCCGGCATAAAATAGCACCCATGTTTTGCCGAAAACCCGACTGGAACCGTGCTACGGATAATCTTGAATGGGTTTTTACACCGGGACAGTGTATCTTCAAGAATACGTGTATAACATGTCCCGTCGTGGTGAAGGGGGGTCGGAAGACAGAAAAAGAGGAGGTCGCATTCGCGGTCGAGGTCTTCGAGCTTGATACCTGGTGGAACGCACGCATCAGGGCGAATATCGTAGATATATACATCAATCGGCGTGAAATGCTCGTGTCGGAAAAAGGGGCGAAATGCGGAATCCGCGAGGGCGGTCGCGGTGGTGTCGACGGTCACGGAATCCGCGAGGGCGGTCGCGGTGGTGTCGGCCCATGGCGGTATTTCCGACCGTGTGGGCGACGACGTAGAATCCACGCCGTCCCGGTAATAATTCTTTATAAATATTTGTGTGGCTTTACCTACGAAGCCATTTCCAATAATTCCGATTCTCATTGGTTTGCTTGTGTGTGTGTGTGTGTGTAATAATCTATAATAACATCTAATGTTTAATATAGATTATTTTATCTTATCTCGGTAGCCGGTGGTCCGGCGCACAGCGGATGGAACCGTTAGTCATCCACGAAATTACCGGTGTCTATTCCGAACAGGTCGATAACCACGTCCGTCATATGTTGCATATAACTCATCTCGCTTCCGAGTTTTGTAGCAATCGAGTCCATAATCGATATTGTTACAAACAACCGATATAACGAGCGTTTAAACGTCAAATTATAGTTATTCAAAATGTAATTGACTGTATACAATTCATTGACGCCTATAAATTTTATTTCGGGCGTAGAGTAATCGACAATAATGGCGTGTAATTCACGATGTATTTTACAAAATACATCATCTGTTAATTTTACGGGGGTCATTGAGTTATTGCTATTCGGGGTAAGTTGTTCCGACATTTCATTCAATATTACGTCGATCATACGCTTATACTTTTTTTGGTATAAAAGCTTCGCTGATTTAAACAAAAGTTCCTGGTCGTTGCGAGTTAAATGGCCGATAATCCCGAAATCCAAAATACCGATTTTGTATACGGTGGCAGGCTCGGTGGCAGGCTCGGCGGCAGGCTCGGTGGCAGGCTCGGTGGCAGGCACCGCTTCTTTAATAAATAAAATATTGCCTGGATGGAGGTCACCATGATAAATAGAATTACAAAATGCGGCTTTCGCGTTAAACGATGCTAAAATTATACCGAACTTGTCATTATCTGCCGGTTCAATTTCTGTTATTTTTATACCGTCTATAAATTCCATCACAATGATATTCGAGTTAATTTTCTCGGTAAATTCGGAATAAGGTTCGGGGATTTTCACATACGTACAATCCTTCCAGCTTTTATAATATTGTTGGATATTCGTTACTTCTTTACGAAAGCAAACTTGGTCTTTCATTGAGACTATGTTTTGTAAAATAAGAGTTTCAATATTCAACGTTCGTATATAGGGAATATACTTGGTGAGTTTCGCAAATACGACGAGATTATTCATAGATCTACTGAAATTCGTGATGATATTATTGCGAAGGTATTTGATTGCGACATACCGACCGCTATCGGTGCCGTCGGTGCCGTCGGTGCCGTCGACGAACCGACCCTTAAAAATCAATGACATGAGACCAGATTTAATCGGTTTGCGATTATTCAATATTTGGATGGGTTTGTATGGATAACAATCCACCGCCTTGTGTTCGATTTCAATTAAATCCGCGTCAGTATATTCGTCGTCGGTATATTCGACATTATCTGTATAATCGCTAAAAAACTGGTTCAGTTCAGGAGATACAATATTCTTATTCGTCGCAAACGCCTGAAATATCTTAACATACATCATATTGATACCGGCGAGGCGTTTCGACACATCAATAATCGCATTTGTTTTCGATTTCCAGCCGGTTTTATATTTCAGGTATTCGGTACAACAAATATAACTTGAATGTAATGTGAAATAAAGCGCGGAAAACATCTCGTAAAAACTCATCTTTTTATAGTATTCTTGTGTCCTGGCGAAATAATCGTTTGTTTCGCTATATTCCGTGACGGAATCGGAGGTCGCATCCTCACCGGACTTTAATTGACCTTCTTGTTCCATATACTCGGATAGCAGGTCGTCGATTCCGTTCGAGTCGTTCATCGTGTTGTATAATATATATTGTATAATTCTAAATACATATTACACTAAAGATATAATATAACACTAAAGCAACCGCACACCGTCGCTCGCTCGTTCGCTCGTTATAATGTAAGATGTTCGACCGCAAATTTCAATCTCAAATACATCTTTTTAATCAGAAGACTTATCGCATTTTCCATCGTAACCGTAAGTTCTACTTCATTTTCTGGTTTTAATTTAAACATATGCAGAACCTGAATGTGGCAGGGTGTTAGTAGAATATACTTCTGGATATAAAGTGGATACTCGATGAGTTTGTATTTTTGTTCAGACAGTTGCGTATGATTTTCATACGGAATACTCTTACTTGTAAAATTGATTTCAGTTGTTCCATTCCCCGCAAAGCGTTTATTGATTTTCGTATGAACATACATGTATGTCTTAAATCCGCCTAAATCACCGCCAAAATCCTTGAAAATGTACAGAATATTGTATTCTGTGTTATCGGGTGCGTCCGACAATGGCCGGATTTCAATGGAATCAAAAATATCCTTATTCACCTCATATAATAGATTGTGTATCTTCACATTAATTAATGATATCATATCGAATCCGTTATTTTTATAAACATACTCTAGTGAAAACAGCTTCATATCTACATTTTTACGCAAAATCATATCATCCTTCGCACAAATCGTCTTGAAATTGTTGCTTCCGATAGATGAAGCCGCCATTTCGTATATATCATTAGGATTAACAAGCGTTTATATTGTTTATTTCTATAAATCAAGACTGACTGTATTACGTTCAGACCGTGGGCGGCGTTTCGATTTATGTGGCGTTGAATCGGCTGGGATATCGCCAAGATCTGTAACACTAATCAAATTCGCAAGGTCATTGCCGTTGCCACTGCTGTTGCTGTTGCTGCCGCCCATTCCAGACAATATGTTCGTAAGGGTCATATCCGCTGCGTTTCCGTTGCCCGCCAAAGAACCACTGGCGGATTGCTGAATATTAATCGTCTTGGTTTTAAGGCGAGACATCATATCCGATACATCGGCCGAAGGTCCGCGCATCTCTGGGCGACGCGACTTTTGTTCGTATGCACCGCCGAAGTCTTGATTTTGACTTTGGCGACCTGGACCCGATGAAGTGGGTGGCAATGCACCAGGGCGCATCGGGGGTGGAGGTGCCATCGGTCCTTTCGTTGCAATAGGCGCAGGAGGCGGGCGTTGTTGGACGTAAGGAGGTGGTTCGCGTCCGTTGCCGCCACCGCCACCGCCGCCGTTATTGCCATTACCGCCAATAATATCATTCATAAAATTACCGAATCCAGAGCCACGACCGCCTCCGCCGCCTCCTCCGCCTCCTCCTTGGCCGCCCATATTATTCGACATCGATGAAACGGCCGCCTGTGTGAACTGCTGCATAAGTTCGGGGTTTTGGCGCATAATATCATCCATCCCAGGAAGCGCGGATTTAAACATCGTATTTGTCATGTGAAGCATAATCGCGCTTCCGCCCAACTGGAACAAGAGTTTCAATTCAGGCGACATCTTCGCTTTGGACTTGTATTTTTCGTGAAGTTCACCGAAAATCTCATCATACTCGCCTAAATTCTCGTTCATTTGCTCCGACCATCCGTCCAATTTCAGGTCAAACGGATCGAATTTATTATTCAGAAACTCTAATCCAGTAATACATGCGAGAAGCATCTTGCCCTGGAATTTCACACTATTATGGCGCTCACGTTCCTCTATCTGTGTATCATATTCACCTTTCATCTCCGCATACGAAGAATCCATCGAATATCGCTTTGACAGCGTGACGCCCTTCTGTTCGAGCTCCTCCAATTTACGAAGAAGCTTGAATTTTTCTTTCAACATCTCGTCTTTGGACAATTGCGGGGTAGGGTCGACATTTGCGTCTGGGTCCAGTGGAATATTATTGAACTTGCCATACCCATCCCATGTACGATTATCAGTATCGGTATTCGATGTGGATGAACCTAGTTTAATGCCGTGGCCGCCGCCGCCATTGTCGCCACCGCCGCCGCCACCGCTGGCACCGCTGGCACCGCCGTCATCCGACCTGCCGATATTGAATATATTGCCGAAAAGGCCGCCGCCGCTTCCCGCCGCTTCCGCCGCTGCTGCGGATGTCGACGATGAAGACCGACGATTACTCAAATCGTTGAGCTCGTTTTCAAGGTCAGCCAATTCACCTAAATCAATATCGCCACTACCGCCGCCATTTTTACGCCCGGAATCGCCACCTTTGAACTTATCGTTCATGAGCAATTCAATACCACCGCCGAAATTACTCACGGTTTTGCTTCCGCCGCCGCCGAGAGTAAAAGTCGGAATATTATCTAAATCCCCCAAATCAATAACTTCTGCCATTTCGTTTGTTCTTCAATAGATTACAGATAAAACAATCTTTATACTGAAATAAACGTCAAATATTTAAATGTTATTGTATGATTACAATAGATACAATAATATTGTGCGCTTACCGCACGTGATTACACCCCCAGCAAATACACCCGCCATAATCCCTGTAAAAAACAATCCGCTAAATCGTCCTTCTTCTTGTGTTTTTCAAACATCGGCATCCAACTAGCGTATGGGGTGCCAATCGTGCCACCGAGAGAACGACAAATCGAAATCCCCGACTTTTTACGGTCGCTATATGTCGATGCGTCTACGAATGATGAGATATCCAATGCGGAATCAGTGAATAGCTTCAATTTACATGATGCGGATATAAATTCGATTTCTGGGACATCCTTCATAATAAAATATTGGGTAATCATGCCTTGTAGTGTTTTCATCCGGGATGCCAGTGTACTGATTTGATTCTCAACAATCATCATATCGATGGGTCCGTCGATACTCGACAGTAGAATATCCAGATGTTTCATCAGGTTTCGTCCGTAGGTGATTAAATCCAGGTCATGCGCATAGGTATAGTTTGGTTTTTTGAACCCTCCCCCCGCCGTTGGCGCCGCTGCTGCCGTGCCGGCGCCGCCCTCGTGACTGCTGGCACAGTAATTCAAATACTTACTTTCATCAAACGGCTCTACATAATCTCTCGACAACGTGTTTTTAATCTCTTGGATAAGGTCGGCTTTCCTGAGTTTCACGCCGGCGGTGGCGGCGGTGGAGGCGGTGGAGGCGGTCGCGGTCGCAGCAGAGGCAGACACCGGGTCACATGTCACAACGACCTGTTTCCGAATATCCATCAACTCGTCTAACTTCTTCTTACTTAATAGGTCGGGTTTGCGTTTCAGGGGTAAAATCTCTCGACATGGTATTTTATATTTGGATTTCTCGGCACATTTCAAGCAGTATAATTTCGCATTATTATGCGAATGGGTCGTGGCCGTGGCCGTGGCCGCTCCTGCCATTACTGGCAGGAACATAAACTTCGCTTGTTTTGTATCATTATCACATGTCTTCTTCGGGGCGGGTTCTGCGGCAACCAGCGGCGCATCGGTGGGTTCGAATCGCAAATCAATGACATCCCATCTCTCGATGTGTAGATTTTGAAGTAGGTTGTCGAGAGATTGTTGGTTGAAGTTTGTCACGGACGGAGGCGGTGCCTGCGACGACACGGCGGGCGGGTCCGGGATTGTAATAATACAATATGCGAGGTTTTTCATACCTACATCAAAACTTATGATGCGCATTCTGGTGCGATGTAATAATGGAATAATATAATGTAATAATAATGTATTAATAATACATGATTATATGTTTAATATATCTTACAGGCCGTGATGATTAGCGACGCTGCTGCTGCGAAAATGCCAGCAATTGTTCCTGTGTGATTTCCGGCGCAACCATGCGTGCTTGAAGTTGTTCTCTCGAGAGATACATGTCCTTCAAATCACTCTGGACGTATCCGAATGGTTCTCTCGTATCCATGACGGACGCATACATAAACGGCGTATTCGGCTGATTGGCTTCCACCTCGAATGAACCGTGCCCCGACATATTCACAGCATCGATGCTGTTTATTTTCATTACATTATCTGCGTTATGTGTTAAATACTTGCGATAATCCCAGTTGGATTGGATATTTTCCGCCTTGCGAATCGATGCGTTTACGGCATTACCAGGCTGCCACCCGGAAAAATTGCGTCCATCGTTCATTAACGGCGGGAAGTCAAAATATACATTATGACTGGAACTATAATTCTTGGCCCATTGTGGTTGTGATGACATAATATTATGTTATAATGAGAATAAAATATTACGTTATTCCTGTAACAATTGAATGAGTTCAGGCTTTTTCAATTTCTGGAGATTGGTGATTTTGTCGTGTTGACCCTTATATTTCTCCTTAAGTAATGCGCGGAGTTCAATAACCGACAACCCCTGGAAAGACGCGGACGCGGACGCGGACGCGGAACTAGATATATGTGACGTGAAGTGGGGGTCTGTGTCTACCTCATGGTCTTCAGCGTTTTTATTCAACAAAGATAAAACATCGATTGTATCTGTCGACATAGACGACGTATCAGGGCTTGTTCCTAAATCGACAGTAATTGTTTTTATTTCGCTGGTCTCTATGGGTAACTCAGCCACAGGTTCTTCGGGAGATGATTCATCAATTACAGTCACCGACTCGATGTCCAGTTCGTTAATGTTATTATTATTATTATTATTATCCGTTGGCAATGAAATCTCAATATGCTTGACCTCATGAATATCGTTATCGCGTTCGATTTCGCATTCGATATCGCTTCCGCTGTCGTCGCTGTCGCTGCTCTCGCTGTCACTGCTCTCGCTGTCGCCGCTCTCGCTTCCTTCGCTGCTCTCGCTGTCGCCGCTTTCATCCGATGTCGTATCCTCACTGTCCGACGATATTGCGATTAATGCGCTACGCTGTTTATTCGGTGCTTCATACATAACGGTATCCATATGAATATGCTTGTTATGGTCATCAAACACTTCCTCTGGTTCAGAACCACCCGTTTGTGCCTGGTGCTGCGGCTGCGACTGCGACTGCGGATGTGCGTGCCTAAAAACGATGCTCTGTAGCCCCTGAATGTCATACGACGATTCTTCTATATATTGCTGTAAAATAAGCGCTTGTTCTTTTTGCGAATGTTCTAAAATGGTGAATCGGACCTTCATATACTGATACATGGCGAATACCAGAATAGAACAAACGGCTAAACTAACAATAATGGTTAAAAAACTCAATTCGCCCATTCTCTCGATGTGTATGATTTAATATAATAATCCGCGATGAAATATTCGGTAAATAAACGGAATAGAATGTATTTGAATGTATATCGTTGGGTTTATGTTGTTATTACAAAATTATGCTTAAGTTTGGGTTATAACTATAATGTATAAAGGTATATCTCTGGAAAATATTCGATGCGAATCGAATATTTTTGTTTAAAAAAGTCCTGGTTGGAACCGGTCGATTTGGTCGTTGAAGAGACTTTTCAGCGAAAAATATTCCGTTTGAAATTAGAAAAATTAGAAAAATTAGAAATATCATAGATTCAAAAGTTCCATAGGATACCTACGGATTTCATCCGTTAACTTATAAAACTCCAGAAAATATTCCCTTTGAAATTAGAAAAAAATCAACCAACACCCCCAATGGGGGGTGGCTACCCACCCATCCCTGACACCCCTAAAAACGGACATGTTGCGTAAAGCGTTACACTTTAGGCAACATGTACGCAACATGTCCAAGAATGTCCTTTTTCGCATATGCGCCGGAGACTTTTGAAACACGAAAATCGCGTGTTTTGTGACTGACCAGTCACAACTTTTTTGAATCGGTTGAAAAAATTGTGACTGTAATTTTTAGACCCCCGGCGGCTCGTCCAACCGCCGAGGTTCTAATATTGGACATTTATATAGACCGCGCGATTTAGGCAACACATTACGCAAGACTGAAAAACGCATTATGTTCTACTGTGATACGTGTGACATCAAAACCAATAACAAGTTTGATTTTAATCGCCATCTTGTATCACCAAAGCATCAACGGTTATGTTCCGAGAACGTCAAATGTAAAAATTACATCCACAGTCTCATTTCAGGCGGTTCGGGCGGTTCGGGCGGTTCGGCCGCCAAAAGCATCCCCCAAAAACCGACCTCCGAAATTTGCGATGTGCCGACCCCCCAAAAAACACCCATCAATGAAGTGATTCAAATCAACCTCCACGAAGAAGACGATGAAAACAACGTGGTTTATCACGCCGGCGTCGACCCCGGAGGTCACGTGACCGGTGGTCACGTGACCGGTGGTCACGTGACTAACTCCGACCCTACAGGTCACGTGACAGGTGGTCACGTGACTAACTCCGACCCTACAGGTCACGTGACTAACGCCGCCGCGGCCTACGAATGTAAATACTGTAAACGCCCCTATATCAACCGAACCGGATTATGGCGGCATAATAAGAAATTCGGGGCTTCGTGTGTATTGAAGATAATGGAGGAATCCAAACTTGAAAATACGGCGGAACTGAAGAACATGATAAATACGATGATGCATATGAACCATGAATTCAAGACGCAGATATTGGATTTATATAAAACCGCGGCTGCCGCAGCGGCGTCTACGGCGATAACAAACAATAACAATAATACAAACAATATGAATAATTGTTACAATCAGACATTCAATATGAATCTATTTCTTAATGAGCAATGTAAAGACGCGATGAATATGAAGGATTTCGTGAATTCGATTCAATTGGATACAGACGACCTGGAAAGTGTGGGGAAGCTCGGGTATGTCGAAGGAATGTCGAATATTCTTATAACCAATCTGAATAAAACCGAACTACATAAACGCCCGGTCCATTGTAGCGATATCAAACGAGAGACACTATACGTCAAAGACGCGGATAAATGGGAGCGTGAAGGGCCCGACCATGCGAAAATGGTGAATGCGGTGCTTGCGGTAGAACATAAAAATGTGAGTTTGATGGGGGAGTGGGCGGCGCGTCATCCGCGGTGTATGGATAGTAATTCGAAAGAGAACGCACAGTATTTCAAATTATCGAAGACGGTTACGGATGGAGCCCAGGAAGGGAATATATCCAAGATTATAAAGCGCGTTGCGAAGAATGTTCTCATCGATAAAGGGGGTGCTGCTCAGTGCGATGAGCAACATATTGAAAAGGTTTAAACACGTAACTCCGAATTATGTAGTTACGTATTTATTGTTATAATGGACGTTGCTCCCGCGGTCTCGACCATGGCAGGAATGATAAATTATCTGACTGTGTCGCTTTATCAAGGACAATTTACATACAATGACGAACAAGCCTGGGCGAGATTGAATGATATGTATGACCGCGTTTCCAAGACACCGACTGTCGCGCCGTCCGTATCGGACATTCGGGAGTTTTATAATAATATCGTGTTTTTGTGGCGGGTCACTGAAACAGATGACCCGGATTATGATAGGTATATGAGACAGTTGCGCCGTTATATTATCGCCAATAAATAACTAATATAAATCCAATTCGATATTATGATATTATAACACATATACAACGCGACCACAATGAAACTAAATTTTATAAAATTTTTATTTGGATGGAGTGAATGTACAACTTTTCCAAACGAACGTTGTATTCTCGTATTTTTACATACAAGTTATTGGGATATGTTCACATATTTGTTATACCGAATTTCGTCTTACGGTGAAAATTTATGTGTGCTCGTTCAACCCAAACTATCAAAATGGTACTATAAACCATTAACCTGGATTTGTAATTGTATTTATGCCCCTCCGAATTAGAACAAGAATAGCAATTCAATAGAACACATCGTGAATGAAATCAATAAAATACACGAGAAGGCAGCATTATGTATGTCACCGAAAGGAACTTGTAGTAAACGAGAGTGGCGATCTGGTTATTATTATATCGCAAAAAATTTGAATTGTAAAATATATCCATTATGTCTTGATTATTCAGCCCGTACAGCTATTATTGGCGACCCAGTTGACCCATCTATTGTCGATTTGGAACAAACCACACAATTACTACAGGAACAACTCAACAAACATTCAGTATTATATAGAGAATTAAGTGAAACCCCGATAAATGATGTCAACTATTGTCCATATGAAACATTATTACCGTTTGATTTTTGTGCGATAACCACATTATCCTTTTTACCGTGTGTTTTCACTTTATTGGCCAATGAACAATACTATAGAGGGTATGGGTGCCTTATTACAACATTATTTGCGTTCTATTATCATTTACAATGCGAAGGTTGTAATTATTCATACGATAAACTCCGGTTTTTTCAAAAAATAGAAGGAAACATGGCGAAATTATGTATTGTGACACACATTATGGAAAACTTGTATACATATGGAAGATTAGACCCGATTTTCTATATGTCATTGGTGATTGGACTATTTTTCTATACAAACGCAATTCCTCGCGGAACAAGCAAACAACGCGGTAAATATGCGATTTTTCATTCATTTTATCACATATTAACCGGAATTGCGGGATATTCACTGGCTACCCAGAAATCCATTTGATGAAATTATCCATTACGATCGATCAATAATCCGTCTCGCACTCTCCACGATCTCGATTGGATAATCAAGATCACGTAGAACCTTCAGACCTCCTTTGATGGTCGAAATCCCGTCCGCAATCTTATACAAATACTCACCCGTCAGGGGCGATACAGACATATGAAGATTTGTAATAGCCCCCGCGTTTCGTTTCTCCAGCAACTCGCACAACTCGATATAATGTGTTGTAAGAATCAGGTCGACATTGGGATTCTTCGATATGTAATCGATGTATCCGTATGCTGCTGCTACAGCCTCGTATGGATTCGTCCCTGAATAAAGCTCGTCGAAAATACAGAAATGGCGTCCCGCGGGATTGTCGATAATACAGCGCAGGATTTCCATACACCGGCGTGATTCGGCTTGGAAGAGACTATCGCGACCCGACGTATCTGGAATATTCAAGTAGCAGTGAAGGAAGTCATACGGGTTGATTTCTGCGCGTTCATAAAATCCGTACCCGATTTGTTGTGATAAAATAAGATTGAATAGCGTGGTCTTAATCACGGTGGTTTTACCCGCCGCATTCGGTCCTGTTATCACGAGTTGTTTATCAAGTGAAACGTCGTTGGCGACGACCGCCATATTATTATGATGTTCCTGAGCCTTCAATGGTGCGTATATCTGTGATGTTAGTTTTGTGACACCTGTTTTCTTGACAGTGACAGGCGGCGGTGCCGGCGATACAGCTTCCGTGACGGCGACCTCTTCCGTGGCTTCCTGGGCCTCGGTGGCCTCCTGAGCATCGACCTCGGTTGTCTCCGCAATCGGCGATAATGGCCGCGTGACGTCTGACTCCGTCTTCGCGTCCGTCTTCGTCTCGACAATCACAGGTGCCGTCGTCGCGACGAACGAGCACTTATTCATCATCCCGGATAAAACAATACTGCGGCACGCGGTCAAATGCTCCATATACGCATTAAATCCGAAACTGTATTCCAGCAGCTCATTCAAGTCGGTCTGTGAAAACAGCGAATAATAATTCTTCATTACATACCCGATTTGGAAGAACTTGGATACAGAAACCGAAAATGGCGAAATATCGGTGAGAGCCCTCGTCACCTCACACAGTAGTGTATATCTCCCGGAAAGTTCCTCGCGGAAAGGTTCATAGGATGAGAGATGGTATGTCTGGATGAGTTGTATCATATACGACATATTCACTCCCGTCGCTGTAAGATAGCCGTTGATGGTGTGAAGGTGTGTATGGACGAGCTTGATATTCTTGTAAAACCGAATACACGCCATCACATTTTGGTAAATCTGGATTCCGTAAAACACCACCGACATCAATATATACATTTTTTGTTCTATCGATACTTCGCTAAAATTGCTTAAAATACGTCCGACTGAGTGTTGGCTGATAAGCGTCTTCAAAATATCGATGTATTCCGATACACTCACGCTCAACCCGCGCATCAACAGCACGAAAAAAGGGATAATCAATACGATAATCGGCGTAAGCAACGCAATAACAGGAGATGAAATGTTGTACAGACTTAAGAATTGGAGGAACGACGACGAAGTATTCAATTTCGCGAGAAATGGTGTTTCAACGTAACTGAATTTCTCTTTGAAATCTGTGATTTTACCGGTTCCGCGAAAGCTGGTCCAGGTCTCTTTCATCGTGGAGAATGCCTCGACGCTGCCGGCGTGTCCTGTATTCTGTGCGATATTGCGTTCCAGCAGTTCGTTGTCAAACATCTCTAGTAGAGTTTGGGTGTTTTTCAGATACGCAATATCAGTTGTATAATATTTGCTCCAGATGGGCAAATAGTCCGTTCCGTATACGGATGTGGGGGAGAATACGTAGTGATATAGACCCTTCACGGCGTCGGTGTCCTCGGCGTCCTCGGCGGTCTCTGCGGTCTCTGCGGTCTTGGCGACGTCTGTGGCCTCGGCGGCCATGGCAACGGCCAGCTTCGGCTTCGGTTGTATCATTTCCAGGTCTTCAATAATCGTAGTCGGCAATTCGTGTAATTTCGCCGGGTCAGAATATGAAATAGGGTGCTTGAATACCGTGATACCTACCGCCGTTGCGGGTTTCGCGGCCTCCGCCGCCGCCGCCTTCGCGCCACCGCCAATCCCTAAATGTTCCATCAATAACGATTTTACTTGGTCAGGGTCGCGCGGCATTTCAGAAACAGATTCACGGACATCCGTAATCAACGAACAGACATTAAAAGAACACGACGACATAAGTATTTTATTTTTCGACTCTACAGTATAAAATGAATATATTCTTTCATTTTAAACCCTAATCAGGATTAGAATACTAATTCCAATGACGCCCGCATCTTAAATCCCCTCCATAAAGTTCACCGGCAACTCCGTAATAATCGTCCCGTAATACATCTCAATCTCCTTCTTGATACGCATATCGCGACGAGTCACGAAACTGATACCGACACCCTTGCGTCCCCAGCGTCCCGAACGACCGATACGGTGGAGATAAATATGGACATCCTGCGGCATATCGAAATTAATCACCGTGCTGACCTGCTGAATATCAATACCACGCGCGGTCACATTCGACGAAATGAGGACACGATGAACCCCCGCCTTGAAATCCTGATACGCCTTATCGCGGTCTCCCTTCTCCATCCCGCTGTGAATACAGCAAACGGGGAAACCGTCAAAAAGCATCGCCTCGTGGAGATCGGCGACACGCTTCGTGGAATTACAGAAGATAATACATTGTGAAACGGAAATCGTCTTAAACAGGTCCTTCAACGTCAAATATTTCTGGACGTCGTCGTCGAGTGCGACATAATGCTGCTGGATACCCTCCAGTGTCAACTGCTCCGCCTTGACCTGGATATTCACGGGCGAACGCATAAACTTCTCGGTCAGTGTATACAATTCAGGCGGCATCGTTGCGCTAAAGAGGACAACCTGGATATCCGACGGCATAAACTGGAAAATGTTATAGATTTGGTCGTTGAAGCCTGCGGAAAGCATCTCGTCGGCCTCATCCAACACCAGCATGTGGACGTTTGAGGCCTGGATGTGATTACGACGAATCATGTCGAAAACACGACCGGGGCAACCCACGATAATATGGGGCGCGGATTTACGCAAATCGGTGGCATCGTCGGCGGTGGAAGTGCCGCCAACAAGCAGACGCAATGTAAGACCCGTCATCATACTTCCGATACTGGAAATGACATCGTAGATTTGTTTAGCGAGCTCGCGGGTGGGGGCGAGAATAAGGGCCTGGGTCTTGGATTTCGTGACATCGATGCTTTGAAGTGCTGCGACCGTGAAAGCACCGGTCTTCCCCGTTCCTGACTGAGCCTGCGCGATAACGTCGCGTTTCTGGATGATGGATAATATGGATTTTTGCTGAATGTGACTTGGCTTTTCGAAACCGTAGGCGTAAATGCCGCGGAGAAGGTTGGGGGGGATTTCGTCGAGATCTTCCCATTCCTTGAATTCGGGATACGAAGCTGCTCTAGCAGCGGAGTCAGTGGAGGCGAAGCCGGAACCGGAGGCGAAGCCGGAACCAGAGTCAGTGGAGGCGAAGCCGGAACCGGAACCGGAACCAGAGGCGAAGCCGGCGGCGGAGGGCGTGATTGGATTATCGTCGGTGGATGACATTGATGTCGATAAGTAGGTGAAGAAAAAGGTCGGATATGTCTAATAATGATAGCAGGATATATTTAAGTCTTGTTTGAAACGTTCCGGGTATGATTGACAGGGCGTGTTTTTATTGGTGTGAATTGAACTGTTGCGATGGTGGATAATATAGTGGTGTATTAATTTAGAGTATTTGATTTAGTAGGAATTAATGAACATGTAAATTTCTTTTGCGCGTATAATATATAAATTAGTAGTATGAGTCGTGAGAATGGGGGTGAAATGAACCGGCGGGTATTTGGTACTCGGGGTGATGATAATTGGGGGGGGAAGATGATTGGGAAGCAGAAAAGAGGAGAACGGCAGATTATTATAAGAAAGCTGAAGCTAATGAACGTGATGAACGTACCAAGCTCCAAGCAAGACCGCGTGCGCCCGTCATTTTGACAGATCCTTTATATGTTAATAATGATGATGATATGGAATGTGCAAGAATCATCAAAATAAACATGGATACAGATCCCCCTATGTTGACCGTTAAAAACATGTACGAACCACGAGAGATATCAATTCCAGCGACATCGCTTACCCTTTTCTTTTGTACAGGGTTTACTAAACCTGATAAACATAAAAATAGTTGGCCTATATATAAAAAATTACCCTATACTGACAAAGCTACATTTAAAAAAAATATGAATGAAGCGAAATACGATATGAAAGAAGATGCGAAATTAGAACAGAGAGAACACTCGGTGTATGTAGTTTTTAATGATGAAATGAAACATAATCTTGATGTTGCTGTTGGACTTAAAGGTGGCGGCACCCGTCGCAAATCCAAAAAGGTAAAGAAAATCCGTAAATCCCGTAAAACCCGCAAAAGCCGCAAATCAATTAAGAACCGCAAAACAAAACATTCTAAAAAATAAAGTGCGTTTATAACACAACTCTTCTTGTATAATACTTGAACGTTAGAATAATAAAATTGAAATGCTTTTTTACAATCATCACCAATAACAGTCGTATCGAATCAAATGAATTCCTCCGCCAGAACCGTCACGCGTTCCAGACCCGCCACCACCAACAGCAATGCCGCCATTCGTGCCAGAGAAGCCATGACGGCCCGAGCATTCGCCAAGGCCCTACAAATTGAAGCATGCGATTCAGCCCGGAATAGAACAATGTGGAATCGGCTGATGTCCGTCGTCGCCGTCGCTGTCGCCGCCGCCGAGTAATTCAAATATTTTCCCGAGTGTCGCAATCATATCCAATACGTAAAATTGATATAAAACATACCTATATAATATAATAGACGCATAAACGTTTGTTGTATTATATATCCAACCCACCACGTGTTCTTCCATGGCAAAAATTACCCACCGTTACGACCTTCCTGATTATGCTGCGTTTATGAATATGGGTTTTGACCTGAAATTGGCCGATGATGTATTAAAATCCGTGTCCGAGTTGGCTGATTTGGTAGGTGCACCTACATATGTGAAAACACCGGTGTTTCCCGTTCGGTCGGAGCTCGGGAGTAGTGCAGGCACAGGCACGAGTGACGCTGCCGCTGCCGCTGCCGGTGCCACTACCGGATATCATATCGCCGGAAGCAGTGCCAATACATTTCAGAGCCGTATTGGCAGCAACGGCGGCGGAGACACATTTATTACACGACAGTCGTCGTCGTCGTCGGTGCACGGCGGAAACGGCGGCACCGGCGGCACTACAATCACGCGCCAGCGAAACGCGTCACAGCAAATCCCGAATAGCGAGTGGGAGACAATCCTCGCATTCCAAAAGACCGAGATTCAAAAGAAGGAAGGTATCGAATTGAGTATTGACAATATTCGGTCGTATCTTAACAAACTCACCGACAAGACGTATACGGCGATGTTATCGAATATTCTGAAAGAAATCGCGGCGCTCTTCACGGCATCCACCGATGATAAATCAGAAGAGCACAATACTGTCGCGGTGATGAACCGGATTGCGTCGTCGATATTCACAACCGCGAGCTCTAACTCATTCTATTCGGAGATTTACGCGCGCCTGTTTCGCGACCTTATGGCAGAATACGCAGTATTTCGCGAAGTGTTCGAAAAGAATCTAGCGTCGTTTATGTCGCTGTTTGAGACGATTGAATACTGCGACCCGAAGAAGAATTACGACAAGTTCTGCGACATCAATAAGGCCAATGAAAAGCGGAAGGCGATGTCGCTCTTTATCGTGAATTTGATGAAGAACGGAATTGTGGAGAAGACACATGTCCTCGCAATCATGCGGCAGATTCAGGAGCTGATGTATACGAATATGCGGCAGGAGGGGAAGACCAACGAAGTAGATGAACTCGCGGAGAATCTGTATATTATGGTAAAGCACAGCCACTCCGTACTCAAGACGGCCGACGCGGAGGTGGCCGAGTTGTTCGCACAGCGCCTGGAGCAAATCGTCGAGATTTCCAAACTGAAGATTAAGTCCAAACCAAGTATTACGAACAAGACTATCTTTAAGCATCTGGATATGCTGGATGAGATATCGGGGAAATCAAAGAAGTAAACGGTATACGGTATACGGTATACGGTATACGGTAAACAAATATAGAGGGTCAGTCATGTATATAATTACTAGTAGAGCAATGCCGCCGCCTCATCCGCCCTCAAAATTGAAGTTCGTGGTTTCATTTACGACCAGCCCGACACGTATCGGGAAATGCGGACCGATGATTCACAGTATATTAGACCAAACACGCAAACCGGACTTATTTTTATTGAATATACCGGAAAAGTTCGCGCGAACAGGTGAAACGTACGACATTCCGAAATATATCCGGAAATCTCTTACCGTGAACAAGGTCACCACAGATTATGGGCCTGCTACGAAAATCCTGCCCGCCGTTGTGTATCTACAGGCCCAGGCCCAGGCCCAGGCCCAGGCACAGGCATTCGACCCCGCCACCACCCGGATTATTTACCTGGATGATGATATTGCGTATCCCCTCAAAATGATTGAATCCTACGAAAAAATGATTGCGCCGGGGGACAATAATGTATGGACGGCGACAGGATTCGATTTCGTGAATCTGGAGTTACACGGGAAACGCGCAAACAAAGACACCGCCACAATCGCGGAAGGGTATGGGTCGGTTTGTGTACCGTTGAAGACATTCGGCGACGATTTTATGGAATATATGACGCGATATACCGCCATCGACAACCAGATATGCCGTCTCTCGGATGACGTCATTTTAAGCAATTATTATCATAAACAACGGGTCGGTATTAACATCCTCAATGTGCCTGGATTCTTATCGATTACGGATATGTGGAGTAACAAAAATATCCTGGATTACGGGAATGAAGACGACGCACTTCATTTGGGCGCAAGCGGCACATCGGATAATAATGTCGATCGGTATAAGCGCGTGATTACGGCGCTGAATAAGGCGAAAGACCGGCATTTTAAATTGGCGTTTATTACAGCGACGGCGGGGACGGAGACGAAGACGATACTTTACAAGTAACGCGCGACAGGCGACAGGCGAGACGCGCGGGAAGTGTGTAATTATTATTTATAGGTATATAATAACTACGCAGGCAATGGTGAAATCAAAACTCAACACAAATATCAATTATCGCGAACATTCGCATTTAGAAGAAGAAGATTTCAAGTATAATACACCGTTATTCAATTTGAAAATATTAGGTATTACTGTGATTATTGGTGTAGGACAATTGAACTACGATTTCTCGAAACGGTATACAGTGGTATACGTCCCGATTTATTTATTCAATGCGGAGACACAGTTTGTGAAACAAATTGGGGTATATGAGATGCCGTCCAATAACGTCAAAATGGACGAATCGGGCGACATAGATATCCATAAATTGACGCCGCTGTTATACGGGTTTGTGAATACGGAATTATTACGCAAATCTCTCGTGAAAGCGGGTGCGAGTGCCGCAGCCACGGCGACCCATACACAGACGAAGGCGGCGCAAGCAGCGAAGACCAAAGTAGAGACCGCTGAAATCAAGAAATCTCTCGCCGCGACAGCGACCCCGGCCGGGACAGCGACCGATGCGACTGGGAGCGACAGCGACAGCGACAGCGACAGCGACAGCGACGTCGACTACGGGGCGACATTCGGACTGGACGCACGGCAAAAACACCTATTGTCAGGCGCATCCATCCTCCCACTTCAAACAAAGGAACAATCCGAACTCGAGAGAAAACAATACAAGCACAATGCCAGCGACCTCTGGATCCAGAAGTATCTCCGAAATAAGTATTTCAACTTCATAGACAATGAAGGCGGCAGTGGTAGTGACAGTTTTTTCGCGGTGATTCGCGATGCTCTGCTTACACAAGGACGCACGACGACGATTCTTGAATTGCGTAAGCAGCTTTCGGATGAAGTGACGGATGATGTATTTCGCATATACCGAGAGAAATTCGCGCTCTATCACGGTATCGCACGAACCCAGACGCGTGAAACCAAAGAAATGGTGAATCATTATAACGACCTGAAACGTCGGATATCATCTATACACGACCGTGCACAACAACAACTCATGATTGGCGGTGCGAAGAAGCTGGTGATGGAGCATAATATGAAATTAGATGAAGTGAAATATACGAAACTGTTGGCGGGCCAGTATGATTATATGAAAGAAGTGCGGTCCACGCAGCAATTAAAAGAGCGGATGATGACGTCGCTTTATTGGCCGGATGCGTGGGGAGTGGCGACGATGGAGCGGGTATTGAATCTGAAATTCGTGTTTTTCTCGTCGAATGCGTATGAAACGGGGGATATTGATAATGTGCTTCAATGCGGCGGACCGGATACCATCGATGCTGCGATATTGAAACGCGGGGTGTTTGAACCGACCGCGTATATCTTAATCGATAAAGGGATTGTGATGACGATGGCGGGGGCGGGGCGGGGTGTGGGTGTGCAGACGATGGCGATGGAAGGGGGCGGCGGCAGGTCTCCTCGTTCACGGTCTAGGTCTCCACGGGCGGCGACGTCCACCACGGGGACGGGCACCGGCGGTTTCATTTCAAAAACCACGAACCGGAATACATACAAACTCATCACGTATAAAACACACGGTGTATTGGCATTTTCCGAATTGCCGTATGATATTAAATTACTAATTACGACCAAGTGCCTTGAAACGCAAGCAGGCGCATTTTGTTTTATCCCCCAATTTAAACTCTTCCAAAAAGAACTCGGAATACGTGCGGACGAATTACACAACACGAGTCTCGATGATTTATTGGAAGAAGTCCATACTGACGCGGGAAGTATCGGAAATCGCACTGGGTCGCATCTTTATACCCCGGATATCGTATTCCAGTTTTACGCGAAATCTAATCCGAACGCATTACCGGGTACAGGCCCCGGCGAGAAAATACCGGAACAAGACAAAATCCATTTCCAAAAACTGGCTACATTTGATAACTGGCGGCGTAAATTATCGAACTTCTGGAGTGAGCCATTTCAGTTGGACAGTCATACCTGGCAAAGCGTGGAACACTATTATCAAGGCAGTAAATTCAAAAACAATAACCGGGAATTCTACCTGAAATTCTCGCTGGATTCACGGTCGGAATTGTCGTCGGACCCCGTTCTTGCGAAAGCTGCGGGCAGTAAAAGCGGGAAATTGAAGCAGCACGATAGCCATATTCTTCGCCCCTCGCGGGTAACCATCGACCCCGATTTCTTCAATCATGGACGCAGTGAACGAGAGATGGAGAATGCGATATATGCGAAATTCTCTCAGAATAAAGGTCTTGCGGATATGTTATTGGCGACCAGGAACGCGAAACTTGTTCAATATGTCCGCGGTGGTCACCCGGTAGTGTTTCACCATTTAATACGGGTTCGGCATAAGTTGCGGACGAATGCTCGTTAACACACGCTATTCCACGCTAATCCACGCTTCGCTTGATAGCTCACAGGTTCGTTAATCTACGCGCTTCGCTTCGCTCGCATGCTCGATAGCTTCACAGGTTCGTTAATCTACGCGCTTCGCTTCGCTCGCATGCTCGATAGCTCGCTTCACTTCGTTTCGTTCGCTAACACACGCTAATCCACGCTTCGCTCGATAGCTCGCTAACACACGCTAAAATACGACGTGAAAAACCCTTGTAGCACCGCAAATATCAACATGATTACGATTATACGCACCCAGTCTTTATTTGACGGGTTGGTAAAATGAACCCCGCCACCATTTTTCGCATCGTGGTATTTACCGATATTATAATGAATCACATTTTCAATAAGATTCAATACAATGAAAATCAGAAAAGAAAATACGAAGATATCTAGTGTGCCTTTTTTGAAGTATTTCTTGTAGATGAGTCCGAACATATCGTATTATTGTATATTGAATATATAATATATAATAATACAATGCCCCCGAAATCTAAGACACCGTGGATCGAAGATGATATTCAACATGATACAGATAAACTACGTAAGTCTATTTCCGAGTTTGCGAGAGAATACCGCCCGCCGCGCCCAGGCTCAGGGTCGGGTGCTGGCCCGAACGAGAATAAAAACGCAACCAATGATTTCCTGAAACAGTTCTATGGTATTCTTGCGGAAAACGAACTCGAACTTTATAAACAGCTGACCGCGACGCAATGGACGACCGAACCCGATGGTAATTATATCGAAAAAATGACATTCAAAATATCAGAAATTAAGAATTCGGTGAATGATTTACCGCGACCGCGGATTCTCGATACACTGCGCCATCAATATGACTCCGGCGCAGGGCGGAAGGCCGGCAGTCATGGTGCTGCCGGCGACAGCGACGAGGACCGCTACATTCCCCGTGTCGTATATAAATATATCCGCGAAAAATCCGAATATTGTATTCGGTTTCAAACGACGATACATAAGCGCATTGTTTCATTGTATTTTATTACATTCCCCGAGTCGCATATTTCCGTATGCCACCGTGGCAGTGGCGGCAGTGGCGGCCATGGCAGCGTGTCGACGGCGTCTGTAGCATCAGCATCCAATTATATGTGCTCTACCGAAATCGCAATGTATCAACTTTACGCATATAAAGTATTCCTGTGGCTATCGATTGTGACCGCACTATCCGATAAGGAATGCTCCGGCAAATCTCTCGACGTATACTTTTATATGACACCATTTAAGAAGTTAGTCCCGGGTGCCTCGGCCGCCTCCTCGGCGGCGTTATCCGCAATCCACGTGAACACCGGTCTTACCCGTAATTGCGAAACCAACGGCGAAATTGTGATATACCGAACGGAAGAATGGTTCAAGGTGTTTATTCACGAATCCATGCATAACTTCAATATGGATTTCATCGACCTGGATTTATCCGCGGCCAACAAACGGCTCCGCGACACATTCTGTATCCCGCACGATGACGTCCTACTCTTCGAAACATATACGGAAACATGGGCGCGGATTATAAACACTATGTTTGAAACGTATTTCGACGCAAATATCCGCAATCAAACCGAGTTTATTCGGCATGTTCGAGAGAATCTCTCGGTGAACGCGCTATTTTATGCGTATCAGGCAGTAAAAGTCCTGGATGTGATGGACCTGAAATACGCACAAATCACCATCCTTTCACCGGAGAATATGGAGGTGTGTCGCAAACGATACGCAGAAGAGACGAATGTATATGCGTATTATATTTTAGGCGGTATTCTCTCGGTGTATGCGTTACCCTTTATATCCTGGTGCCGCGAGAATAATCACGCGAGCACGAGCACGAGCACGAGCACGAGCACGAGCGTCCCGCGCAAGTTATCAAGCGTCAAGTGTATTCGGTTTTCGCGAGATGGGGGGTCATCGGGAGAGGGCAGTAATCTAATCCGGTTTGTTGATTTTATACGTAGTGCGGCACGAGACCAAGTGTTTCTGGGGATGGTCGCATTTTGCGAAAAGAAGGCTCACGCGACGTCGTCGTCGTCGTCGTCGTCGTCGTCGCACGTATTACAAACCACGATGCGTATGACGCTATGACCCGATGGTATAAGTATTTCAATACCTGTAAAATTGAATATAAATGTTATTTTATGGATATAACGTATAGCCATCCATCGTTACTGTCTTGTCTATTCAATGTCATCATCTTCGAAGAACAATAACGTATATACCGCGACCGCGCCCCGCCCAGTCCCTCAAACAAGTATGGGTCGCCTGGTCGGTCTCACGGTCGACAATCCCAAGTATCACACGGCAGCTCCGAATGATTCATCGTGTTCGTCGCCCCCTCCTCATCTGATTCCTATTCGTGCCGCAGAATCGCAGGCTGCGTCGGCGGCGCATAACAACACCAACGACGAGCAAACGATGCTTTGGCGTAACGTCGCTACCCTGTTCGCCAGATGCGAACAAAATGACGCGGAAATACAAAAACAACGCGAGGATTATGACCCATGTATCGGCGAACTGAACCGCGTGACGGATGATTTATACCAAGAGACGCGCGATTTGAAGTGCCGCATCAGCGAAGTATCCACCGAGATGCTGGATGAAATGGACTCGAAACTCCGCCAAATGAAGAAACAGACGCGGAAGTATGTTTCCAAGAAGGTCAATAAGACCAAACAGACGACTTCGGGTGCGGCATTCGACGCGGATATGGAGGTATTCAAATATGTCGATACTGTCCGCAAGGAGTTCGTCGATACGAACTCGCAGTTGAAGGAGGAGTTGTTGACACTTCGTCAAGAAATACACGAAGAACACTCCGACCTCAATGACACTTATTACCGCGATTACAAAATGTTCCTCCAACGCGAAGATGAGATGATGGCAAAATTGGACGCTGCCGTGAAAATGAATGAGGCCACCAATCAGCGGATGAAAGACATGGAGGAGTTCTTTATGAAGCAAATCCAACAAGCACGTAATTATGCGGATACACACGTCGCGGGTGATTTGCGTGAGGAGTTCTCGGCCGCGATTTGCCGCGAGGTCGCATTTGAGAGCAAGGTGAGTGCGGAACTGGTCCAAGGCGTCCACAATGAATTGACCGACGTTATCACCCGGTCCAACGAGTATCATTCCGCACGGTATTTCGGGACAGTGGAGGATGTCAATCAATTGCGTGAAACATGCCAGACACTGAAGCAGAGTATCGGGATGGTGGATGCTGAATTGTCGGATACGAAGGAAATTGTTGAATTCCTGAAGGATGAGGTGGGTCAGGCGACGAACACCGTCGATGAAATGACATATACGGTGGCAGAGATAAATACAGCTATTGTGAAACAAAAGGAGGAGATTTACAATGAAATGGACGGTGATTATTATGATATGAAGGATTATGTGAAACGTCGCATCCAAAGACACGTGCGTCATTCTCACCAAAAGACTCCTGCTGCTGCCGCCGCCGCCGCCGCCGCTGCCGCGTCCGAACCTACGGACGCGATTTCGATGATTGTCTCTGAATACGCCGAAGCAGCGGATGCCGATGCCGAAGCCGCAGCCGAAGACGAGAATGTTATCATTATGGATGACACGTGTTTCATCAGTGACGACGACGAGGAAGGTAGAAACTGTACGAATATAACACATACGTAATTCTATGAATTGAGTGAATGATTTCGAGCCAATAATTTTTTATCATAAAAATTTATGTTGATTATAATCAACATAAAATTGAACAGAATAGTATCATGGTCAGCACATCACACAGCAACAGCGATGGGAATCAGAAACCTAAATCGATTTATTCAAACGAAATGTCCGACCACAGCGTCGAGGATACATCTAGAGCAATTACGCGGAAAGAAAATCGCGGTAGATACGAGCATTTACATGTATCGTTTTGCCGGCGAAAACGCGCTGCTTGAGAATATGTATTTGATGGCGTCGTTGTTTCGGCATTATAATATCCACGCGGTCTTCGTGTTTGATGGCATGCCACCTCCGCAAAAAACCGAACTCATTGAAAGCCGCCGACGAAAGAAAGACCAAGCCAAGCAGCAATACAATATTGTAGCCGACCAATTGAAACAATGCCAACGAACCCAGTATTACAATCCCGAAATCGCCGAAATCGAAGAAACAATGACGCAGTTACGAAAGAGGTTCGCACGTTTACGCGAAGGCGACATCGACAATGTGAAGGAACTGCTCGTTAGTTTCGGGTTCGCGATTATCGACGCTGAAGGCGAAGCGGATGTAGTATGCGCGAGGCTGGCGATAAAAAAACGCGTCTACGCGTGCCTCAGCGATGACACAGATATGTTCGTTTATGGCTGTCCGGTCATATTACGACACATCAGTTTATTAAATCACTCGGTTGTGAGTTATACGATGGCGGACATACTGGCAGAAATAGGCATAAGCCAGCACGAATTCAAGATGATGTGTGTCGTTAACGGCACAGACTACGACGCCGCCGCCGTCGCCGGCGGCACTGCTGTCAATGTCAATGTCAATGCCAGCGACCGTATATTCCACATATACGACCTAATGACGGAATTCAAACGCCTGTCGCCGAAAGAACAGAAGAAATACCAGGACGGCGGCGGATTTTATGATTGGATTGATGAACGTAAAAAAGGGGTCGTGAATAGCAGCGGCGTGATTTCGATGATGACAACCGAGGCGATGTTTGATACGTCATCGTCACCGTCACCGTATTCCGGCAATAACGCCGGGACAATCGACCAGCAGTATAAACAAATCGCAAACCGCGACGATATTTATAAAGACCGAATTATGGAAGTGATGAAGAAGGATGATTTCATATTCATATCGGATGAATCATCGCCATATAGTATTTGAATAATCGTAATAAAAATAAGACGTTTTTTGTTTCATTTTTATTTATAATATTCAGCGAGCCAGCGAACAGAGAAGCGCAAGAACGCGAGCACCATTTAGGCCTTGACAGCGACAGCAGCGGCACCACCAGCTGCAGCGGCAGGAACAGTCTTGGCGAAGTGAGCAGCCATGAACTTCTGAAGGTTGAAGTAAGTCAACTCCTCGCCCTTCTTCAGCTTCAGAAGCTTAAGAAGCTTGGCATCGGGGTTAATCTTGCGACCGTTGTCCTTATCCTGAAGCTTCTGGGCGCGAATGTAGGCATTCACTTCACGAGTAACTTCAGTTCGCGCAAGAACACTGCCCTCGGGTCTGCCGAGAAAAGCGGCCAACTCGTTGGAAATCAAGGTAGGCTTGACGAAACCAGAAGGCGCACGGTTAGCGTTGGTCTTGCGACGCTTGTTGGCCTTATTGGCGACACGAAGCTCGCGGGCGTGCTGGCGCTTGAGCTCGTTCACCTCGGAACGAATAGAAGTAATAAGCGATTGGGCACCCTGAAGCTTGCTCAAGACGCTCACGTAAAGAGCAGCAGAGACAGAACCCTCGACCTCGGCGACGGCAGCGGCAGCCTCGCCCTCAACAACGGGGGGGGTCACAACGGCAGCAGCCTCAGTGGCCTCAGAGGCAGCCTTGGAAGCAGCCTTGGGCTTGGCGACCTTGGTAACAGGAGCAGCAGCGGCGGCAGGAGCGACAGCGGCAGCAGGAGCGACCGCGACCGCGACAGGCGCAGCAGCAGAGGCGGAAGAAGAAGACGAAGAAGAAGCAGACTTGACCATGTTATCGGTTATACACTTATGAGTAAAGTCTTTTTAAGTTAGTTTCGGCACATTTTGCACATATTGATTTACAAAACCGCCTCATACAACCAAGGCAATGCATTTCGCGCATTTTGATTTACGATTGTCAACGTCGCCAATACATAAAACGCACCTAAACACTGGTCCTCTCGAGTCACACCACGTTTCACGATATTGTTGATAATCGACACAGCAATCGTCCGTAATTCAGAGTCATTTAATAAATTCACCACGTTCAAATTCACGCTGACATTATTTAACATGAAGGGATTTCCGTGAGGGGGGCAAATCCGATTCTTCATCTCTTGTGATAAGTTCGCACGATAATACCAGATGTCGTGAATATGACGAATGAACCTCAAAAACTCGGGACGCTGTAATGTTGTAAACCATTCCGAGTCGGAGTAATTTCCGAGCGTATTGATATGTTGGAAAAGACCGACAATATACAGTTCTTCCTGTTTTTCTCTCGATAGTGCGCGATTGTCTCTGCCTGTACCGCCGCCGCCGGCCGCCGCACCACCGTCGCCCCCCGCTGCGCCACTACTGTAGTCATACGAATCATCTTCGTTATCAACATCCTCCAATTTAATCGTTGTGCGAAACCGTAATAGGGTTCCGTATATTAACTTGTCATAGACGTTTTGAACGATTTTCACCGGCAGTAAATTCCGATTATATGGGTTGGTTATTTCGGGGAATGAATTCAGGATAAGATTGTATATCGACGCAATATGAAACCCGTATATTTTCCCGTCACGGTCGCGGAATGTGAATAGATTCTGGGGCGCGATATCTGTTAATTTATCAAACGTATAAAAATCCGTATCATTGACACAACTTTTCACGTGTAAATACCCCGGCCCGCTTAATAAACGATATTTAGCCGAAACGTATTGTCTAAATTTGCGTTGGATTTTAACGATGACATGGGATTGTCGCAGATGCGTATATACCCTAAGGGTTAATTCCGGTTTTGTGCCGGATTTTTTGATGCCGTAATGGACGCAAAGTGTGCGTAAATCCGTTAGAGTGTATTTCGTCGTTTTGACCTTTTCATATTCGCCGGTTTTCAATATAATAATATTGGACGGGGGTGGTTCGTCATCATAGGGCGACGGCGGCGGTCCCGGCGACGGACCGTCTTTAGACGTCATGGAAGAAGAATCGGTGTTTTCTACGTCTTCATTGAGCTTCATTTTCTTTCGAACCGGTGCAGCACCCGCGCCACTACCCGTGCCACTACCCGTGCCACTACCCGTGCCACTACCCGCATTACCGCTATATGCGATAGTTAATTCCGATGAACCCGGCATTTGGCGTTTCAGTTTCAGTTTTCGCAAATAGACTTTATCCGGATTGTTATACAATTTGAATTGTAACAACAATTGATATAATCTATGAATTTCTGATTTGTATGAGAGTGTCGCGGCAGCAGTGGTCGCCGCTGGCACAGCCGGAGGATTCGCATTCATTTAAGTATATATTAGTAAGGTATAATGTTTATTATGTTTTTTGCGAACACATAATAAAGATATTATGTTGTATTATAATATAAAACCATTATGCGTATATCAGCTTGTTTCCTTTTATGTCTTCTGTCTGCGTCACTCGTGAGCAGCATTCCTGTTGCGGAGGTTCCACCTCACCATGGCGGCGCATTCAACGTTTCAGAAGACGTAAATGACACCCACGACGTCCTTCATCCGGAGGTGGTCGTAGTGATTGCTGCGTCGGAACGCAAGTTGTTGCGACATGCCGTGTTTAAGCGTGCGCCCGCACCCGCACCGAAGCCTGCGCCGAGACCCGCGCCCGCGCCCGCACCGAAGCCTGCGCTAGTGATAAGGGTCGCCGCACCCGCACCGAAGCCCGCACCGAAGCCCGCACCGAAGCCCGCACCGAAGCCCGCACCGAAGCCCGCACCGACGCCCGCACCTACACCGAAGCCTACACCGAAGGCGACGCCCAAGCCGAC